TTATTTTATCAATCTCCGAAATACTTTCTTTCCCAACTGCACAACCTTTCCTTCTAGTTCTGTTATTGATGTAAACACATAATTAGGATCGGTTAATTTTTCACCATTTAATCGGACAGCTCCACCTTTAATTTGTCGCTGAGCGTCGCTACTGGTAGCACATATTCCTATTGCTGATAGAAGATAAAATGCCTTAGCTGGAAAATTAACACTAGAAAGAGAATTCTCAGGAACATTAACGAGATCTACATTTTGATTCCCATTATTACAAACTAACTGAACAGCATTCTTCTGTGCCATTTTTGCTACATCTTCACCGTGGAAGTTGCTAGTTATATCTAACGCCATTATTTTCTGGCGTTCACGGGGATTTTCTGGTAATTCTTTAAGATTGAAATCGGTTAATAATGTAATATAATCGTCCACTAATGCATCGGGCACTTTTTCTAGCTTTGAATACATCGAGAGCGGGTCTTCCCGCAGGCCCACCGTATTGCCCAGGCTCTTGCTCATCTTCTGCACGCCATCGGTGCCCGGCAAAATCGGCAGCAGCATCCCGAATTGCGGGCGCTGGCCGAAGTGGCGCTGCAGATCGCGGCCCATCGCCACGTTGAACTTCTGATCCGTGCCGCCCAGTTCCACGTCCGCTTCGATCGCCACCGAGTCATACCCCTGCAGCAGCGGGTAGAGGAATTCATGCAAGGAAATCGGTGTGCCGTTGCCGTAGCGGTTCGCGAAATCCTCCTTCGCCAGCATCTGGCCCACCGTGCTCGTGCCCAGCAGCTCAATCACCTGCGGTAGATCCAGGCCCGCCAGCCATTCACTGTTGCGGCGCACCTCCAGCCGGCCCGGAGTTTCGAAATCCAGCAACGCTCGCTCGCGTGGTTGGCCCAGGCCCAATTGCACCAGATAGGTTTCCGCATACGCCTCCACCTCCGCCGCGCTCAGCTGCACCCGCGTAGCGCTCTTGCCCGTGGGATCGCCGATGCGGGCGGTGAAATCCCCCAGGATCAGCACCGCCGTATGGCCCGCATCCTGAAACGCCCGCAGGCGGCGGAACAGAATTGAATGGCCCAGATGAATATCACTACCTGTAGGATCAATGCCCAGTTTCACCCGCAGAGGTTGATCCGTTTGATCTAACCGTTCAGCTAGACCATCCTCAGGAAACAGATCCACCATTCCCCGCCGAATCCAATCTGGTAGTTGTGATTGTCGCCATTCTTTCATAATTATTCTAATCTTAAGTTGTTTTAAACATATCTGGAAACTGATCTGGTTTCAGCTCTATTACATCAAAACCAGATACATCTTCGGGATGAATGAGGTTAAGATCATTTATAATCATCCTAGATGGTTCATTAACAAAATAATAACCAAAATCATCTGCTGTTAGTAACTCATCATGTCGGTGTTTATTTGATATGAAGCCCACGTAAAAACTGATCTTATATACCCTCATATCTTTTCTATTAGACATCTCTTTTTCAATGTCTTCTTGTATATTCAATAATTCTTCATAAGATAATTCATTCAAATTAAGCTTGCTCATTAAATAACCTCTCAAATTCCGCTAAATAAGTTTCTTTTTTGTTTAATGGATGATCGTCATACCACTCACCGAGATCTCTTGATTCCATGGTAATCACTGTGGGATAAAGATCTTTTATGTTTTCTATTCTATAACGAATTTCTTCTTCTGATTGATAATCAATAACTTGTAGTATGATTTTATAAACTTTGGCATTCATTTGTTTTCAAATAATTTTTTTAGTCTGCTGTATTCTTTAAGATCTAATTCTTGTTGTTTGGTTTTTAACTGTTCTTCTTTCTTTTTTCGCTTTTCATATTCTTCATCTGTTTCCAATCTATTTCTACAGACTAATATTGCAGGATATTCACCAACATCATACATATGAGATATTGTAGTACAGCGTACTCTATCCCAACCTTGTTCTTTATATGATTGTAGTTGGGAAATAGCTGAATCAATATCAACATCCAAATCAATTATTTGCTCTTCATGGATCGTAATTCTACTAATTTTCTTCATGACCGCTCCATATAGTAATACCAGTTCCAAACATAAATCCACCCACCCAAAGAAACACGAGTCCATTGGGCAATAATCCAATAATAGTGAGTAACGATCCTGTGGTCATTACGATCATTGATGTTGTACGTTTATCCATAATTAATTTTAGTAGATGTGTTTTAGTTTTAATAGTTTTAATTCTTATGTACCTTTTACCTTTTCTATCGGATAATATTTTGCATCATAATAAGAAAATGTTTTTGTGAAGCTTCTTCATGAACATCATAATCCTCATCGGTCGCTAGTTGTTTTAATATTTTTGGTGGTGTGTTTGGATTTCTTGCTACAAACCTACGAACATAATCATCCTCATCGGTCGTTAGTAGTTCTAGTGCTTTTGATGGTGTGGATGGATCTATAGCTTGTTCAAATTTGTTCATAACGTCGCCAGATGTTCTTGAATTTTAAGATACTTTTTGATGTAGTGGGGAGTGTTTGGATTTCTTGCTACATCACAACGAACACAATAATACCTATCAGTAGCTAGAAGTTCTAGGGCTTTTGTTGGTGTGTTTGGATTTCTTGCTACATTCCAACGAACATAACAATACCTATCAGTAGCTAGAAGTTCTAGGGCTTTTGTTGGTGTGTTTGGATTTAGTGCTACACATTCACGAACACTAGAATCCTTTTCGGTTGCTAGTTGTTCTAGAACTTTTGGTGGTGTATATTTTGTTTTAGCGAGATAATAAAATAACTCATCTCTAAGTTCTTTAATAAGCCAGATCATAAGCGATGTTTCATCCAACTTGATCATTCTTGCATATCTGAACTGTTTTAATGCTCTTCGGTGTGACAGTTCATAAAGTGGCAATGAGAATATCTTTAAGAGTATTATAACGATTATGGTATTGTTCTACTATATGAGTCGGAGTCTTATCGTTAAATGTTGAATCACTTAAAATATTTTTTAGTCTGTGATATTCTTTTCGTTGTTGTTTGAGCAATTTAGCTTTTTGTCTTTGTTCTAACTCTCTTTTTTGTCGTTCATCTCTTTGACGTTCAAGCTCAAGTCGCTCTTGAGATTCTTCTTCGGTCTCAGGACGAAGAGTATGAAGTTCAATAAAACCCTCACGATCAGTTGTATATTTTTCAAATCCTTGATCTTTATATTTTAGTAGCTCATTAATTAGAGAATCAATATCGTTATTGATTCCATAAAGTGTGATGTGCTCTTCAATGATTCGTCGGGTCATGATGTTAGAAAGATGATTTAATGATTAAAAAGATCTAATACTCTAGACTCTATTTCTTTATATCCTGCGTCAAAACCTTCTCTATAACCCCTTCTATCTCCTTTCTCATGTCCATACTCATAACATCTATGAGTAAATTTTTTTAAGATTTCCAATGGTTCTAAATCTTGGAGATCATCAACATTAAAATAACGTTGATACTGATTAACAAATTGGAGAAGTTCTTCCTTGGTCATAATAGATTCAATTTAGTTTTAAGAAGTGCTAAATTAGATTCAACTTTTTCGTAATCACTTTGACATTTTAGGACAACTGATTTTGGTGCTTTTTCTTTAAAATTGGGATTTGTAAGTTTCTTAGATAATGATTCAAATTCTTTATTGAGTTTAATATAATGTTTTTGGATATCACTAATCAGAATATCATAATCAGCAGATTCAACTTTTACTGTTGGATCAGATCCTAGTAGTTTACCATCAATGGGAATCTCTTGATCTTCTGTGTAAACATCAACTCTTTTTATAGTAGGACTTTTTAGATAATAATATTTTTGAAGTTTTGTCTTAGAAAGAGTAGTTTCAACATAAAAATTGATTCCTACCCCTTCTATTGACCATATCCATACAATATATTTTTTGATGGTATTATCTTCTGGACGATATTCAAGATTTGCAACACCTACTGGATCATTAAAAGAAAAATAACACCAATAACCTTTCATTTGATCCACTAATTCTTTTCCGTAAATGGAATTATAAAATTCATCGTCATCTCTAGAAAAAGCGAATCCAAGACACTCAGCCCATTCTGGAAGTTCGACCCATGAAGGTTTAGTAAGTTCTTTGACCGCTTCTTCTGTGGCGATTTTAACTTGGGATTCTAAGATTTTTAACATTTATTAATCACGCTTAAAGTTGCGACATTTATTTGCTTGATTAGTAAGTGCAGCAAATACCGCACCAGAATCAATTTTTCTAGCAGAGAAATGATTGTCAATCCAATCTCTAACACATAAAATTTTGTCGGCCATTTGATGGTGAGGATGACTATGATGTGCTCCCGCTTCCATCATTTCTTGCCATAGTGAACTTTCTTCTCTAAGATGCTCTTCAATTTTATTTACAGAATGTTCAACTGAAGAAAGAATATCTTTAATACTATCCAAAAGTTCACGATTAGTTTCAGTTTCATTACAAGCAAGAAAATTTTCTACCGAAATAGGATAATATGAATGTTGCCAACAATTAATGGCGGCAACATAATTACCTTCTTTTAGATATTTTTTGATATTATCAAAAGTTGTACGTTGATAATGTTTAACAATTTGGAAATGTTCTTGCATAATCAAAGATTCTCTTCAATGTAATCGGCAATTTGTTCAAAAGTGTAATTATCTGTATCATTAAGTTTTATTAGCTCGTCCTGTTCAATTTCTATTAAATTTGCCCACTGAGAGATATTTTTAGGTAACATTAGATGGTCTTCATTGGGAAATGGGCTATAAATCTTTTTAGATGGACGATCAATAGGAGTCCATTGTCTTGATTCATTCAGATCACATAAAACACCAAGACAACAATAATATTCACCTTCACGAAGATATGCTTGACCTTGTTTGTACTTTCCAGATCTAAGAGCCTGGATCCATTTTGTTTTAACTTCTTGATTCATAATCAAAGATTCTCTTCAATGTAATCGGCAATTTGTTCAAAAGTGTACCTAGCTGTATCATTAAATGTCGCTAATACATCTTCTTGATGAGATGTTAGTTCTGCCCATTCAGATATTTTATTGGGTAGACACATATAGGAATCATCTGGAGATGGCTTATAAATATTTTTTACTGGATTATCAAGGACTTCCCAATCCGTATCTTCATTCAGATCACATAAAACGCCAAGACAACAATAACAGTCTTCACTGCGAAGAACACCAAAACCTTGCTTGTACTTTCCAGATCTAAGAGCCTGGATCCATTTTGTTTTAACTTCTTGATTCATAATATGAGTTCCTCGTTGAATAAAATTAGTGTAGCACCCAAACGATCAGTTTGGGTGATTGGTGTGCCAGTTTACCGATTGACTGGAAGTGTCGCAAAACCAACATTTTCTCTGATAGTGCCATCTGAATTTTTTAGAATAACACATCCACCTTTTTCCTTAGTATCATATGATACTCTGTAAAGTGCCATTGCTAGGTAAAAAATCTCATCTTCAGAAAGACCTGTTTTATTTTTAAGATTTCTCATGTCTTTCGCAAGAGGCGGTGATATTAATAAGTTAAGTCGTTTATATCCCCTTAGATGATCAAAGTCTTCTAAAATTCGTAAAATTTTGCGATAATCAAAAACATACCACAATAGTAGTACGCTCATTGAGCCAAAAAGAAAGCCGTTAATAAAGTTATCAAACATCGTTCAATTTCTCTTTTCTGTGATACTGATTTTCTCTGTATCTGGAACACCATACTTATTAATGTATTTGAGAATTGCTCCTGCTAGCTGTCTACCGTGATATTTGACAAAACGATTGAACTCATCCTCATCGTCTATCCATCTCCAAACTCCTTTCACGCGCTCAATGGGCATAACCATGTGAGTGTCTTCCTGCCCATTGAATCTAGTTTCGCTAACGATGGCTTCGTCTCCGTTGATGCTGTGGATCTCAATCACTTCTCCGAGTACCTCAAAGCGGTAGGAAATGTGACGGGTATAAGGATGTGATTCGCTCATGTTTTCTCCTGTGATGTGGTACTGGTGTCTTCAATCGTGCCGCCGATGAATAGCCTCTGGCAAACATGCAGATAAACGCCGCCTAGGTCCATCCACACGTCTTGCCCTATTGGCCTCTGGTAATACCCAAGGCTATTGTCATAGTGAGTGAGGCGCCGCAAAGCGTTATCAGTACATCTGACTTTGCGGTTTAGCGCTTCGTCTAGGGATTGAATGATGTTCATCGGTTGGGCTCCTGTGTGGTGGGCAGCGGGATGGCCCAGTGGGGCGGCCCTCGAGCGGGCGAGGATAGCGCGGGCGGATCGGCGTGCTTCATCTTACATCAGCGAATTGCCATGCTCCATCCAGGGAGGAGTGCTCAAGGGGCCGGCACCAAAACGCATCGATTCGTAGATAATTGCGGCTGCTTCTTCAATGTCATCATCCGTCAGCTCCTCCGGCTCTGAATAATCGGAAGATTGTGTCAAAGTAGTTTTTGGATCTTCACACAATAGCAATTCGGCATTATTATAGACACGATCCCAGCCAACACCATAGAGTCGTCCATAATGTTGTTCAATGTATCGCAATCCACCGATAGCATCGCGCAAGGCTTCCTCTAATGATGACTGTGTTGGAGTCAAAAGGCTCCACGGTGCAGCGTTCATATCAATTTCTTCGGTCGTAAATTCTGGCTCAGATTGAGATAGAAGTTTCTCGGTGCGTTCAATTACTCCCCAAGAAAACTCACAGTCGTTGCAATGAAGCTTCAGTACATCAACTAAGTCAACACAAAGAGAACGAAAAGTGTCACTCATTTAATAAATCTCCAAAATTGTGAACGAAAAAGAAAGATCAATCGTTATCTGAACAATATCTAGCATAAACCACCCAGAGATGAATTTGGGTGGCTGTTGTGACAGTTTAACAACCGTCTGAATTAAAGATTGATAGTTTTAAGTGATTCGTCTTGACTAGCATCAATCAATTTCTTGAGAGCTTCTTTTTGTTGTTTAGTTACTTCAAGAGTCTCTTTTGGATTATAGTTTGGATTTCTTGCTACACCCCAACGAACATAAGAATCCTCATCGGTCGCTAGTTGTTCTAGTGTTTTTGTTGAAGTATTTGGATTATGTGCTACTCCACAACGAACACGCCAATTCTCATCGGTCGCTAGTTGTTCTAGAACTTTTGTTGGAGTATTGGGATTTTGTGCTACAAAATAACGAACATCAGGATTCACATCTGTCGCTAAGGCTTGGAGTGTTTTTGGTGGAGTTTTGGGATCTCTGGATAGTAAAATGTTATCTGATTCGGAACAACATTTTTTTACTTTTACTTCGGTGAGAACTTTATCAAAGATTTCTTTTAGTTCTTCTAGTGAGATTTGCATGATAGTTTTAATTTACTTTCAATAAGGATTAGTTCGGCTTTGACTCTTTCATAATCAGTTTGTTCTAATACGATCCATCTCTTCATGGAGATTTAGATGTTCTTTTTCTACTCGGTTATAAGTTTCAATGAATTCATCCAAACTCTTAAGAACCTCAAACTCATAAACGAATACTTCACCATCAAAAGAATCTACTTCTTTTAAATTTAGATCACGCATAACACCTTCTTTAAAATCTGAATCTGTTGGATGTCGTAGAATGACTTTAGGTCCAAGTTCAAATTCACGCCCATTGGAATTCTTTCCTTTGATATTAAGATAAGTGACTTCTGCATGTTTCTCAAAATAAGTGAGAGATGTGTAAAGACTGATAAAAGCTTCAAAACCACAATAAGAACCCGCGAGGTATTCTGGAAACACTGCATAGGGATTGATATTATCATCAATAATCCATTGAAGTAGTTTAGCAGAATTATCGGTTCTAGTTAAAATGTCAAGAAAATATTTTTTATTTTCTTCAAGACTTTCGTTGAGCTTGTGGTAAAAATCTTGACGCTGTTGATTCATGATTAAAGTTCTTCATTGAATAAAATAGTATAGAGCACCCAGAAATCGTTCTTGGTGCCGGTTTCTTAACCACCTACAATCTCTAAAGAGGTTCCACACTCAGAACAGAACTTTGAGGTTACAGGATTAGTTGTTCCGCAAGTTTTACACTCTAGTTTAGTCTTGACGGTAACGGGTTCTCTTACTTTTTTGTTCTCTTCTGTTTCACCAAGAAGTTTAATAACCATCACATGAGAGCCGCCAATTGATCCTCTCCAAGAAGTAGTATTGAACTTTTGATTGCTTTTGGAACCTTCTACGGTAATTCCAGTTTCAGAGTGAGAGGTTAACTTAGCTGTTGGTCCTGAGTTAATGTTCATACTACGATAAGAACAATTAATCAAATTATTCTTTTGTACTATATCGGCTGAATAATTAACATTATATGAGAAAATCTCATACTCATAACGAATTGTAATCAATCCATCTTCTAGTTTAATTCCGCGATGATCTTCAATTTTAGAAGTTCGTTCAATGAATTTAAACCGATTTCCTTCTGATAGATTACCATTACGAATGAATCGTTCTAGATCAACAGTTTGAAATGAGTCAATAACAAGACCACCATCAGTAACATTCTGACCGTCAATTTCAACTGTTACTTTGGCTCTTGTTGTATTGAGATTTTTAAGACGAATTTGATATTCGGAACCGAAGGGAAGATAAACAGTGTCTCCAAACTCCCGGAGAATTTTATTGTTTACCTTGATTGCTGCGGCAAATTGATTTGAGTACATCATTTGTTTCCTTGAGATCACACAGACTAAGTGATCGTTTTTGTGGTGTTAAAGTCTGTTGGATATTATTTAGACAGTCTTAATTATTGTGGTGGGAGAATAAGTCTCTTATGAACCACAGTACCCAAAAAGTATTTCATTATTCCCATTTTTTAAGTGCAATTGGTCACAAAAAGGCAAATGGCTTCTTTGTGTTGTTCTTTTAACCCCTCATGATTGAAGGTAGTCCAGTGTTCTGATGATAAGTCTTTATCTTCAATGTGATAATATGGTGAAGAGCCGCAGAGATGTTTTGTGATGCCGCTTGTAATTTTTAACATAATATTATAATTGAAATTGATTACCAACAGAGTAGGATGGACATGAACTAAATTAATCCGCAATCCCCGATGTCTTTAGCATCGGGGTCAAGAATTAAACTTTAATAAATAGTTGTGTAAGTATAATGCATTTAACCCAAGTGCGTCAAGGATTTAGATTTAGACTATATCCAAATAAAGAACAAGAAATTTTGCTTCGTAAGACACTTGGGTGTTCTAGATTGGTCTGGAATTATTTTCTTGATTTGAGACAAAAATCTTGGAAACAAGAAAATAAGTCTTTGTCTTACTACGACACAGCAAAAATACTTACGCAACTTAAAAAAGAACCTGAATACTCTTGGTTGAGTGAAGTATCTATTATACCTTTAAGGTATTCTATTTACGAACTTGACGGAACTTATAAAAAGTTCTTTAAAGGAAATTGTGGTTTTCCAAACTTCAAGAAAAAGTCTGGAACCAATTCTATTGGTCTTGACACTTGCGCTTTTTCCATTAAAGACGGAAAGTTCTTTATTGCTAAAAACAAACAACCATTAAACATCAGGTTTCATAGACAACTACCACAAAATCAAGAAATCAAGTATATTTATATTATACTTGAACCTTCTGGAAAGTGGTTTGTTTCTTTTAATCTTGAGGTTTCTATTGAACCATTACCTAAAGTAAACAACCAAATTGGTATTGACTTGGGTATTACTACTTTTGCTACAACCTCCAGTGGAGATAAAATCAAGTCTCCAGATTTAAAGAAAGAGTATCAAAAATTAAAGAAACTTCAAAAGAAACTTTATAAAAAACAAAAAGGTTCTAAAAACAGAAACAAAGCAAGATTAAAAGTCGCAAGACAGTATGAAAAAATTAAGTTCATTAGACTAAACTTTCATCATCAAGTCTCAAGACAACTCGTTAACGAAAACCAAGTTATCGTTCTTGAGGACTTAAAAATCAAAAATATGGTTAAGAACCGCAAGTTATCCAGAGCAATTAGCGAACAAGGTTGGTATCAGTTTCGCAGTTATTTGAAGTACAAATGCAACTGGTATGGGCGTGAGTTAATTATTATTAACCAATGGTATCCTTCTAGTAAAACTTGTTCCTCTTGTGGTTCTATTCAAACTAAAATGCCGTTAAATGTCCGAGAATGGACTTGTCCTGATTGTGGTAGTCATCATGATAGAGACATTAATGCGGCGAAAAACATTTTGGCGGTAGGAACTACCGTGTCTGCCTGTGGAGATAGTGTAAGACCAAAGGTTCATAAGGAACTAGAGGCAACTTCTGTGAAGCAGGAAACCGCGTAGTCTTTAGCTTCGCAGTAGTTCATCCAACATCAAAGCGTCCTTCGGTGAAAGATAATGCTGAATCATCTCAAAAAGATGATTTTTGTTTCTACGCTCGCCTCAACCAATTGGGCTACTCTTCTAATGAACTAGATGATTTTGTTTTCTAAACCAATAAGAAAGTTTTGAAATTGCTGAATCATCTAATGGCGGACCTGGGAATTGAACCCATATTCCTCCGGGTTATGAGCCCGACGTGACTACCGTTACACTCGCCCGCTGATGGTTATTTAGTATCAATAATGTTCACTTTGGGTTTTTCTTGACCGATGGTGGGAGCTTCTACAGTAAAATTAACATTTGGATACTTAGATTTTGTGATTTTGTATTCTTGTTGGCAAATTGTAGGATTTTCATTACAGTAGATAACAGTCATATCCCTCATATAACTTGATCCTATATAACAACCAATAGCAACAGAAACAAGAAATGGGAATAAGATGTTGGAAATGAAATTGAACATTTTTGAGAGTTGAAAGAGTTGTTTAGCTAGATGATTTTGTGTTCCTAGCGAAGAAAGAATTGCTGAATCATCTAATGGGCGGACTAGGACTTGAACCTAGGACCCGGAGATTTTGTATTTATAATGCTGTTAAAATCTAGACTAGATTTGTTTTAAGTGTTCTACTGCTCTACCAGCTGAGCTACCCGCCCGTTAAACAAGATGGTCTTTTATGTACCCAAAACATAGGAGAATTGCTGAACCATCTTAAAAATTTATCAATCAGGCAAAAACTTCACCAATCGGAGCATAACGCTCTACATAAAGGCTATCCATCATAACATCCACAGGAGATACGATTTTACCACTCAGAACAGACTTCAGAATAGCAGGACTACAACCAGAAACTAATGCGGTTCCAGTGTCATCAGCTTGAATCGGAACATTAGCACTTGCGTTTACATTCCAGAAAATAAGCTGAGGCATCTCATAACCAGACTTCCGATACATCTTTTGAATCTGCTCAAAGTTAGTACGCTTATTGGATCTACATGCCACATCAAATTGCATATCGGAAACAATAATCAGTTTTTGTGGCATGTCTTTAGCTGCGACTTTATTTTCAGTTGCTGCTTTCAGAATGGTATCAAAAACGGCAATCAGATCGGTATTCCAACCCCAATCGGCTAGTTTCAGATGCCTAATTTTTTCTTCAATGTTGTTGCCTAGAATAGTTTGAAGTTTTGGTGCTTCAGAGAAAGTCAGAAACTTATTCTTCCAGATCTCAGATGGATTACGCTCAGAAATATACATTGCGAGTGAGATGGAAACTGCCAACGGCATACCACCATATCTCTTCATAGAATCAGAAACATCGGCAACAACAAGACCATTAAATTCTAGATCTTCCATGTAATTAGGCAAGGCATTCCATTGAAGCTCAAGAGTCTTATCATTATGAGCACCTTGATAAAGATACTTATTAACAATATCATAAGGATATAATGTTCCCGCATTGATCTTGGCTTCACCTTTCTCTACTCTTGAAAGATAATTGGAATAACGAGTCTCATCATGTTTCTTAAATGCCTTGCGATACATGAAGGCTGCACGAGAAGGAAGATGCTCATAATCAATAACACTCCATTCTTTTACACACATCGGAGTTTCAACAATCTTGATCTTAGCCCGAAGTGCAGAAAGATTCTTGCGATATTGACGTTCAGACCAACCCATATGAGCTGCGATCAGTCTACCTAGACGCTTACTATCTTTAGACGATGCATTGATAGAAGGAAGCCATTTGGCTAGCAGCGAAGTCTTATCACTACTCATGTCTGTCTTTAGTTGAGTTTCAATGGTCTTCAAGACTTCATTCCAAACTGGAGTATTCTCTAGACACAGAAGATCATCCCAGCGACCATAATAAGGAATCAAAGACACCAGACGTGCTGCGATTCTTGGATTCTTATGAGCGAGTTTAGGCATAAGAGCCCGGAAAACTGAGCGTTCACCTTGACTTGCTCCGCGAATATCACGAGAATAGAACAGAATTCGTACTGCCGTTTCTGGATGTTGTTCGTATGCCGCAAAGAATAGACGCTCGGCTAGAGTGAGATTATTACGACAAGCACCGATGGAACCGTAGAGATCAAGACATTCGTTTTGAGTTGATTCGTATGCCTTTGCACCATTTGCGGTGGTCGTATTATTCATTTCGGTAGAAAGAGCGTTCATAAAAGTCATGGTATTCTCCAAGTTAATGTATGTTATTGGTGCGGAATTAACTTAATTCAGATAGCGGCGATTCTTTGGCTCAAGATGTCTTCGTAACCAGTCATAAAAAGCTCTTGAGCTTTCATGCGCACTCGTTCGGCTTCAGGTAGATCCTTAAAATAAGGATTATCAAAAAAGTGGCGAAGATCAGAAAGACGTTGAGAAAGTTCGGAATGCTCATCAATCATTCGTTGTTGATGTGGTTCTAGTGATTGAGTTGAATTCATAATTAGTTTGGATGATTAGACAAGATGAGTTTTGGCTTTGTTTTCTTAAAAGGAAAGAGCGAAGGGGAATTGCTGTCTCATCTTTGAACTTGTTCAATCTAGCATGGAAGAGCTAGTTTGTCAAGAGACTGTGGACGGTTTCAGGATTGGCTTTCGGATAGACTTTCTAGTGCATCACCATACCACTCCCAATTATTAACACCTGCCTACTCAAGTGCGTTTAAAACTCGTTGATCTTCAATAAGTTGTTCGTATTCTTTTTTAGGAATGGTCACAGTTTCTTCAGACATAAGATTTTCCATTGTTTAAATAAGAATCAAAGTTTGTAAGTTGTCACAATAATCTTGGGTTCAACATAAACTGGAGTAATTTTTCCTTCCGGTGATTTACACATTACCCATGTGGCATCTGCACTTGATGGAGAAAATAGTCCCGTAGGATCAGCCTGAGGAAGAATTGTACCATTATATGCGTAACGCTCAGGATTAGTGTATTGTGTGGAATAAGGAATACCATAGCCAACGGAATTACAGAAAAACTTTTTCTCTCCTGATACTTCACTAAAGGTATAAGTGTAAGTATTAAGATTTTCTTGATCACGAAGTTCAAGAATCATCTTGAGCAATTTTCGCTCTCGGAAATTTTTAATCGCCGGCATTCCAGTTTGCGCTGTTCCTTCAAGAAGAAGTTTTTCTTGCGCTGCACTTTGAATCCTATCGGAAGATTCAATACAACCAGTAAGAACGGGAAGAATAGCAAGTGTGGTCAAACCAATAATAAAACGTTTCATGATCAAAAAGTTGTTGGATTCAGAATAGATGAGACGAAAGAATTAAGATGAGATGGAAGCCTCTCAATTGGATAATTGGCGTACTGATGTTGAATCACGAGCCTAATTGCCTCTTTTCCATTAGCATCAGATTTTTGATATTCAAGATAATACTTTTGGAGTTCTTGAATCATTCCGTCATTATAGGATTGAGTGTTCTCAAATACGTTTCTTCGTACATTTTCAAAACGCGGAGCGAAAAATCCATAGTGAACCAGTCCATAATAACTGATACCAAATACTGCGGCGCCAGCGACAACAACAGTCGCAATAATTTCTAGTGGTTTCATTGAAGTTCGTGTACTACCTTAGTAAAATAACATAGAGTTGCTGACCTGTCAAGAGGTAGTAGACGGTTTCAGAATTGACTGAAAACAAAATTCAGTATCGTGTGTCGGATGACAATTACAATATTCATGTAATTTATTAGTGAGTTTCTCACACATAGCAAAAAGTTCATGTTCCATAATACTCATAGATCCTCACCGAGAACAAAACGTACAAAGCGTCTAACAACAATATTCTCTCCAACTTGAGCTGAAAAGTTCTTGATTAAGGTTTCAACTGTAATGGTAGGATCTTTAACATAAGGTTGACTCATAAGCGTAACTTCTTTGAGTTTCTTACCAACTCTACCTTCTACGATCTTCTGGCGAATTGATTCTGGTTTATTGGTAAGATCAGCTTCACTCATTTCAAGAGCAGTTTCAGAATCAATAAAACTCTGAGGAATATCATCTAGACTGATACCTTGAACATTAGGACATGCTGCAATCTGCATTCCAATGTTACGAATCAGTTCTTGGAATTCCGGTGTCTTTGCAACAAAATCTGTCTCACAAAGAATCTCAACCATCACACCAACTCGGCTGCCAGTATGAATATAAGTTCCGATTGCTCCTTCGGTAGTAGATCTACCAATCTTTCCATCAGCCAGAGTGATTCCTTTTTGTCTGAGCCAAAGTATTGCACCTTCTTGATCTCCTGAAGAAGATTGTAGTGCTTCTTTACAGAGCATCATTCCGGCTCCGGTTTTTACTCTAAGATTCTTAACTTGTTCTGTTGTGATTGTCATGGATAAAAATGTTCAGGTTGTTCTGGTGGCTCTACTTCTTCAATAATGTTATATTGATTTTCTATCCAACGTTGTAAAGCATAATATTCAATCTCACTTTCTGCCATAAGAGGAAGAAAAGGATCGGCTTTTCTTCCGGCTTCTTGTTGTTCTAGTTGTTTTAGTTTATCACCCAATTCATCTTCAGTCATCGTTTTTTAGATCTCTTTTGTGTTTTGCGATGCGTTTTTTAATTTCTTTTTTGTTATATGGACTTAAGTTGGGATTGTCTAGAATGTATTCCAAATATTGATATTCTTCTAATATTTTAGAATAGTATGTTTTGTTTGAATGATAATTATATCGGAAAAGAATATCGGCATAAAAATACTCTGATTCTAGAAGTGTAGAAACAATTTTACTGCTAAATTTCTTGTAATTATTAACGATATAATCTTTGATTGAATCTGGTAATAGGTTATTGATGATCGCGGTTGTTATGAAGTCTTCATCTAATTGGGTGATTGCTTCAGTAATAAATCCTACTTGTTGATTAAACTCAAAACGAAGTTCGTCAATTTTATTATCTAGATCTGAAATTTTATCTTCAAGGTCAGAGATTTCCATAAATGATAAAGGTAACGAATTAAACGACCCAGGCAGGATTCGAACCTGCGACATATCGGGTAGAAGCCGACTACTCTAATCCGCTGAGCTACTGGGCCATGTGTCTTGACGACTTCTAAACCATAACACCCTTTATGGTATTTATGGTGGTGTGGTGGACAGTTATGGAAGTGACCTAAGATGTTGTTTAATTTTAATATACTTTTTGATGTAGTGGGGAGTGTTTGGATTTTGTGCTACACAATAACGAACATAAGAATCCTCATCAGTCGCTAGTTGTTCTAGGGCTTTTGGTGGTGTGTTTGGATTATTTGCTACACCACGACAAACATAAAGATCCTCATCGGTCGCTAGTTGTTCTAGGGCTTTTGGAGAAGTGTTTGGATTTAGTGCTACCCAACAACGAACATAATAACTCTCATCAGTCGCTAGTTGTTCTAGAGCTTTTGGTGGTGTGTTTGGATCATCTGCTAGAGTAAGCCTTTCAATATGATTCACAATAACTCCGCTTTCATCAGAGGTTCAAAATCGTGTCGCCATTTCATTCTATCATAAAAAGTGATAACACTTTCATTCACTTCAACACTCTCATTGAATTCATATGGGAACAACATAACATTTTCGGATCCTTTATTCTTCAATTTGATGATAAGACCCTCTTCATTAAGATTGAGAGTCATTCTAGAAGTGTCTTCATCAAAAATAACATACCGATACTTTTTCAGTAGTCGGTATGCCTCAAGAAGTGAAATCGTTTTCATTGCCATTGCTCGTAAAGAAATCCGTTTTCAGTTGAATAATGAATGTGTCTAATGGACGAATAAAAATTCAAAATTAGATGAGTGCAGATTCTACAAGGTCTTGCCATTCTCAACTTTCTGGAAGAATACTTTCCCGAAAGACGACAAACAACAATCGTGTCGGCATCACCATTTCTGATTTGTTTGATGGCAAGTGTTTCAGCATGTCCAAAAACTCGTTTAGAGTATTCTGGTTTGTTGTAGACCAAGGATGCTCTGTTAGAGATTCTGAATTGAAATGCATCAGATTTTTCATAGTTGTTACAAGCAGCAGCGACGACTCTGTTTTTTTTAAGTAAAATTGCACCCATTCGTTTGGGTCCGTTACTCGCCATAGCTACAGCAATAACTTGATCTAAAATTCTACTCTTCAAAAAAGAAACCGAAGGAACAATAAATTCCTCGTTTTTATAGATCATGAAAAATGTCAGCCAAAATCTTTTCGTCGGTATTCTCGTTTAGAATGTAAAGAGGTGAATGATTTGAAAAACAATAGAGAAGATCGTCAATTTGCTTAATGATCTCAACAGACGTTTGCACTGTTTCGTTCGCGTCAACATCAAGATAATGTTGCGAAATAACTTGAGTATGATGCGTTTTAAGTCGCGTGAGCGCATTTTCAACGAGCTTGGTCTGATTGTCATTTAAGATGTTCATGAATTCAATTTAACTAGAATTAGTATAGGGTAGACAAGGTGTGGTTAGGAACGAAAGGGGACAGTTTTCATACCGTCCACTCCTCTATGATCTTATTTGTTGTATTATCAATAATAGATGCACATCCATAATAAAATGCCATTGATTCCATTACAGAATGTGCTTCATCTAACGAATCTGTTTGAAATGATTCGGTGTGACTTCTAACTGTATAATGCTTCATAATATCGCTAGATGATCTTGAATTTTAAGATACTTTTTGATATAGTGTGGTGTGTTTGGATTTAGTGCTACATAATACCGAACAACAGAATACTCATCGGTCGCTAGAAGTTCTAGGACTTTTGGTGGGGTGTTTGGATTATTTGCCACACTCCAACGAACATCCCAATAATCATCGGTCGCTAGTTGTTCTAGAACTTTTGGTGATGTGTTTGAATGACACGCTACACCGCGACGAACCCAATAATTATCATCTGTCGCTAGTTGTTCTAGGACTTTTGGTGGTGTGTTTGGGTTTAGTGATATTCCCCAACGAACATCAGAATTCTCATCGGTCGCTAGTTGTTCTAGGACTTTTGGTGGCGCGTTTATATTTTTTGCTACATAACAACGAACCCCATAATACTCATCGGTCGCTAGTTGTTCTAGGGCTTTTGGTGGTGTGTTTGGGTTTAGTGATATTCCCCAACGAACCCAAGAATTCTTATCGGTCGCTAGTTGTTCTAGGACTTTTGGTGGTGTTTTTGGATCAATAGCTTGTTCACGTTTGTTCATAATTTAGCCAAATGTTTTTGAATTTTAAGATACTTTTTGATGTAGCGTGGGGTATTTGGATGATTTGCTACCCAATAACGAACAAGATAATTCTCATCGGTCGCTAGAATTTCTAAGACTTTTGGTGGTGTGTTTGGATTATTTGCTACCCAATAACGAATCAAATCATCCTCATCGGTCGCTAGTTGTTCTAGGATTTCTGTTGGGGTGTTTGGATGTTTTGCTACACCAATACGAACACCATAACTCTTATCAGACTCTAGAAGCTCTAAAATTTCTGTTGGAGTGTTTAGATTTAGCACCAATGAAATTTTTTGTGCTACGAGTTCTATAGCATAAACCATATCAATCAGCCCAAATAACCCAAAGAATAACCTTCAGAATCAAAAACTTCCACAAGCGAGTATTTATTTTTTCCTACATTTTTGGGAGCATACATCAATCCTTCTTCACGTTTTTCATTCAAAAAATTTGAGATCTCAGTAGCCTTTTTGGGAGCATATAGTAGCCATGTGTGATGTGAATAAGTTTTTTTCATAGGAATTACCAAAAAGGACTAAAGAGGAGCATCCGTAGACACTCCTCAGGAAGTTGCTTATGTCAAGCAGCCATTGATAGAGAATAAAGAGTATCCTCATTCTCAATAATCAGTTCTTCAATTTCTTCTTTGCTCATTTCAGAGTAAACAAGATCATGCATTTCTGCAAGTTGCTGAACACAGCGATCTTGAGAATCATTATCACCATCAAAGATGTCCTCTAAAATTAGAGAAACTTCTTCTTCTCTTGTCATTTGTTCAATCATAATTATACAGCAGTTTGGGTAAGTTGTTCGGTGACCACTCTACGACCAGTGAATTTGGCGCGAGCGGATTTATTTTTTGTGTTGACAGCGGTAACGGTAGCGATTTCAGGATAATCTCCTCCAGTGTATAGAAGAACATCTCCCGTGCTAACCATACCCTCTTCACCGATATAGTGAGTAGTGTTACCTCGCATTTTGACACTAAAGGTATAAGGAAGCACCTCTTCGGCATCTTTCGGATCAATGGTAAGAACTCTACCTGAGCCCTTTTCTTCCATTAACCAAAGACTTTTAGAATTGGTTCCAATGTGTGTGCCGTAGGCAGTAGAACTATCTTCGGTTTTGAATTGATAAAGCATTTGAGTTTCAGTGGTCATGTTTTCGGATTCATTATAAAGAATAAGATTGTCTGTTACTAGAGTGGAGTATGAATTGTTGTGTAGATAAACAATATTAGTATAACCACCCCAAGAATTATTCTCGGTTACTCTAGCTGGATATTTACCATTTTTTGAGATGACAATATCACCTTCTTTGAACTTAGTCATCAAGTCTCTCCTTCGGACTCTTCACTTCCTTTTTCACCAATCATCTCAACAAGACGATCAAGACGATCAAGAAGATCTACCACCTCACCCTTTCTGATAAAATCTAGTGCTTCTTTCTGTGTTTCAATTTTTTTATGATACATAAGTTCCTCAAACAAGTTGAATGATATTTTGACGAGTCATACGTTGAATAAGAGTACCAACGGATCCTTCAGCATCAACAAGAGTAGCCCGAACTTCAGCCATAATTTCAGTCAGAGCTGAGTCTGAAACCAGATATTGATATTCTCGTGTGGAGTTGCGGAATCTCACCGTAAGTTGTTCATTCATATATGACATAAAAGAAATAGCACTACTTCCTGCTTCAGCGAAAGTGGCTTCAAAAGTATTGTTAGGACCAACATTCAGTTGACCCATAGTGGGTTGTGTTTCTACAGAATTCATAACAGATTCCATTTCGTAATTTTCCAAAATTTTAAGTGTGTCGGAGTCTAGCAATTCCTGATGAAATTCAGGAAAACTATCCTCATCTAATAGATCGCCCGACAAATTGACCATAGCACGTTTTCTCCAAATTTCAAGTGGTTATGTGGCAGTTCTTCAAGTGTCACCTTCGTAAAGGGTCCAGGTACATCCAGATTCCTCCAAAATCTCAGCAACATTCTCGTTGTTAAGAACTAGATCTGGTTCATAATCATCAAGAGTCAGTTCCGTTACACATACAGCGGGTTCATATTCTTCTGGATCATATAGAGTCTGATGATGAACCAGAACCATGTTATCAACAAGCGCCTGAACTCTCATCCATAGAGTAGAGGTCTTTGGTTGATAATCAATTTCAACACGAATGATTTCAAGAATGTCAGACATGATTCAGATTGCGGGTGGAACGTCATCATATTCAGGATATTCCTGTTCGTCATCGTCTTCTAAAAGCAAATCCATAATTCGTTCTTCTGAGGATGACTCTTCGGTTTTCGGTTCGGGATAAAGCGGTTTGAGTTTCATAGTTTGAGTCTTGAGTAAATGAATAGATCTAAAAAATCAGAAACGAATAAATGAACATGAACTTTAACTCCCATGATCAACATCTGATCGGGAGAAAGAAATCCTTGCTCGTCGGAGATCTGATATAATGAACTTTCAAAGTCATCAAAAGATAACTCCTTCAGCTTTTTCTTTAGAATCAAAAGGTCCATGAACATCCTCACCACCATCACTGTATCTAATGTGAGCCCACCAAAAATTATTATCAAAATAAGGCTCAACATCAACAATTCGGGGCATTTCGGTTCGGATTAGAGTTTGAGTCATTGTTAAAGCCTCATCAAATTGGAATGATTTTGAAATCTTTTGAACCTAGTTGTTCCATCTTTGTTTGATAGAAGAATGCAGATTCAATATCAAAGAATGTGGCTTCTTGTCTAGAAAAGAAGCCTCTCTTCTTTTTGGGTTTAAAAAAGATAACTTTATACCTCATTTTCTTGATAATCTTCCACGTTTTCAATAATGTCTCTGAGCTTAGATGCAGGAACACTTTCACCTGGAAGATCATATTTAATGTCATTCTCAAGATCTTCCAAATCAAGAAGAAGTTGAGTCAAAAATTTGTCAAGAGCCATTGAGTTCTCCAATTTTCAAGTACCATAACATGTTTAGAAAGTGTTTAGAAAAGTCTTGTGCCACTTTGAAAACCTACACATTGCTTATTGTTCACATCATAAGCAATTAAAGTTCCATTATCATCACCACAAGATCCATCCAGAATCAGATAACGATTTTGAAGATCAATTGAAACAGTATGATAATGAAAAGCAACTCTTACGAAAGTTTCGTGTTGCCTATGTTCAGTTGAATTCCACCATAAAATTTGTTCAGAATTACCATCTACTCCACGACGAGAGATACCATAAAGCATCTGACCCTTTGCCTTAGAAGATACATCAAAGATCTTATAAATTCCTTTATAATCATGTGACACATAAAGACGTGAGAACCAATAAGCATGACATGCTCTATACTCAAGACCATCATTATCCTTAATTGCGACTCCATACGAAAGAGATGACAGCCATTTTGTCACTTCATCTCTAAGTTCTTCGTTAGTATCAAATCCAAAATCATTCACCGTTCTCATAAGTGACTCAAGATTTTGCATATTGTTATTATCTTGAGTAAGATACTTATAAAGTTTAAGATGATGATTGGAATGAAGAACCGTGATTTTATCTCCAAGAGAGCGAACTAGATTATAGACACCCAATGAATCGGATTCTTGTGTACGTGAATCAAAAAGATCACCACCTTGAATGATGTGATAATCCTCTACATTCTCCTGGACCCACCGAATAGCAGCAGAAAAATTAGAGTATTGTGAATGTACGTCTCCAATAAAAACATAGTTGGACATGAGAAATTTGTAATTATCACAAACTATAGCAGATTTCTATGGTGTTATCCGTGGTTATTGTGACAGTTATGGAAGTGACCTAAGCTGCTCTTGAATTTTAAGATACTTTTTGATGTAGCGGGGTGTGTTTGGATTTCCTGCCACGTAATAACGAACTCTATAACTCTCATCAGTTGCCAGTTGTTCTAGAACTTTTGGTGGAGTGTTTGGATTTTCTGCTACGTTCCAACGAACCCAATATCGATAATCGGTCGCTAGTTGTTCTAGAACTTTTGGTGGTGTGTTTGGATGTTCTGTTACATCCCAAAGAACCCAATAATCATTATCAGTAGCTAAAAGTTCTAATGTTGTTGGTAGAGTGTTAGGATGTCTTGCTACCCTAGAACGAACACAAGAATCTTCATCGGTAGCTAGTTGTTCTAGGATCTCTGGTGGAGTGTTAGGATCTCTAGCTTGTTCAAGTTTGTTCATAATGTTTTTAGGTGGTCTTGAATTTTAATATACTTTTTGATGTAGTGTGGAGTGTTTGGGTTAGTTGATACCCAATAACGAACATAATAATCCTTATCGGATGCTAGAACTTCTAGCGTTTTTATTGGTGTATTTGGATTTTGTGCTACTATCCAACGAACATTAGAACTCCCATTGGTAGCTAGTAATTCTAGTGCTTTTGGTGGTGTGTTTGGATTTTCTGCTACTCCACAACGAACATTCCAATGCGCATCGGTCGTAAATTGTACTAGGACTTTTGGTGGAGTGTTTGGATTTTCTGCTACATTATAACGAACAGAAGGCGCATTATCGGTCGCTAGTAGTTCTAGGGCTTTTGGTGGTGTGTTTGGATGTATTGCTACACAATAACGAACACTAGAATCCTCATCGGTCGCTAGTAGTTCTAGAACTTTTGGTGGTGTGTTTGGATGTATTGCTACACAATAACGAACACTAGAATCCTCATCGGTCGCTAGTAGTTCTAGAACTTTTGGTGGTGTGTTTGGGTTTTCTGCTACTCGACAACGAACATACCATTTCTCATCGGTCGCTAGTTGTTCTAGGATTTCTGTTGGTGTGTTTGGATTATTTGCTAGATCACAACGATCATAAACATTTCTAGATTCTACCATCATGCCACCTCTTTCTCTTTTTCTTTTGGTGATGTAATAACATCAAACACATAATTACCTCGCTCAAACACTTCATCAATAACATACTCTACTTGTTCTTGAATATTTGAACCAGTGTTCTCATAAACAGGAACAATAACATTACCATATGGTTTCTCATAATTGTCATAATCTCCAGGAATCAATTCACCATTATTGATTCTCTCAATATCTGTATGACCCAATCGTAAAGTACGACCAACATTCTGTACCGTTGCACCCATACTCTGAGGTCGCATAAAAATAGAAGATTGAATGGAATTATTGCTCCACCCTTCTGTTAGAATACTATAATGAAGAATCACAAATTTTTTATCTTCTTTTCCATAATCTTCAATTCTTTTGAGAAACTCGGTTCTCTTAAGTTTTGTTTTATTATGGAATGCACCATACTTTGATGTGATATGAAATAGGTCATATCCATTATTGTTAAGATCTTGCACAAAATCAGTCAAACACAGAAGATCCATCAAAGATCTTGTTGAAGGACAAGTAATAAGAACTCTATCGGTATTATCTTCATTGAGAAGACAATCCATCAACGTATAATAATCTCTTTCATGGACATCTTTCTTTCTTTCACGTACATCTGGAATACGAAGTGGTGAAATCTTAGGTGGAAGAATTGAACCATTTTTAATGAGTTCTACCGCGTTAATATTATAGACTTCGCTACCATAAACTTCTACATTGTTATTACCATTCTTTTTGGGATCCTCATGATAACGAGGAGTTGCAGTGAAGCTATAAAGAGATTTGGAGATGACTTCAGCACCTTTAACATATTCAAAAAAGTGTTTCTTTGCACCATTATGACACTCATCAAGATAAATCGCATCAATTTCTACTTCGGATTTAACAATCTTCTTCAATGAGTGATAAGTGACAAAGACAACCTTTGGTCCTTTGACTTTCTCACACCAATAAGCGAACTCCAGATAATCAGTGATCTTACGATTATTACTATCTCCAGAATGCATATGAACAATGTGAGTATTACCGATAAGTTTAGAATACTCAGAAGAAAGTTGTTGGAGTAAAAGAATTCTGGATGAAACAATAACAAAAAGTGAATCTTCTTGTGTTTGCATCTTATTGAAGATATCCAAGAAGATCATAAAGCTCTTGCCTGCAGAAGTAGGTGCGATAATTCTGAGTTTGTTATGCTCACTCATAATATCAACAACCTCTTTCTGAGATTGCCTTGGTTGAAAGTCGGTCAAGAGTTTCATAGTTTTTGGAGTTGTTTTTGAATTTTAAGATACTTTTTGATATAGTGTGGTGTGTTTGGGTTTTCTGCTACTCCTTCACGAATACAATAAGCAACATCGGACGCTAGAATTTCTAATATTGTTGGTGGTGTGTTTGGATTTAGTGCTACCCACCAACGAACATAAAGATCCTCATCGGTCGCTAGTTGTTCTAAGGCTTTTGGTGGAGTGTTTGGATTATATGCTACACCACGACGAACCGAAGAATCCTTATCGGTCGCTAATTGTTCTAGAGTTTTTATTGGTGTGTTTGGATTTTCTGCTACAAACCAACGAACACCATAATGCTCATCAGTCGCTAGTTGTTCTAGGGCTTTTGGTGGTGTGTTTGGATCTCTAGCTTGTTCAAGTTTGTTCATAAATCCAACATCATTGGATGACTAACAAAACAATAATAACAGAAGCTCAGCTAGACGTAAAAAGAGTGTGCCAGTCTCTTAACCGACACACTCTATAATATGAACATAAACTTTTAGGTTCTTTTTCTTTGCTGCTTCTATCATATGTTTGGTTCCTCTGCTTTCTCCATTCCAAAGAGCAATAAGAGCATCCGCATTTTCAGCCATTTCAATATTGCGTCTTGGTCCGGCAGATCTACCATACTTTTTCCAATCAGCAGGATATTCATCTATTGGAATATTATGATAATTTGCCCATAATTCACCCAAATGATCGGCTCCTCTAGCTTTACCGGAAACAATTGTTGTTATTTTCCATCCACATTTAGCTACTGCGTCAATAAGATCTTTAATATCAGTGGCGGTTCTACTTCCGGCTATTATTGTTCTCATTTAGAAGTAGTTCATAAAAATCATTAGACACATAGACTGTTTCAGCATTACGCAACATCCAATTCCAATAATCTTTTTCTGTAGGATTATCACCATAAAGATGTTTGAATTCCATTTCTAACCATCCAGAATTAATATCAAGAAAGAACTGATAATTACTCCGAATATCTTGAAGAATGTTATACCAATCTTGAATTACTTGCATAATGTCCATTTGTTACGTTCTTCCATAATAATTTGAGTTTCATCTAAAAGTACATGTAGAATAATATTATTGACATCAATAGATGTTGTATTCTTCATTGCAATAAAACATTCTTCACTGACTCTTGTTCTGATTTTAGTAGTACACTCAATATCAATTGATTCAGTACCATTAGTGATTGTTAGTATCTTATTCATTAGTAGTAATTAGTAAATACAAGATGTTCATCATCGGTGACAAGGCTGATCCTACAGCAGATTCCTTAAAATGTCAATGGGTATTATGCCACTTTGTTGATCGTCATACAAGACCTTGACAAATAGAAGTACATATGGTATTATGATTTATCTTCCTCCAAAATCGGTCTACCGTTCTCGTCACTACCCGGATTATACATTGCGACATCTTGTCTTTCTGCAACAACCATCCAATTTACATTCTCATTTGTCTTATTATTCATGGCTTCAATAATCAATACTCCATTATCAACTTTTCCTCTACATTGCGCCCAACCATCAATATTAGAAATCCACACCTGAGGATTCCTACATAGAGCATCAAAAGTTCCCGGTGTTAGATTATATTCATTATCAAGATTAATAATAGCCGAACCATTATTTAATTTCACTAACCCTCTATAAATTAGATCTGCTCTGGGTCCTTCAATTGATACATGCGTTAAGAACTTTTTATCATCTAGTGGATGTGTGATTTTAAAGTTTTTGGTTCCATTAACTGTAAAAATAGTTCCCGGTGTTGGACATTCAACATTCTTTGAACCGTTTGATTGATTCCGATACATTCTAAAAAATGTATCATAACCACTTAAAGATTCATTGGCCAAAGCAAATGATATGGTTCTATTGGCGGTTCTGGCAACATTATGAAAAACCCAAACCCCATCGGGGCCACCATTAACAAAAATGCTACCCTCTTGATCAACAACATATTTAATCTTCGCACCAATTGAATCTGGTGGTGGTACGCCAGAAAGAAGATATGAACTATAGTCTTCACCATCAGTAGTAAGTTGTAAATCCCCAGTTCCAAATATATTTTTTAAGTGTAAATTATTACCAGTAATATCACCTTCACTATCTCTTGCTACAAGTGTTCCTCCAACATTATCAGTGCTCGCATCAACATCAAAAGTAATTTGGGAAGAACCATCATAATTATCACCATTTAGATAATTTCCAGCTTCCAACGGATTAAGATTACTTCCAAGTGAAACACCAGAAATTGTGCTATTTACTAATTTTCCGTTTTGAATTTTGTTATTAGGATCAATATCAGATGAACGAATTGTATTACTGAGACTAAGTTTTGAATAACTGATAGCTGCACCAACAGCAATATCAGAATTATTAATAGTATTCGTTAAGTTTAATTTACTATAAGAAATACCCGCACCAACGGCTATATGAATATTATTAATACTACCTGAAGAATAAAGACCACTTGTTAAAATACCGGAAGCATTCGTATGAACAAGAATACCTGAAGTTGTGGGAATTGTTAAAATTGCATTACCATTATTAACTGCTGATATAATGGGATTTATTAGTGTCTTATTTGTTAAGGTCTGTGAATCACCAGTACCAACTATATTACCACTCGGCGCGGATCTACCGTTTAAAAATGTCGCATTAAGATTAGATACAACCGTATTAGAGAATACTTGAAATGGTGCAGTTCCCTGTGGAGCATATGATATAAATCTATTCGCTGAAACATTTCCACCAACATTTAATTTGTGATCAAATGTGCTGGTTCCGATTCCAACATTAGATCCAGTCCATATTCCAGCAACAGTTGAAACAAAATAACCATTCACCACAGCAGTAACATTATTTAATGTTGAACCATCACCATAAAAAGCCATAGCACTAACAATACCACTCGCTTTAATATTACCATAAACATCTAATTTTTCTGTTGGATTAGTTGAGCCGATTCCAACAAAAGGTGTCGCTGTTGTAGTTATTGCAATTTTTTGATTAGTATCATTTACCTTCAAAAAATAGGCAAATTGTGAAAGTTCTCTATTAGAATATTGCATCGGCTGTTAGAATGTTATGAGACATATTAATATGTCTATTTATGAGAGTTATCATATTAATTCAGAACGAGACCAGGTGAGTGTACTAGAAGCGTCTACCAAGTTGATAGAACCCGTTGCGTCGGTGATTGTAATAGCCGTAACAGTGGTCGTTACAGTTGTTCTAGTTATTGTATCTGGTGTGACAGTGGAATAAGTTACAGCATCCCATCCCCTTACACTCATCGTATTACTACATGATCCGGTATCTAATGTAGCCGCCGGTGTTGTATTACTAGCAGTGCTTGTCGGTTGATTTAAGTTGAAACCCAATGTGGTAATACGACAGCTGGCACTTTGACTAATAGAACCAATAACACGAGTAAAACCATATTCATTGATTAGATCAATGTCGCATCCCACCGTTAGCTGTGGTCCACCGATATTTGAACCATAGGCGACCTCATTATAAACCGATGGTGTTGCACCATTAGATGTAAATTTTACTATTTTGAAACCAATGCCTAAAAACTCACCAGAACCAAAACCATATGATAATGCCCAACCTTCACCAGAAGTATTTACTGCCAATGCAAGTGTTTGAAGCCCCCAGAATTTACCACCAGTTTGCATCGCATTAGAGTGTTTATATCTATCTGTAATATTGAAACTAGAATCTAACTTGACAAGTGTTTGATCATCATCACGACACAAGTAGCCACCGCTAGGCAATAACGCAGCAGGACCAAACATAGTACCACCAGAATCAGATCCAGAAAAAATAACGCTATTGGTTACACTTGTGCCAGCAGCATTGGTTTCAAGAAAGTAAGCATCACTAACTTTTAACATAACCGAACCAGAGGATAAGGCAAAAAGATCATCCCTGCTATTTGGCGTAATATTGCTAACTGAACTATCAATACGATACGCATTGCAGCCCAATACTGCACCATTACTAACCGCAAGTCTTAATACTGCTGGCTGCCAACGTGAAAAATTACCGGGAAGCAATACACTAGCAGCTGTTAAAACTATAATTTCAGAACCATTTAATGCAACCCTAACGGCACCAATTAAACTACCTGTATAATCTTGTCGCCATGTTTGATTGCCACTTGCATCTAACCGCCATGCTGATATTGTCGTACCACTAGCAACACCCTTGCAAAATACAACACAACCACCATCAGATAATGGCAATACTTGCGGGTCATAATTATCGCGACTTGTTACGGTATCTCCAAATTCTGCAGAAGTCCAACGCGACCAAGTTATAAAACCTTTAATATCACGTTTTACGACTGCTACCCTAACAGCTGTTCCTCCTACAGCTTCAAACCAAAATACTTCAAATGAACTACCACCGTTACCAGCCACAATTGAACCTTTTCCGCCACCATTAGCCTGTGGTGATCGTGTCGCTGTAGTAAGACGACTTACCCATAATGTAGAAAAGGGCTCTGATATATTAGATCCCCAATAACGAATACCCATCTAAATTATCCCCATTGTAAACTTTAATTTCTATTTATTGACTACTAAAACTATAAATATTTACCTTTGCTCCACTACCGGCATATGTGCTTCCGATACCAACACAATGGAAGGTGACAGTGGATCCAATTGAAATCATTTTGTTATTATTAACAAAAGAAGTTGAAAATGAAGATGGAATAGCAGCAGTAGCACTACTGTTTTCAACCTGATCTATAGTTGGTAATACTGAAAAGATAGACGAATTATTAATTCTAATATCAAAAATAATTTCAGAGCCGGTAGCTGCCGTATTTACCATCCATATTGGTTGCGATGACAAAAATGTATTTTCTGGCCAATATGGTATAGTTGTTAATGTGCTCACCTCCAAAATTTTGGTCTCGGATGTTAATGGTATAATCGTTGTGTCCGTTTTTTGTTTCCAAGTCATAATACCAACAGAACTTGAAGACAAATAATATTCATTTCCCACCGGATAATTATCAGGCAGCTGATAAGAAGATGTGGATGTTAATATACCGGGTGCCTTGAGAGAAATATAATCGGGGCAACTTAATGTATTTTCATAAAATCTTATTTCATTTTTCACACCCAAATTATAATAATTTTCGGGTGAATTTTCAAGCGTTATACCAAATCCATCTTCAGATAAAGAAATACTACTAAATCCAACAAAATTGATGGTACTTATGACATTAGATAAACCAACTTGTGTTGAATTATTTTCAATAGTGATTCCCGGACCATCTGTACCAAAAACAGAATATGCAATAATATCTACTCGCTCCCCACCAAAAAGAGAAACAGCTAATACAATTTCGGTTCCAGTATTCGCGGTATAATCTGTTGACGTTAGTCTAACTCCATCAACGAAAACATCAACTCCAGTTGAAGGATTATAAACAGCATTAATTAATGTTTGCCCTGGAGCTGCGACAATGGATGCAACCGTTCTTAATCCCGGAATAGGACTCCAAGTAACACCCGATCCTGTTACAGAAAGAAAGGAACCAACTTCGCCTAACTCACCATTAATTGCGATGTTACCATAAAGAGATAATACATCGCTAACCGTTAAGTTATTAGATCTAATATCACCGCTTACATCTAGTTCTACAGTTGGCGTGGATGTTTTTATTCCTACTTTATTAGTATCAGGATCCGCGAAAATGAGATTACCATCAACCTCAATTCCGTTCTTTACTATAAAATTCTTATTTGGCATTGTAGAGTTTCCGCTTTTCCACTCTTTTTAATATTTAGCCTTAAGATCCAATTATGCCGAATCCTTTCCATTTATTTTCAATTGTATAAGTCCATCCAACATAATTCCCGCTCTTAGGATTTACACTGTAAATAATATCACCATAATTTCCACTAGAGGGTGTTGTTGTTCCTACTCCGATTGATCTTCCTTGAAGGGTAATATAAGGAGTATCAGTATAATATTCTGGAATTAAATTATTAACTTCAGGAATATCTTGAGTAACAGTTCCACCATTAATCATATGATACTGTGCGATAGATTTTTCTTCCTCAGTTAGTGTTTTATTTACTCTATCTGGAATTGAGGTTGAATAGTTACCTGGCCCAAATCCAACAGATTCAAAAATATGAGAAGTGGTATTAATCGTAGAACTCTTTCTAAGTTCAATTGGAACTATTTTGATTTTTTTGACTACAGAATTAACCGAATGAGTTTGTCTAACAGTTCCCATTTGTGCCCGAAAAACAGAGACATTATTTGATGTGATGTCGGATTTAACTCTAAAAATTTCATCATTGACTTTTATAAAATCACCAATATTCAATCCAGCATTCACTGCATTATCAATCGTCAAAACGTCTACATTTGATTCAGAAGTTAGTGCACTACTAATGTTTGTTGTTATTCCTGCATAAGAATAATAAGGCTTGTTGTTATTAGCTGTTATTGTTGGATAGATATAACGAGTACCAGTAGTTGGTAAGGATACTCCATCTTTACCAATATTAACAACCAGAGATTGTACTGTAGGAGTGTCAATAACGACAGCTTCTTTATTGAAATAATCACTATCAAATCCTCCTAATCTAATTGTTTCATCTAAAGTGTTACCATGAGCAATCGCACACGTTGCTGTTGCAATACCAGAAGAAGCATTATAAGAAAAATTATTAATTAGAACCGCTTTTCCTGCAGATAAACAATAAGATGTATTAAGTCCCACAGCAACAGTAGGAGAAGCAACTTGAATTTTATTGTGATCCTCAATAACAGTTATTCTAAAAGGAATAAGATTATCTACAAGATAAAGAGTATCGTTTATATTATCAACAACATTCGTAACAAGAATAGTGGCAGGAGTGAAACCTGTAGTGGTTCCGATACCAGCAGAAGGAATAAGAGTCGCAATATCACCAACACAATAAGCACAACCTGAATCCATTATCTCCAGATCACTGACCGTACCTGCACCACTAACGGTTAGTCTGACGTTGGCATTTCTTCCACTTCCACTACTAGCAATAACATCAGCACCATAATAAGTTCCTGGAACATAATTACTACCAACATTCAGAATACTAAAGTTAGTAATTCCTCTAAAGTTGTGAGATACTTCAGTGGTGAAAGTATGAGCAATCCCCGCTAAGTTAGAAACGATATTTGAAACCTTTATTCCATATTGGAAGTCTTCTGCTAGTTTATTGCGAGTTTCTTTAGTTAATGAGAATGATTCATTATTTACAATAACCTGTCCGATTTTATCTGGAAGCGCGAAAGAAGCTGTGGCTTTAGGATCCGATTCTAGATTATCAACATCACTTATTGGATAAAGATTTTTTATTGGTTGGGGGAACTTAAGATCGGTGAATGGTGATACTGTTGGGGAATTTGATGTATTAATTACAGTTAAATCATAAACACCATCTTGTTTATTATAAATGTATTCTTGAAGTTCTTTGACCTCATGAATTTTATAAGTATTAGTAGTTTCTAATTTTTTAAAGTATGGTAGATTTTGATTTCTGGTTGTCGTGTCTTTATTGAATGCTCCAGGATTTGTTGATAATGGAATAGTAAATTTTTTGTTATTGATAACAGAAGAAACAGTATGAACTCCACCAATAAAATTAACAAGTTCAATCTTAGAACCAATAGTAACATCTGATGGAAGTTCGGTTTTTAATGTCGCAACGTTTGAACTCCAAGTCACATCTGAAATATAGTGAGAGTTTCTTAGCTCTTCGGGTGAAATAAGAGTTGATACAGTAGAAGAAAAATACTTGCCCATTTCAACCGAATCCAATACCACATCATTAGACTCTTGAAGAATGAAGGATTTTAATGGTAGTCTGCTTGATTCCGTAGTATTTGACGGAATAATATATCTAAATTTAAAGATCTTCTCATCATCAGATCTAGTATCAACAACACGTTCAACATAAAATGAAGGCGTATAATTACCTAAAACCGAAGTACCAAGAGAATTTAATTGGTTATAAATTGAATTGTTTGTATTTACACCAATATACCAATTAGCATTACCAGAATCCCATTGAATTGGATGTCCGATTTCACCCGGCTTTTTATCCGCCACTCTACTGACAACAGTAAGATTTCCACCTTTTCTGTTTATATTTAATGGAACATTTGCAAGCGCATCATTATAAGTCTCGGCGACTTTGACTTTAGTTGAAAGTAATCCTGTTGTGATCGCGTAACCAACTTTATTTGAGGTCAATCCATCGGGAAGATGACCATTTTCAGAAAAAACTCTAATCTTTTCGCCCGTAATAAGATTATGAGAAGATGTTAAATCAATCGCATTATTAAAGATAGAATTTTCTGTGTTGTTATTGATTCTTGGAACATAGTAAACTTTTTCCGATGTTAAATTAGTTGAAGGAATCAGAACACTTGCGGTATAAATTCCAACTGTGGTATTATTGGATAATTCCACTTTAATAATTTCACCCCTTTTAGCACCAATATTATAACCAAAAAGATTATGTTCAGGAGGAGCATAAAAATTCTTTTCATTTGCGATATAAAGTCTTGCACTATTACCAACGGAAGTAGTAAGACCAACATCAAAAGAACCAAAATAAAAATTGGTTGTTTCTGATGAAACGAACTTTGGTGGAACTACTCCCACAAGATAACCATTATCATCATATGAATACGCTTGTTTTTTAAATCCTTCTGCAACTAATGCCTTTGCTCCATATTTGGATCTTGATGCATTCATATTAATCTCAGATCCAGAATTCACTGAGTATTGTTGAGCAAATCCTGTTGCACTACATGAATTAACATCGGCGGAAGTGTCATTAGCAATTCGTAAAAAGTAATGCTCATAATCGGGTTTATAACGAGCATCTGGATCACTATGAAGATTTGTGATAGCAGTTGAGTCTTTATAAGTTCCACTACTATAATCATATTTGACGAAGGCATTGTCATCTTTTTGTAGGCTTATTCCTTCAAATTGGTCAACAATAAAACTCTTAAAGCCTGAAACGTTATCACCATTTCCATAATAGCCACACATTCCATAGACACTTCTGAGAGTATTATTTTTAATCAGTGGTGAATCGGAAGTGATGCTATCTACGATGATATTAAGTGATGCACCCACAGAAGACGGTAATGCATTACTCGGTGTAATGGATGATCTATATTGGATCTGAGAAGAACTAATAACAGAGGAAACAATATTTTGTCCATCATAACCTGCAACACCAACACCACTTATTTGAATTGGTGTATCAATATTCAGATCTTCCGTTGGTTCTTCTAAAGTAACCGTAATTGTATTATTTGGAGTAACTCCATCACCAGCCCGAATAGATGTAATTCCAACTTCTTTTCCAGTTGAACTAATAATCCGAAACTCATCAATAACAGGTTGAATATCAACAGAAATCGTGGTAGAATAAATTGCATCTTGAATTTCTCTACCAGATGATAAACCATAAACAAGTGAAATTTTCTCATAATACATTTCTAGATCGGTTCTAGACGTTGTTACATTGAGAAAATTATCTTGAATGATCACATTATTAACACCATCAACATCTTGATAACAATCAAGTTTATGATGTGAAAAATTTGGAGAGAACTTAGTGACAGTATAATCTTTATAGCAGAATCCGTTAGGATCTGCATCTCTAAATGCTAGATTTTCTAAAACAGATCCAGCACTTCTACGAAATACACAACTTCTTTCTATGTTATTATTGGTTGGACTAGGAACATAAAGTGGACGAAATACTGTCTTTCTTGAATCGTAACACCAAATTGTCGTTCCTCTTGGAACGATAACTCCACCATAAACTGAATTGAGTTTGTATAATTGATTAGCAGAATCGTAAAGATTGAAATTAGTATTAGTTTTCCATTCAGTAAGAGTTGTTGATTGACTGCTTCTCAATAACAAAGACCCATCGTTCTTTACTAGAACTCCAGGTCTATCGTCTATATCATATTGTCCAGGAAAGACAATAATTGTTGTATTACCGTAAAGGTCGTTATTGGTACCTGAAATGTAGCTATATCTAACGGCTTCAATAATTGCTCGTTGAGGTGTTTTAAAAGGTCTAGCTAATGATGTACCAGTATTCTCAATGCTATCGGTGGCATCTAGACCGTCAACATTAACGTATATTACTGTTCCTTTTGCTGTTCTTAAAAAATTTTCTAGCCGATTTAGACTCATTGTCTTCTAAAACAATTCCTGTTTTATTATTTAGAGTCATCAATCACTCGGTCAGTCTATTGTGATAAGATAAGATGCAATACAGAAAACAGTGAGTGTGAGAAAGATATCTAAAACAATTTTAGTCAAATGTTTTTAGGTGCTCCTGAATTTTAATATACTTTTTGATGTAGTGGGGAGTGTTTGGATTTAGTGCTACCCTATAACGAACACTAGAATCCTCATCGGTCGCTAGTTGTTCTAGAGCTTTTGGTGGTGTGTTTGGATTATGTGCTACACTCCAACGAACACCAGAATCCTCATCGGTCGCTAGTTGTTCTAGAGCTTTTGGTGGAGTGTTTGGATTTTCTGCTACCCAACAACGAACACTAGAATCCTCATCGGTCGCTAGTTGTTCTAGGGCTTTTGGTGGTGTGTTTGGATGTTGTGCTACCCAATAACGAACATAAAGATCCTCATCGGTCGCTAGTTGTTCTAGGACTTTTGGTGGTGTGTTTCGGTTTTGTGCTACTTCACGACGAATACCATAATATTCCTCATCGGTCGCTAGTTGTTCTAGGACTTTTGGTGGTGTGTTTCGGTTTTGTGCTACTTCACGACGAATACCATAATATTCCTCATCGGTCGCTAGTTGTTCTAGGGCTTTTGGTGGTGTGTTTGGATGTTGTGCTACCCAATAACGAACCCAATAATGCTCATTAGTAGCTAGTTGATCTAATGTTGTTGGTGGGGTGTTTGGATTATATGCCAGATTAATTCTATCATCCAATGAAAGACTTTCAATGTCATCATGTATGATATCGCTTTTATTATCAAGATTCATCTTTCACATCATCAGAATGAGATAACACAAGTAGATCAAAAGAACTTTCTTGAACATATGTTGGAGGATTTAGGCGACAATATTCATTAAAGACAATTTTACACTCTTTGTTGGTGAGATTACAATAATCCGCCGCTTTTGGTACATTCCATTTTGCACCAAAGAGATTCTCCATAGCTTCACGAGTTTCGGGTCTCATAGATTACATAGATTCCAAATGGTTTGGATTGTGAAATAATATTCAGAATCTCCAGGATTTCCCACAAAATGTTCTGATGTGGGTTCCAATGAAATCATATCATTGATAATTGTAGTTCTAGCTTCCCAATCCTCTAGACCTTGATCTAATAGTTCATTATATTGAGCTTGAATATTTGTTTTTGAGATTTTCATTACTTCAAATACGAAGATGAATCAATCTTAACACATCCTGATGGATTTTGGAGTTACCTAGTGACAGTTCGTAAAGTGGTCAAGATGTAATTTCCGATAGCTTTGCAGTGGCAATAGATTCAACTAAAGTCCAATACAATTCACCACTCATAGGAAAGTTATCTTCACAGAAATGAGCCGCGATATCTTCTTGTAGTGCGATAAGATCGTCACTGACTTCTCTTGTTACTTGCATTTTTTATTTCTCTCTTAATTTGTTCTTTGATTAAATTTTCAACATAAGAATGTTCATAATTAAAAGAATATCCTTCATTTCCTTTTGGATAATCTGTATAATTTTCACCTTGATATTCTACAATAAGATCATCATCTAATCTTCTTGCAACAATATGATAATTTGCCCGAATTTTGGTACCGTTATTATTTTTAATGATGACTTGTTTTTTATTTTTATTGATATGTTCAACGAATAATTCTTGCCAATGACCAATAGGTGTGATATTTATGGTCATATCATCAAGATTTACCAAACCGTCCCAGAAAGAAGGCAAATCAATAATTCCGGTTTCATTTATTTCACCTCTACAATAAACAGCGATTTCGGGACCTTCAATACAAACATGCCTTAATCTCCATCCTTTTTTATTAGGATGAGGCATATCAAAGGGTAAATTTTTCTTATTTGACAGAACATGAATTCCATTATTGGATGACACTTCACCAACGGCAGTAACTTCTCCATCAACATTAACATCTTCTAATGCCTTTAGTGAACCCACCTTCATGTTATAATAATACCAAAGATCACAAGGAGGATCAATATTTAATTCTGAAGATATATCTTCTAAATCGGCATTATATGGCTTCAACACAAAATCAAAACGATTTGATGGAATTCCTGTTATAACCGGATCAGAACAATCCTTTTCGCCATATTCTCTAGTGATTAGAATATTATTTGTAGTTTCAACCATGATTATTTTTTACGTCGTAGTGATAACCCGAAATTGAATATTCGTTATTATTACCGGGATAATCGGCTGGACTATCACCACTATATTCTGGAATCAATTTTTCACCATCTTTTCTTTCAGCAAAGACATGATAAAAACAATGAATAGGCATTGAAAAATTGGAAAGCAAAAGAATTCTTTCTTCTGTTATATCTTTTACTGTAATATTTTGAAGGGTTTTAATTGGTGTGATATTGACTGTTATTGATTCAATATCAACAAAATCTTTCCAGTATTTTGGTAATAAGATTTCATTTGAATTTTTAAGTGTTCCTCTAATATAAACATCATTAGATGGTGCTTCGGGGCAGGTGTGTCTTAATCTCCAACCGGGTTTTGATGGATGTTCAATATCAAAATTCTTCTTAGCCGAAAGAACATGTTTACCGCATCTAGAAATCACTTCTCCTTGAGCGACAAGATGAGTACCAACATCCACTCTACCATTAACACTGAGATTATCAAAAATAACAGCATCACCGGAAACCGCTAGTGAATATGGACTATAATTATTACCACAAATACCATTACCACCAACAAAAGATGGTTCCGAGTCTACGTTAATATTGGGACCAACGATAAGTGTTGCAGAAACATTTGAAAAAATATCAGGATCACCAATAACCATCGGACCTTCAACATAGGCCGATCCTCTTATCTTTTCTTCGCCGACACCCAAAAAATCAGGAAAACCATCACCAACAACTAATTGATGAGATACACATACATCGTCTTGTGAAAATGCCATACTTAATTATAACTTTGAGAATTTTTGAACTTTTTAGTAGAAGCTGATATTGGAACTCCTTTAGCTGGTCTCGTTGAAGATGCTGCGGTGAGACCATTAACGAAATTACTGATCAGGCCCAAAGAAGTGTTCGCTACTATATCTATGCTCTTTGGAGTGAAGAGTTTCATACCAAGATCGGCCTTTACATCAAAGCTTCCGGTTTTTATATTAACGGCTTGATTTGAATCCAGATTGATTGTGCCTCTTGAAGTGTCTGACCCTTCCGCTCTTATGTCAACATCTTGACCGGAAATTCTTACTCGTCCGTTTGGGGCTCTTATAACAACATCTCCGTTTTCAACAAACAGAAAATAACCGGTTCCATCAGTTTCACCGACGACTCCTGCATGTTCAGATGCACAAACAATCTGATAAGGTCCAGGGCAACGATTAATAGTAGAACCTTTCATTGGTCCATTCTTCATCAAACTCATATAATGGAGTGAATGGAATCCCTGTATATGAACTCCGGCTAATGCACTTGCCGCTGTTGCATCAAGATTAGCGGTGTACATATAACCAAAATGAATCTTACCATCTTTATTACCATAAGCGATAGCTTCAGGATTCGTCTTTGGTCCAGTCTCATTAATTTTTAAATGTGATAGATCAATCATTTCTCTACAACCCCCACACAATCAATAACATTCACGATAGGTGTATTTGGTGGTATAATATCTTCTTTACTATCACCAACTCTTAGAACCTTAAACACAGGAATAAGATTTGCATTGAATCCGGTTTTTGTTTTAATTGATATTTTTGGAACTTCTGTAAAGCCTATTCCTCCATTGTTAACAACCACATTTTTAATAGATCCATTGTTATCAAAGGAGATTGAAATTTCAGCGCCATTAGACGGAGCTAATACTACTTCATCACCATTAACATAATTAGATCCAGAATTAGTGACAGCTATATCATCAATAGTGAGAACAACTGGATAAGAGTTATCAGAAGAAGGAAAATCACCACGATTTGAGATTATATCATCTGATACCGAAGTTGTGAGAGTTCCATTATAGTTTATTGTCACTGGAACTGTCGGACCTTTTCCAATTATGTCTTGTAAAACATTTCCGCTGGAATTATAAACTGTGGTATTAGCAAAAGTCTTAAAATAAATTAAATCATTTTCCAGTACATCAACAACAGTTCCTGGACCATAGACAGAATATCCTGAAGTTTCATTGAAAATAATCGTATCATTTGGATTTGAGAATATAAATCCTTCTCCTCCGGTACTTCCGTCTGGATATTGCAAATAACCAGCGCCACTATCAATCATTACGACATTATCAATAACAGACGAATTATCTTTTCTCATAATTGCAACTCCCATGGCACCAGAACCATTACCACATTTATCAACAATCTCAATTGTTGGTGGTGATGTGTATCCACTTCCACCAGTAATAATATCAAATCCGATAATAGATCCAGTGAAACTCACGATGGGATTAGCTGATGCTCCTGAACCCGAAGAACTTAAGAATCTAACGGTTGGTGGACCACAAGGTACTTGAGATGTACTACAAGACGAATTATTTTCATTGTTTGTGATAGATGAAGTGATACCAGCAATTCTTTTATCAATATCTGAGCCTAGATTTTCAAGAGCCTTTTTGGGTCCACTAAAAATACTCCATTGCTCATTCATCTCACAATTTATATCATCTTCACAGGTGAGAAACTCTAAAACTCCAACAAAAATTGATAAACCAGAATAGATCTGATTGGTGACATCACCTATTCCCGAAAATGCAAGAATTCCACTAATACCGTCAGATAATTCACCAAAGACCTTTGATAGTATTTCAGCTAGAAAATTTTCCGCAGCACAAAGAGGTGCATTGACGTACTTATCAATAACACTATCAAAAAGATCTTTAATAATATTGGGTAGACGATTTAGAATCTTTTGAAATAAACAAAATACAATATCGTTAGCACTCTCAAATTCTTTACTGTATTTGATTCTCTCTTGAGGATTAAATTGATCTAACTTTTCGCTGAATTCCTTATTGATTTTATTCATAACCGAAGTTCTCATTGAATCAATAAGAGTCTTCACCAATCCCGTTGTACGATTTTGAATTGAGGATAATTGATTATCTAATAATCCAGAAAGATCAGACGCACTTCCTAATACACCAGATTTAATAAGATTTGTTATTGATATTGCATCACCAATAGATTTTTGAATTCCCTTTAACGGACCCGATGGACCTTCACATGCCTTTGTTTTTGGAAGATAAAAGGATCTTCTTCCATCAACATAACGATCTCTATCGGCTGTTGTGTATAGATTTGGATCAATGCTTTCGGTGGGTTTATTTTCCGCGCCGATATTTCCCGTTGGAATTGGTTTATTCGTGAACGCACTTCTTGCGATAAATCCTTTTTCTGGTTCTTCTGGAAACAGACTCGTTTTTGGATTTACCGGAAGAACAAATGCAATAAAAGGCTCATTGCCGTCTTTACCATCACGATAAAACCCAACAACATAAGAACCCTGTCTTATGTTTGGTGTTTGAACAGATCCCGCCAATCCTCCGCCAGCGGTTACAGGTAAGGCAACAGAAGCCGTTGGGAGATCAATACTTGGAGTTTCTGGAGTGTGCCGACCTACGATTCTCACTTTATAAGAAAACGTTTCACCTTTAGTATCGGTCGGACGATGAAGTAAACCGGTTTGAGATTTTTGCCAGTTCTTCTCATCAACAACCTGTCCCACCCACCAATAAGTAGCATTAACTCCAGGAGTTTCACTCATGAATTCTACATTCTAATGCATTGGGATTTTCATCACAATAAAGCTCTAGAGCCGATGGATCTTTATCGGAATCGGGATGATTTCTTTGATAACGTTCAAGAAAGTCTAATTCTTGAGAAACATGTCTGCGTCTTTGTGGACTAAGACCCGGATTATCAAGTTCTTTTTGATTTGATCTAATGTGTTCGGTAATACTATTCATAAATTTATGTCTTGTAGATTGATTCTCTTACTAGATTTATTGATGTGAAACAATTCATTTTTGTTATTCTGTGAGCCACATCAATAACCAGATAATTTCCACTCTTCTTATTACTGACAATCTTTGATGCCTTGCCTGATATTTCTGGAAAGTCACATGTTAAGATGTTACCAGCTTGAATAGAGAAATCACCCGGAATGGTAATATTTAGGCGGGTGTTGAAGAGATTATTGTATCTCGCCTTTGCCTGCCTTTCAATAGACTCAATATCCCAATCTGCGGCTTCAATCTCTTCTAATTGTTTTTCAAGCGTACTACCAGTTGGAAGAATACCGATCGGCTTCCATCTGTTATAAATTTTGGTTGATTTATTCCAAAGATCTAAATCCTGAGCAATTTGTGGCATATTTGTACCACCCATATAATTCTCATTCATTCTCTCAACATCACTAAAAGTTGTTTCCTCTTTGTACTCTTGAGTGAATGGATTGAAACTTTTAAGAATCGGTTTTGTGAGTGAACCCATTCTAAGAGTATTATCCAAATTGACCGAGCTATTGATTGAATATGCAAGAATCTTCTCATCATATCCGGAAGGAAGAAATGGTGTATTATTGAAAATCAGTTTCTTTTTGGGTGTCTGTGAGAAAAATTTATCAATAGATTTGAAATGATAACCTCCATTACCATGACCGTCATCTGGTGTCTCATAGAAAAAATAACCGGCGTATTTCCCGATGGATTCTGGTAGATTAGGAACCGATTTAGATGCGAGCCAAGGAATTTTATAGAATGGTTTTTCTATATTACCAAGAAAGTTAAACTTATTAATCGTCTCATCAATATAAAGCTTTTTTGGTGTCTTAAGAGTTTCACTTAAAATAGAAGAAACTGAATCAGAAATTCTACCGTTATATCTTTTGGTGACTCTACAATCAACCAATTCATTATCAATACATTCTTTAGAATAAAAATCTAAAGTGAATACGGCTTTACCTGTATGTTCATCTATATCTCTTACTTGTTGAAGTCTTAGATGATAATCGTCTAAAAATGAGAGTTTATTACCATAACCATCTTCCGCAAGAATTGTTGCTTTTTCTCCCGCCGTTAGATTAAGATCATCTCTTTCAAACATACCAGAAGAGTTGTTTTCTAGACGATAACCAGTATCACCAATAATGGCTGTTACTCTTACACTATAATCAAGACAACTTTGATAAAAACACATCTCAATAAAACCACCAGTAATATCAACATCTCTGTTGTTATTAGAGTATAATGTGAATTGTTTTAACTGCGAAGAACTCACCGCAGCATTAAGATTAAGTGTCATTATCCTCTAAAGTTGGATACATTATTTACACTAGAAGGCATTGGAAATGGTATCGGAATAGTGTTATCAATCGCCACTTCTTTTTGTATCATAACAGGTTGAATTGCAACAATAACCGAACCTCCATAATTTTCATAAGAAGCATAGCCAGATGGAACACTTGAGTAATTACCGATGAATCCACCTCGCTTCAATCCTGTTAATTTTTTGAATCCACTTTTTATATTACTCCAGGTGCTTTGAAGAGCATTTGGTTTAGCTGCAGGTTTATTGGTTTTTGGAATTTTTCGGGAGCGATTATTAATTGTTTTGGTGGTAGTCTTAATATTTTGTTTGGTGTTGGATTTTTTGTTATCTTTCTTTGGAGTATTAGAAGTTTGCTCAAATTTAAGTTTTTCTTCATTTGTCCATTTTTTTGGTTTAAATTTGCCATCAACCATCACACCTTGTTTGCCATTCTTAATAACCAATCCACTATCAGACTCCCGCAATTCATCCATATTAAATCTTTTTCCTAATTCTCTTGGAGAAGGTAAACCCAAATCACCATGACCTATTTTCATCACTAAATTCCCATTCTTATCACGAATAACAAGAAATCTGCCATAGCCACCGGGTTCTGCTTGATATTCAAAAGTTCCACCTGATATTTTTGGTGCCATTATGTTAGCTCCTGCAATACCAGAAACAGACAGATCAGATCCACCAACAAATCTATTTTTAACATTTTGTTTAACAATAAAATAATCGAATGGCTCATAGCCTGCTCTAGCAGAATGGTGTGAAACTAACACCCTCTTTGCTAATTCCTCTTTTTCTTTTTGACTTGCATTAGGATTCCATCTTAGATTACTAACACCAACACCAGAGAATTCCATAACATAACCTTCCGCTGCATGAGCAGATGCCATAGAATCCATCATTGCGATTTTATCCTTTAATGATAGACCAGTAACAAATCTCGCATCAACGTGATATCCAGTTCCTGCACCAATTCTACCTTCTGGGCCAGTTTTAAGACCACTTCTAAATCCTGTTGATTTAGATTCTACTTCACTAGAAGAAAACTCGGGTGCTCTAAACATAGCACTACCTTGTGGTCCTCTAGGAATATCTCTTAAATATCCTGAATGTTTTCTGGAACCAGAAATTTTATCAGCGGGTCTTTCCCATTCAGCCATCCACCAATCTGCAGCTTCTTGTGCAGAAGCAAAACTTTTAGTGGAATAGGAGCCGGGTCTTACTCCCGATAGAGATTGTGGCTCATTTAGTGCATAATCAATCTGCGCCTTCCAATTTGTTTCCCAGTCAGGAACCGCTCTCATAAATGGTACTCGTCTTCCATGAGACCATTGGAATAATCCGATACCAGTTCCGCCAGGTTCTCTGTTATTTGGAATAAAACTACTCTCTCTTGAAATATTAGCCATAAGACCGAGAGCTTGAATATCACTCATCTTCTTATCTTTGGTTAGATATTCGTAGATCTGTTTTTCTAAACCGCCTCTGGGATTATAGCCACCATAAGTTCCCCCAGAAATACCACTCACACCTTCAGATGTACCATAATCTGGTCCAGATACACCGCCACCTTTTTGTCTATTCTTTTCAAGCATTTCATCTCGGCCAATGGGTTGCCTAAAATCACCAATTGCCTTATTAACTCTTTCTTCAACAGATCTTTCAATAATAACAGAAACCATTTCAACCAGATTATTTCTGGATGCAACTTCTGATGCTCTAGAAGGAATAACACCACCATAAGCCATTGCAAAAATTGAATCTTTTTGTTTTTGCTCCTGTCGTTCTGCAATAAATCTCGCTAATTCAATAACATCTTTAGCAGTGTTTTTATAAACAGTCTTACTTGGTTTTTGACCTAAAGCGAGATCGGAACCAACACTTGCAATATCACCAAATAGTTGATTTCTTCTTCTCAAGGTCTTGGAGACATTGGAGATACTATCAACTGGTGTTTTTCTTGAAGGTGTTCCTTTTGGTCTAAAAATACCGAGAATGCCACCAAGTCCGATTTTGGGACTTCCATAAAATCTCCGAACTTTTGCTTCACCACCAACATCTTTACCGATATTTGTTTCAGGAATACTTTGCTTTCTTGGAACTCTTGTTTGTCTTGTTGATTTTAGCTCTCTTGTTGGAGATTTATAAACTGGAATGTTTCCTCTGGTTGGTCCTATTGTTCCACCAGTTGCAGCACCTTTTATTGGCTTCTGTTGTGTTTTTGATGTTGCAGTTTTAGGTGTATCTTGACCAGCAATTTTATAAACAACATCAGTAACATCACTAAGAGTATTAGTTAATGCTTGCTGAAAAGAGTTAAATTCTTGTTTAATTGGAATCTTTTTAATTGCCTCATGCTTACCCTTTAATTGATCATGAACCTTATAACCAGTCTCAATAAATCCACCAATTGCACCCATGAAAAGTCTGGCGATAAGTGCGAGAAAATCACCAGCAGGTTTCAATGCTCCAAGAATTCCAGTTAATCTTGGAAGAAATGGTATGATCTTAGTAAAAACAAAACCTAAAAGACTATTAACAAAAAAGTTTGTTAATCCATCAAAAATTCCGGTCTTAACAGCAGCTTTATTTCTTACCTTCTCAAAGAGCGTCTGTTTTCTTCTTTTTTTCTTATCTTTATCGTCTGATAATTTTTTACTTTTCTTCTTTTGTTTATCATCATTCTTTTGATTAAGAAGTTGTGCCCCGATACTATTTTTTAATACCTTCTCCATCGTTAAGACTTTTTTACGAATCTTAAGAACAAGTGCCTTATCAGTTAATGAACGATTTTTTGATTGTGGATCCATTAACCAATACCGTAAATTTCAGCGAGCATCTGACGAACACCAGTTCCCATCGGTGCAATAACACCAAAACTCGGAACACTTGTCACAGGAGAATTTGTTTTATCATCCATCATGTTATGTGCCATCGGTGGAAGTGTTATAAATCCACCCATATTACCCATTCTTGGTGATGGTGGAAGAATACTATCATCTTTTGGAATCGGTAACATTCTAGCTGCATTTGAATTCTCGTCGGTTTTTGCAACAAGATTATCAAAGAAGTTTAATCCGACTCGTTGAACAGTAAGTCTAGGAATAACATACTCACCTGCTTTCAAAAGTGCTAAATGTTTATCATCTGGATTACTTCCAGCAGTCGGATGACTCGCTCTTATCAGACCACCCTTTTTCAACCCCATAAGGCGTCTAGGATCCCACCAAGACCGTTGCGGGGGTTGGGGTTTCGGCATCGGTTTTGGTTTGGTTGATGCCCGGCTTGGTTTGGGGGATTCCGCAGCCGAAACCGCTCTAGGCTGTCCTGTGAGCATTCTCAGTATATCGGGAAACTGAGATTTTGTTTTTTGTTTTGGTGGATTTAACCAACCACTTTTCATCAATTGATTACCGACAGCTAATCTATTTTCAATATGAGGGGTGCCGGCTTTTTCATAATCATTCAAAAAGATTTTGGTTGCTTCTCCTATATTTTTAGCCTTATTGATTTTATCTTTTACTAAACTATATTCAGGATGATTGTTTAGTTCATGTAGAATAAAATCAACTTGAGTATTCAAATCATTCCATGGTTTTCCTCTACTTTTAGCAAAAGATGTAAGATTCATTGGATCAGTATCAAATCTTCCGCCCTTTTCCCATTGAACTAATCCTCTACCAGGACCACCTCTATGTTGATGAGTATTTGGATCATAAGTGTAAGCACTTTCAACACCGATATTAGAAACAACACCAGCGGCGGCTGTTGGTGTTAGACCACCTTTAATAAGTCTGTCAAGAATAGATCTAGCTTGTGGTTTTATGAGATCTAATTTACCTCCAACAATTCCACCTGTACTCATTGTGGTCAACTTGGATCCGATTGTTCTTGGTCTATTAGCATTAGCTCCAATATTGAACATAAGAGGATCAATTCCGGTTGAAGAGATCATTCGTTCTCTCGCACCTTTTTGAAGAATCGCTTCTCCTTTTTGTAAGACAACAGAACCACCATCTTGAATTGGAACTAATTGAGTATCAACACCAGCACCCTTTACTGTTATTCCGGTGCTAGGTGTTACGATTCCACCAGTAGATGCACCTTTTAGGAAACCTCTTTCAGTTCTTCCACCAATTCCAGGTGTTTTATACTTTTCGTTAATAATATCAATGCCAGGAACATCAATTGCCTTTCCGGCTTGAACTTTGGCAGCTCTCTCTGTCTGAAGCTTTGCTGCTTTTCGTTGTCCTGTTACTTCATTGGCCGCAACTGCCAATCCCGTTATTCCAGCTATAGCTAAAACCGTAGGATTAAATAATAAATTTCTTATTGGAGCTTTTATTAATACTTTACGGAAAAAGTTGAGTGTCTTCAATGTACCCCTAATAAATCCATACAGTGGAGTAAAGAATATTGTTGCCGCACCAGCAATCCAAACCCAAAAGTCTTTAAAAAATCTACTAATAGATTTTATTTTTCCTGCATTACTTGGATCACTTGCCCATTTTATAAATTCAGTAAAAACTCTTCCTAGAAAAGTAAGATATATGAATTTCCATATTCTCTCAAGAAGATTCTTAACAGGAGCCATGGCTTTTTTCATTACCTGTTTTCTGAATCTTTTAGATTTTTTTAACAGAGATTCTCTTTTTTTACGATTCTCATTCTCATCTTCTTGGGTCTTTTTCTTACCTATTTTTAGAAGAAACTTATTCTGTGCATCAAGAATCTTAATAATATTTGTGAGTGAATCATTAATATCAACAAAAACTTGTGTTGGTCCTTGAGAAGATGTGGATCTTGTTAATCTTGCGGTTTTTATTCTTGGTTGCGATGATGCTGGAGCCGCTTGTTGATCGGGTAATGTTTTTGTCTCAACAATTTGAATTTTTGCTGTGGATAATACTCCTCTACCGGATGCTGATCTTACTGTGATAGCAAAAGTCTTACTACCAATTCTATCTGCAACAAAAGTTCTAGATCCACTCAGTTCAACGTCTGGAATCTTTGGATAAAATCCAACAGATCTAGAAACAGCTATTGCATTTTCAGACTTCCAGCTTACGGTATAACTTTCACCTTTTTCTACTTCACTCTTATCAATAGTGATTTTTAGAACAGGTGGTTTGTTTATCGGCTTTGTTTTCTGTCGTCTTAAACGAGTTGTATTGGATCTTAATTGTTGATTGGTTGCGGAAGTATTATTTTGTAGCCGATCTTTATCATCTTTATCCGATTCTTGTAATAAGCTAATCTCACCTAAAATCTTAAGCGTGAGAGCACTTCGTCTATTTTTGCTTACGTCGTCATCAAACTTTTTTCTTTGATTGTCTGTTAGAAAATCACCGTTTGACTTTTCGTGATTTTTACACCATAAGATCGCATAATAATATAGAGAATCCTTAACACCAATTCCAAGATCTTCTACAAAATCTTGCGCTTTCGCTAACTGAACTGCTGTTAATTTAAGATCCTCTATTTTAGGGCGGCGTACTCTTGTTGCCGGCATTATGGCTTATGGATACTACAGAATATTTAGACCCTATTTTGACTTTGTTGTTGTTGTTGCTGTTTGACTTTTTCTTCCTCTAGATGCATTTTTAACATTTCAACATATGCATCAAATTCCCATGGTAGTATATTATCTAGCCATTCGGGATTCCATTTATGATATTGAACTAATGCAAACATTCGCCGATAATACACCTCAAGATTGGTGTGCGACATTCCTAGATAAAAAAATCAACTAACCCATTCAGTGTAATTTCTGCTTCTTCTGGAACTTCTTTTTTGGTTTTTGGATCAATAACAGTACGAGTTGGATGTTGAATCTTAATTGTATGTTTTAGTTGCGGCATGGTATTAAGAAACTCCTCAACTTTTTCAAACTGTTTTGTGAGAAGATCATCTAGAAAGGAAATAACTTCTTCTCTTCCGACATCTTCCGCTAACCATACATCTTCACCTTTACAGATCTTATCAACACAAGAAGCAATAAGATCATAACCTTTCTTCATTTTATCTTCGGTATCCGCATCTTCTGGCATCTCAAATTGCTCTTTAATGAAGAAGTCAAAGGTTGGATACTTCATAATCATCGTCATATCATCATCAAGTTTAATAATATTGGTGTGACCTTTAGTTTCCTGTATTTTAATCTCATCAATATTGACCTTAACAGGAACATAGAGATCTTCTTCACCAGGATAAAGAACCTGAAGTTCAATAACCTCCCCAGATGCCTTTGCCCGAATATTAAGAAAAAGATATTCAATGTCAAAAGTTGCAAGTCTTTCTACATCAACATCTTTAGCTTGAATGCAATTTTCAAGAATCATCTTAATCGCAGTAGTAATCTCGGAGATGTTTTCGCTCTCCATTGCGATTGCAAGAACTTTTTCTTCTACAGCTCTATAAGGCCGAAACTTTACTTTCTTTTTGAGAGACGGAATAACAATCTCATAGGTAGGATAAACTGGACGAGGTAGAACAGACATGAATCAAAAATAATATGTTTTGCTTTTATTTATGTGGTTGGTGTGAGAGGATTTTGTGGAGCCGGATTATTTGGAATCGGTAATCCCGAAAGAGGTAGTGTATTGATAACATAGCGAGTATAGGCAAAAGACACTGTACATTGCAATAATTGAGTTGAATCGTAAGAAACTGGAATGCTGTTTATCGCAATCGGAAAGGCTTGTAAAAACTTATATTGTAAGTAATTTCCTCTATAATCTTTTTCAAACTTGTTTAAGATAATATATGGTGCCTGATAAGAAGAAGGGAAATTTACTCTATAAAAATAATTCGGATCCTCAAGACCTAAAGATTTTTGTTCATCTGCAATATATTCCATCCATAATTCAAAGAACAATAAAACTCTATAATTCGGACTATTCTGTGCATTATCAACGGAGTTATCCACCTGAAAAGTAAAGTCGCTTCTATCGTCATATTGTCTACGATAGGCATGTCTTTCTGTTACACCAGTATAATCATCGGTGATTTCATTTGTTGCAAATGTTGAACCCGGAAGACTAGCTTCAGTACAATTAAGACTAATGAGTTCAAAAGTCTCATCGTTGAAATTAATATCAATACCCGCTTTATTCTTATCGGAGATCCAGTTTCTAACTTGTGCTGGTGGCGGAAACCAACATTGAAAATTAGATGTCGTTGCCGGACGAAGAATCTTACTTTTTAATTGTGCTATTGTTGGTGGTTTGGGTTTATACAACGTTCCGCTAAATATAAAAAGAGTCTAAAGTATATTTAGTGGCTACTAATTGGGTACAGAACTTTTATCATCCAATAAATCCAGATAAGTATATTGGAGATCTTAATGAAATTGTCTTTCGTTCTTCTTGGGAAAGACATCTGTTTCAATTCTGCGATAATACAAGTAGTGTTCTAAAATGGTCTAGTGAACCGTTTGCTATTAAGTATTGGGACGAATCGTCAATGAAAACCCGCAGATACTTTCCAGATGTCTATATGGAAATTGTCAATAAAGATGGTCAAACTAAGAAATATCTTGCGGAAGTAAAACCCTATCGTCAAACTCAACCACCAAAAGAAGGAAGAAAGAAAACCAGAACTTATATCAATGAGTGTAAGACCTATCAGAAAAACACATCAAAATGGAAGTTTGCTGAAGAGTTTTGTGATAGAAATGGAATGGAATTTATTATTCTAACAGAAAGCGATTTAGGAATTAAGTAAGCTGATGTTCAAGAACATAATCTCTCGCTCAACTCAATGGATTCTTAAATGGATTGAAACGAATATCCAATTTGGTGGTCTTATTAGTAGAGCGAAAAGATTAGCATTAGAGAAAGAAGAAAAGAAACCTGTTTCTATTGTTCAATCAACTACCGATAAAGAAAGAAGAATTCGTGAAAGACAGCAGCTCTATAGCATAAAAGAGTTAGCGGATTCATTGCCACCAGGAAAGAGTCCTAATTTTTATTGGGATAAGCTAGTGGAGACATTACAAAATCTAGGAAGACAAGAAGAATCATTGGAACTGGGTAAATATTATACTTTTAAGTATTGGGCAAAAACAAAAGGTAAGTATTTTGATCTTTATCCTGTTTCTATTATTATAGATAAGAGCGCATTCAAGGTTTTAGGTGTGAATCTACATTGGAAGTATGCACCACAGTACATTGAGAGCATGTATAGAAATTACAATTATAGTGGTTTTCAGTCTCGTTTTTATGAAATAAAGGAGTGGGAGTTGGAAGATGTTTTAAGAATACAAACATTCTATCCAATTAAGCTCTAAATATAATAAAAACAATGCCCATCATTTCAACCGCCAGATTAGAGACATTGGGTGGTTCGTTAAACAGAAATGTAAAAAAATCAGGTAAAGGTGGAAACAAGTCCTACCTGATGTATCCCACTAACATGAAAAATGACGATGTGGTTGAAGGGCAAGATAGAATAGAATTTAGCATCAAAGAATATAAACTAAAAAGCGATAAATTAGAAGCGCCTAGAGTTGGTCCGGCAGAAAATTTGAACATTGATACTCCTTTTCCTCAAGTAAAAAATGCAATGAAGGAATCGGAATTTTATGTCAATAGTGCTCTAAAAATGGGAGGTAATAGTGTAGAAAGAGTATTTCTTCCAATTCAGGATAAAATCCAGGATACCAATGCGGTTACCTGGGCAGATGGAGGTCAGTTAAACGATATTCAAAGAAGAGTTGCCAATCTATCATATAATGCAATGAAGGGCGGCGAAGGACTCCAAATGGATAAGTCAATAGATGCCATGACAAGTTTATTAACAGATGAATCTATTGGTGATCTTGGTAGACTCGCATTAGTTGAGCAGATTATTAGTGTACAAGGATTATTCACAAGAGCAACAGGTAAGATTCTTAATCCAAATTTAGAGTTACTCTTTAACACTCCATCATTGCGACCATTTACGTTCAACTTTAAATTATCACCTAGAGATCAAGATGAAGCTGATGAAGTCAAGAAAATCATAAGATTCTTTAAGCAAGGAATGGCACCAAGAGTTCAAGAGAATAGCTTATTCATTAAATCACCTTACGTCTTTGGTATTAAGTATTTGATGGGTAGCAGTAAGACACACATTGGCATCGGGAAAGTAAAAACCTGCGCATTGCAAAATTGTACGGTTGATTATACTCCCAATAATTCTTACATGACATATAAAGACGGCACGATGGTTGCATATAATGTTAATATGACATTCCAAGAAATTCTTCCTGTTTATGCGAGTGATTATGATGAAGACGATCATCCGATTGGATACTAATGGCACACTACTTCAGTTACGTTTCTGACTTTAATTACGTCAGTCTTCTTCCAGATTCAAAGATTTCTGATTACACCATAGTCAAGAATTTCTTTCGTCGTGGACAGATTACATCTAGCATCTTCAATAATCTCGCTTATTTTGAGAAATATTCAATTGAAGGAGATGAACGTGCTGATCAAGTAGCACATAAATTCTACGATGATCCAACATTAGATTGGGTTGTTTTTCTGTCTAATAATATTCTGAATGTTCAAGATGAATGGCCGTTACCTTCTAATGTTTTTGATCAAGTGATGCTACAAAAATATGGATCTTATGATAATCTTTATTCTGGAATTCATCACTATGAAACCGAAGAGATTCAAAACTCAGTAGGAATAACAATGCTGAAAGGTGGTATCAGATTATCACCAACATGGAAAACCAATGGCAATTTTATTGAAGTTGTTAATGCAAAGATTAATACCTTAACAAGTAGTGGAACTACCGGATCAATTGAACTTGTTAATGGTATTGTTGGATTAGAGGTGGGAACTCAAATAACACTATTCAATATATCAGACAGAGAATATAATGGTCAATTTTTTATTAGTAATATTTTAGAAGAAACTGATAATTTAGTCACGTCATTTGAATTTATTCTGAATGAAGTTCCAGCTAATTCTGAACCGATTTTAGCGGATCCTAGAGTAGAAGAAGTTCATTTTACCTTAAGTGAGAATAGCACCTTTACTGCTAATTCTTATTATTACGAGTTTTATGATGATGGTTTAGGTTATACGGTCCACACACCGAAATCTAGTTTCGTTACTGGAGTGACAAATTATGAATACGAGATGAACAAGGAAGACAAGAAAAGAGAGATTTATATTATTAAACCAGCTTATCTGAGTATTCTTTTTGATGACATTGAGAATATTATGAGGTATAAAAAAAGCTCTCAATATGAGAGCCGTACCCTAAAGAAGGGAGATAATATTAGACTTTACAATTAGTCGTCATCATTCAGTTCTTCAAAGGCTTTGAGTGGATCATCAAAGAGTGAGTCTTCAGAGCTAGAAGTTTGGCGCTTATAATGAGCCTCAAGTTCTTCCATAATGTTATCATCATTCACTGCCTGAGCTACCTCTTCCAGTTCAGCCTCTTGTCGTTGAACAGAAGCTTCCGAAGTTGATCCAGTTACCCGATTGAAGCGAGTCCGAAGATCATCATAAGAACGGAATTTATCAGCGGAAATAAGATCCGATAGAGAATAACATTGTTTCCAAACAGCTTCTAGTTTTGCATCATCACCGCCCAGAAGTGGTGCAGGAGATTCAAACGAACTATCATCGTAATTTGGATATGATTCACCAGAAGATTCTTTTACCGTCTTCACTTTGATTTTGAAGTTTGCACCACCCCAAAGATCAAAGGGATCTACTGGAGTTTCGTCTTCAAATTCTGGCTTTAGTGCCGACATCACTTTATCATAAATTTTTTTACCATAACGATAGAGCATTACGGTTCCTTCTAGTGCAGGATTAGAAGGATTTTTAACGATGTAAACATTACTGTAATAGCTCAGTTTACGCTTACGACTAGATGCGATTTTCTTATTGGCGTCTACACCGGAGTTATAGAGTAAAGAATTTTCGAAACATACATGACAATCTTGTCCGAGAGTAGTCGGACAGTTTTCAACAAACCAGCGACTGTTACCCTTGAAGCCGTGATTATACAGTTTCACGAAAGCAGCTTCTTCATTGGGAGGAGCTGGCATAAATCGCACAACGGCATAACCTAGACCGGATTTATCTCGTTCTACATTGAAGATACGTTCATCTTTCAGTGAACTATTCATTGTTTGTGCATCTTTAATCAGTTTCTCAGTTAGAGTACCAAGAGAAGATGCTTTCTTTAGTTGCTTAAAATCTTTCATTTTTGTTTTTAGATAGCGTTAAACCGGAAGCTTCTTTGGTGGGTTTACCAACCCATATTTATTTATTAGTGTATCCAGATCACAAAATTTTACTTGTCTACAAGAGCGAATCTGATAATGAAGTAATATTCTGGTTTTTCTAATTCAATATTATCCTTAATGTTGAGTTTATCATCAAGAATAGTTTCAATCTCAAAATATGAATACCGAAAGCGTAATAGAATGATATTTTTATCTTCAGTTAATTTTTTAAGATGTGTAATCAGATTATCAAAAGATTTAAATTTGAGCGTCTGAAATTCTAATAACTTGTTTTTATAGATTCCATGCGCAGCACCACAATAACCAAAAATATAGGGCTCAATTTCTTTAGTATATTTTTCACATTCACTTAGATAATTTTTATAACTTTCTTCTGTTTTAAATTGCCCATAATATGTTCTCACAGAATTCTCATGTTTTATTATCTCAGTTTTCCATGGTGTTAGATTTTCCCGATCTTTAATTTCTTTCGCTAAAATTGCTGATGCATCAAAATCAAAACTAATATTATATGATTCAATATATTCTTCTTCCTCTGGTGGAACATCTTCCCATACCCACTTGGATTTTTCTGCCTCTTCTTTAATCTTATCAAATAGTTTAACTACTTTTTCGTGTGTTTCAGGATCAACAATTGCCTGATTTGGTGTAAATTCTCGCATAATTTTTTGTGATGTTATTAGGTTAAAAGATCCATAATATTCATCTGGGATCTTATGGATTGCTCTTTAAGTCTCTTTTCTGCAATATTATAGTATTCTAGTTCTTTCTCCATTCCTATAAAGTTTCTACCACTTCTAAGACTTGCATCTCCAGTTGTTCCACTTCCCATTGTATTATCTAGAATAACAGCATTTTCATTGGTGTAGGTTCTAATTAGATATTCCATCAAAGAAACTGGTTTCTGAGTTGGATGTAATCCTTTTTCTTGCTTAAATTTAAGAACGGTTTTTGGATATCTTGTGCCTTCTTCATTGTCTCGGTGCATACTTTTGGCTGAACCATAGACTTCCCCGATTTTGGATTTCTGTGAGCTGAAACCCTTGTAGGGACTACCCTTTTCCATCTGTGGATTGTAGATAGGTGGTTTGCGATAAAAGACCAAAATATTTTCATGTGATCTCAAAGGCATGGAATCCTTATTGAGAGGATTGGTTCCTTGTGGTTTTTCCCAGATCCATTCATAACGAAAATTAGCAACATTGGATTGAACTAATAATGAAGTGAATGGCTGTACTGCGGTAAAGACCATGGCTGCATTGAGCTTACAGATTCTGTTGTATTCCGGCCATAATCTATTCAGATCAATAATGGAATCCCAGGATAAGATGGTTTTCTCATAAGGCAGATCACACATCACCATATCAACCGAATTATCTTCTATCTGAGGTAATAAATCTAGACAATCACCGTGGAATAATCTTATCGTGTTATGCATGTGGGTTTAATATTAGCGACATCCAATTTTATGTGTGTCCATAATTGATCTGACATATTACGTTTAATCCAGGCATTGTAGATTGGTGTTGTACACTTCCAACCCATAAGCTCTTTTTTATCATTGTAATGCTCTTGCCAATCAGCTTTTTTATAATCAAGAATATTTGTCTCAAAACAAAATAGATAATAATTTAAATCTTTCTTGAGTGTTGATGTGGCAAGGCAAAAATAGAAGTCTTCTTTTTTATCTGAAAAATAAGCGATCTTATCTTCTAATGTTGAATAAGTGGTGCTTCTTGAACCATTGATTTTTAATGTATTTGAGGAAATCGTATAGACTCCGCTTTTGTTTGATATTCTTTTGTTCTCGTAAGATCCCCAACTGCAGATCTGATCTTTACCGATTGTGTGTGTTCTTTCCGCTAGCCAATCTGATTGTCCTCCGGTTACAATTATTGACTTCGCTAAAATCTCTTCCCAATATTCACCTTTTACACTTAAATCGTACAGTTTATGATGATCTCTTACTCGTCTTTCTATCTCTTCTACTAACTCGTCTGAAAGCATATGGTCTTCATCTGTTCTATGAAATATGGTTTGTTATATTCAAAGAACGGACGATATTTTTTGATCTTAAATTCAATCAATTTTAGAATCGGATCATAATCGGAACTTTTCATAAAATGTAGAATATCTTCAAGTATAAACAAAGTCTCTAATGACACTTCGTTTCTCAGAAAAGCTTTGATAATCTGCGGATGTTTATTGTCAATAAACTTCACACACTCATATAGATGTTTTGATTCTGTAAGACTTTTTATCTCTTCATTGAATCTATAAGCGAGCGATGATGTGTTAGCTTTCCAGGTATTATAATTTTCTTCACCTTTTGTTCTTAAATCTCCGATCCATAAGTTTCCCGGATCTGGAGCCATAATAAATGATGCAGCAAAATACTCAATGATTTCTTGTTTGTCGTATTTTCTGCTCAGTTTCTCAAAAAAATATCGGTCGTTTCTTTTGTTATAAGTTTTTATTGATGTTCTGACTTTTCCATTGTATTGAAAGAAGTCGTAATTCTCATTGGAGAAATGTTGTTTTAAGGCAAGATATATTGTGTAACATTCATATGGTGTCGGCTTCAAATTGGTAATTCTGGTAGAGGTTTAATCTTTAGAAAATTCAGTTTCGTTGCCTGATGTTGAATCTTTTGTTTGAATTGTTTTGATATTAGCTTGGGAACAGAATCAATATCAATATTATTAAGCTCACAATAATCGGCTATTGCAGAAATGTAATTCTCATAACCATTGTCATGACAATATTGTTCAATCTGTTCTGCAAACTTTTCTTGTGAGATGAACTTCTTATTGTACTCTTTCTCTAGTTCCTGATCAAGATTCAACTTCTTTGATTTTTTCATTTTTGTAATTATTGATATATTGAACAAGTTTCTTAGAATAAGGAGTGAAATCGGTCTCAATAAAAGGCTTGATCTCTCCGTTTTCCGCAGCCATAAAAATAACAAGTTGCTGTGCATCTAATCCCGTTCGCTCCTTTAACATGTAGCGATAAGCAACAGCCTGTACAAAATAATCTAGAATCCATTCTTTACGTTTGATATAATCGGAAGTCTTATAGTCAATGATACTCAGAATTCCATTATATTCCGCAATACAGTCAGAAGTTCCAGCGATTCCAAAGTATTCACTATAAAGAGGAATCTCAATACCCAGAACGTTATCAATTTTATTGAGTTCCGGTCTAAGATTATCAAAGAGCCTAAAAGGCAGATTTTTATAAGATTCTACTGTCTCGGGATAGAGTGTAGCACCATCAATAGATTCAAGAGAAAAATCAATAAAATTTTGATACTCGGCCTGAACTAAAATGTGTTTATTGTAGCCATCTGGATTGGTACCAGGCTCAAAAAGAATCTCACCGAATTGGTCGTAGATGAGATCTAGAAAAAGATTAGCTGATTTATTGTTTCCTGAGATTTTAACTCTCAATAGATTTTCGCTATTTTTAAAGATCTCTATGACCAGCTTATTATTCAGAGCGCAGATTCTATCGTAAGGATTAAGAAGCCTTTCAATTTTTTCGTCTTCTTCTGGTTTAAAGATGCTTTCTAAAAGAGGTTGTTCTTCATTTCCAACATATGCCTCAATAAGCGAGTGGGTTTTGGTTCCTCTTAGTGTTGAACGATTAGTGACTCTATTTGCCTCTTTTTCTCCAACATCTTTTCGCCATTTGACGAATTTATGTTTTGTGTTATGAGAAATGATAGACGTAATTGAGACGAACTTGTTTTTACTACTTTCTGTTGTGTAATAACGAAGTCCCGGAACGTTAACCTGTTTTAATTTTGGTAGTGTTATTGGATTGTGGTTGAATATTTTTCTTTCCATTAAATAGATTCTAATTTATATGTTTTACCGTCAACTGTTATTGTTTTATTGTGATCTATTAGAGCTTGTTGGAGTTGTTCACTCGCTTCTTTATCTTGAAGAAGTTTCTTCATCAGTGGTGTTAGTGGAACTTTCATTATCTTTCAGAGAGGTATTGAATTATTCATTTAATATTAACTCTTTTCTAGCTTGCAAAATAACATCATCAAAAGGTGTTCCATTCTCATTAAGATATTTTAAAATGGAGTCAGAATATTTAATATCTTTTTCATCAGCAATGAGACCACCTTCCCATCCCCACTTATCTTTTTTTATCATATAGGCATTATCGGCTAGCATATAATCATGTTCAATGCTAATTTCTACTCCTAGTTCATCGGGTAACAAAGATATTTCACAATCGAGATCTAACACGTCGAAATGATATCTCTTTTGGTATGCTGGATTGTCCATGAGGTCTTTTTGAAACGGCTTCCAGCCTAGCACAGGAAGCCGGTTTTGTCAAGTGGGTTTTGAGGTGGAATAATTATCAGTCACATTGAGAAGTAGCTGATAATATACATAAGATTTCAAGATTTAATACACTTTGGGTTTTCACTTATCATAAATTAAGACTATATTTAACAGTGAGATATTCCTTAACAAATCCAGAGCGCACAACATCTTCTAGTTGAAATTCAATAATATCAACCGATGGCATCTCTCTCAAAATCTTCATAAAATCAATAATACCATTTCTATCATTTGTTTTAATCAAATCAGATTGTGTGACATCACCACAGAACATAATCTTGGAGTTTTCTCCAATACGAGTGATTATTGAATCAAGTTCATGACCAGAAAGATTTTGGAATTCATCCACAATAATAATACAATCATCAAAAGTCATTCCGCGAATGAAGCTTGTTGACATGAAATAGAATGACTTTTGTGCTTTTAGATTAGCATAAAGAAGCTCATATTCTTCATCGGAATTCAGATTGAAAAGCTTTTTAATCATGTACTTGTATGGCTTTTCGTATTCTGATTGCTTATCTTCAATAGAACCCTTAAGAAAGCCAATATCTCTTGTTGGAACAATAGAGCGAACAATAATAACTTTTTCGTAAGGTGTTGATGGATCCAATACTTCTTCAAGAGCCTTATAGATGGTAATAAGACTCTTTCCTGTACCGGCGGCGCCATGAGCGACAATACATTTACCTTTATCGTAAGAGTCAAAAAGTTTTTCTTGATTATCGGTCAATGGCTGCAATTCAACCATCTGATCCAGTGTGATTTGTTGGGGTTTTCTTCTATTCTTATATGCTGTACTAATGCCGACTTGTTGTGAACTCTTTCTTTTTCTTGCCATAGAGATTAGATCTTTTTTACTTTTGAATTTGGTGCCTTACTGACTTTGCCTAAAACTTCATTCCAACTAGGATGTGCCTTAGCGAGTTTGTCTCGCCATTCTCCAACTTCGGCTGGTGTCGCACATCCTTGTGACCAATCTCGTTGCCATTGAGGATTGTTCTTGTACCATTGTGTGATCTCATGAACACTCATTTCAATCACTTTTGTTTCACCTGTTTCTTTATTTTTAATAGGATAAATTGCCATAAGATTTAATAATATGTGACGTTATTTAGATTGTCCATTCTTCATTTCCTTTGTTATTATGAACTATCTATGCGAAAGAAGGAAGATTATTTTCCGAAATTAACATATCTCCAATGTTTTATATTGGGGTAATGATCTAAATGTTTTTCTAATATATGCTCGGGTGCATTGGGATTTTCAAGAACGCCGATTAGGCTTGAGGGTTTAAATGTAGTCAAGGGTTTCCGTTCAGAAAGTATTTCTAAAATTGTTTCTGGTGTAAAAGGATTCCGACCCATAGCATAAAAAATGTGATACCATTCTAAAGTTTTTAGTGTTTCCTGATCTGCCGAAATAATTTTATTACAAATACTTTCGGTGATTTTAAAATGCTGGGCGACCCATTCCATTTTATCTAAGGTTCTATGACGAACGAAGTGAAATCCGGGCTTATATTCTCTAATGTAACTTTCTATATCTTGATCAATTCCCCAGTCCCCATTTTCTGGAATTATATCCTCGTAAATTTTATTGCTTAAATCGCGCAATATGGTATTAGTTACTTCCAATAAAACATCATCATTTGAATTTTTATTATTAAAAATATTAAATCCAAGGAAACTATAAGATGCAAGATACAATAAAGTGTCGCTAGATGTATTCTTGTGGCGTGAGATGTTTTTGTTTATTAATGGATTATTCTCTTTTGCGATTGAATCTAAAATAAGACAATCAGGATGATCTAATGTTGTTACTAAGAATCTGGTAAGATAATCAATGTCCTTCGGTTTTTTAAGAGTATTTTCTAATACACTATTTTTTACAATAAACCTATAGATATTGGCCGGAAACGACCTTCCACTTTTGTAATATTTGTCCCTATGTTCGCCATACCACAAACAAAGGAATTCGCCAGACCATCCACATAATTCCCCAATATACTCCGTTACTTGTTCTTCATCGGCGCTATTATCGTGATTGAAGATATCATCTAAATGATATTTTTCACGGTATTGTTGTAAGTATTCTAGATAGCCCATTCTTCGTCTCCTCCGAGAGCCTCATAACAGGTTGGAAACTGCTCCGCAAAGATTTCTTTACATGCCTTGGCGATGTCCTTATGTTCCTTCTGAGTTCCATTTTTTTCTCTAAGAGCAATATAAGTTATCCAGGATCTTACGTTACCCGTCATATAAATTCTTGTTGGAGTTGATAATGGCAGAATAAATCTTGCACACTCTTTTGCGACACCGTTTGAGAGTAATTTTTCATAAAGCTTCATACCAGTATCAAAATACTGCTGAATCTCTTTTTGCATTTTTAATTGCTCATCTTCGGAAAAATCATCAATAGAATTTTGCCGATTCTTATTATCTTGTCGTCTTAGTTCAGGAATTAATGGATTATCGGAAAGAGCGGTTATGTCCATATACCGTAAACTATATTCCTGAAATGTGAAACTTCTATGTCTTAAAATCTGAGCTGCAATAGCTCTCGTTGTATTAATCTCAAGAGTCATATAAGCATGTTCAAAAATGCTCACATGTTTGTTTTTAATACAATAACGAATAAGACCCTCTGCTGTATCAAAATTGAGTTGATTATTTGGATTACTCACTCTGGCAATATATGAAATAACTTCCTGGGCGCTAGTATTCATAAGATCTCCAACACCCCGAGTAATGGAGACGAGTTTTACTTTTGGTAATTCTGGATCACTTTTGCTATTTTGTTTTTTTGGCAGAAGCTTATTAATAGATTCTAGTAGTTTACCGATCATTGATACGTTCTCCTGATTGATGTGTTTATAATGTTTTTAGATGTTCTTGAATTTTAAGATATTTTTTGAGATAGCGTGGTGTGTTTGGATTTAGTGCTACACTCCAACGAACATAATATTCCTCATCGGTCGCTAGTTGTTCTAGGACTTTTGGTGGTGTGTTTGGATGACTCGCTACACAGCGACGAACATAAAAACTCTCATCAGACGCTAGTTGTTCTAGGATTTCAGGTGAAGTGTTTGGATTTTCGGCTAAAAGAAAATTATTACAATATTCTCTCCAATTATTCTGTTGTTGGTCAAGATACGATTTGATCATAATAATTTATTATACAGTCAAGTTTCATAAAACACAAATATAATATCTCAATCAATCTCCTAATCTAAATCTTTCATAAAAATCCCGCTCAGCCTTACTATTCAACAGTATTGGTGGTCCGTCATCAGATTCTTCTGCATATTGAACATCATCTTCTAAATCAACATTAGCGGATCTAATAAAATCTGGAATACTTATGGTATTATTTGGTTGAGAATCAATAACATTTTCTTCCTCTTCTAATTCAAGTCTTATGGTATCAATAAGATTTTGAATACTATTAAGATGAAGTATTAGTTTCTTTTTGTTCATAATCTAGCCAAATGTTCTTGAATTTTAAGATACTTCTTGATATAGTGTGGTGTGTTTGGATTTCCTGCTACCCTCCAACGAACATCCCAATCATCATCGGTCGCTAGTTGTTCTAAGATTTTTGGTGGTGTGTTTGGATTATCTGCTACTCTCCAACGAACACAATATTCCTCATCGGTCGCTAGAATTTCTAAGACTTTTGGTGGAGTATTTGGATTATCTGCTACACCATGACGAACATTAGAATACACATCGGTCGCTAGTTGTTCTAATGTTGTTGGTGGTGTGTTTGAATGACACGCTACATCACGACGAACCCAATATTCCTCATCTGTCGCTAGAACTTCTAATGTTGTCGGTGATGTGTTTGGATTATATGATACATAATAACGAACATACCATTCATCATTAGTTGCTAGTTGTTCTAGAATTTCTGATGAAGTGTTTGGATTTTGTGCTACACAACAACGAACACCACAATCCTCATCGGTCGCTAGTTGTTCTAATATTGTTGATGGTGTGTTAGGATCTATAGCCTGGTCAAGTTCGTTCATAATAAAATAGCTCAATAAGTTATCTCTGAATAAAGATCAAATCGTTTTTAATTGGACGAAGTTTTTCAATAATAAAATCACATCCAATCTTTGGATCGGTCTTAGAACAAGTATAAACATCACACGCTGCGGTATGTCTATCGGGCCATGTATGCATACTAATATGCGATTCGGCAAGCATTAAAACTACTGTAAGACCACAAGGCTCAAACTTATGCGATGCAACATTTAATATAGTCGCATTACAAAATAAAGCTGCATCAGACAACATCTTAACAACAAAATCCATATCATTAAGAAGAAGTGGATCACAACCATAAAGATTCAGTAGATAATGCTTACCCATTTAATTCATTAGTGAAGGATTGTCGGTTTCTTTGAGAAGACCAGAAATATATTCTTCTGTTCCGTTCATCGTTCTAACAGCAAAAATTCCAGATTTCATATAACGTTTTGCGTTTTTATATTTTCGGATAATCTTATTGAACTCGTCTTTGTTAATATTAACTCTTAGTTTATTAAATCCTTCACTCATCTTTTTCTCTTCTTCTGTTCTGGAACTGGGTTACCCCAAAGTCTTGGATTCATCCGCCCATAACCAAAATCAATGCGGCGGATGTTATTGCCCACTTTATCATAATATAAATCAAAGATATTAGACATTTTACTAGATCTACAAAGATCAATAAAAGAACCACTATCTGTATTATACTCTACAATATAGGCATCACTCGGAAGCTCTGGATTCTTTAGTTGATCATCATTGGCATTATGAAAAAGAAGTTCACAATTATATTGAGAAGGAACACTTTTTCTCTCTTCTTCAGTCCACATCATCGGTCCCACTTCACATCAGGATAAGCTTCACGAAGAAGTTCAAAAGGAATAGGATACTTGTCGGTAAGTCTCTTATCTTTTGTAAGAATAAGAATTTCAGCTTCTCTCGGATGAAGACCTTCTAGAAGATTGATAAACATTGTCTCTCTTCGGATACTAGCCAGACTTGGATTACCACCTTTAAGAAAGTTGTAAAAAATCTGATGCTCTCTACGAATGCTGGTTCTCATGTTGGATCCTAGAGCGTCCACCATCTGATCCGCGTCAATCTGCTTTCTGACGGTCTCTGAGAGCGTGTCGTTACCCAGCTCCAACTCCTTCAGTGTTGAGTAGGGAACATCTCCAGGAGGCAGAGCGGACTCCAGTGTTGGAACATAATTCCACAGAAAGATCATCAGCATTCCATCATAACGATATTCATTTAAAACTTCAATTTTTTTAGCTTTTGTTTTTTGCTTAATAACCAGATCTAAAATCTCAAACATGAAAGGATTAGATGAGAGCTTTTCAATCGGTTTAGCTCTGGTAGTCTTTGGTTTTGTTGTTGTTTCTGTTGTCATAATTGTTTATTTTCAAACATCTTCTAATTCGTCAGGAGCGATTTCAACACCGCTTTCGTTTTCAACTCTAATAGCCAGAATTTCTGAATCTACAATAAGTCTTCCGGTTTCTCTATCCCATAATTCGGGATGTGTAGCATAAACTGGTTTATTCTCTTCAAAATATTGGCGAACAAGATAACCTGTGATAACGCCGATACCCAAGAATGCAACAAGAACAAGAATACTAAGTGTGATTATTGCGAACGTAATCATTTGTTTAATCCTCCTTTTGGTTTAACTTGAAACTCAAAACGAAGATGGTATTCCTTGTTGAAAAGAGCGACCATCTTGTACCATACTAAGCTAAAGATTGAGCCCTCCTTTTGCTTGGGTTGGAGCATGAAAACTAAACCCCTGTCAACTTTATTTAGATTTGGTTCTGGGTTTTGGTTTTTTTGTTGCACCTTTTCTCTCTTGAATGTACTTTTTTATTCCTTCTATAATGTTATCAAAATAAGTAGAAATTCTTTTGGCATCGGCTTTGGTAAGAAAACCATAAGCTTCTTCTGCATAAAGAACATCTGGATCTTGACTATTCTTCAGATAAAGATTAAGATCATTGATATAGGAGTATAGTTCCTGCACTAAAGATGATCTTAACAATTCTTGTGCATCAACTCGTCTTACATCTTTGACTTTCAAATAAGAAAAAGAATTTAGTACATACTTATTTTGTACGAAAGCAAAATCAATTGCCTGTTGGAGATCGTAATAAATTTCATCCATTTAGATTATATTATTTTCTTTTAAATATTTGATCGTGTCAACACAACCACCGAGATTTTGATCATTATAGACTACCTGAGGGAAGGTTGATCCATTGCCGAATTTATTGTAAAACTCTTCTTTAGTGAAATCTTGATCTAGAGTATAAAGAACATGTTTTAGTTCCTTGAGGTCCATTACCTGTTTAATTTTAACACAATAAGGACAACCGGGTTTTGAATAAATTAAAAATGTAGACATGATAGGTATTGTTTAATTTTAATATACTTTTTGATGTAATGTGGTGTGTTTGGGTTTAGTGCTACTTCACAACGAACATCCCAATTCCCATCGGTCGCTAGTTGTTCTAGAGCTTTTGGTGGAATGTTTTGATTACATGCTACCCTCCAACGAACCTCATAATACCTATCGGTCGCTAGTTGTTCTAGGGCTTTTGGTGGTGTGTTTGGATTATTTGCTATATTATAACGAACACCAGAATTCTCATCGGTTGCCAGTTGTTCTAGGATTTCTAGTGGAGTGTTTAGATTTTCTGCTACAACAATACGGACACGATAATCCTCATCGGTCGCTAGAAGCTCTAGAGTTTTGGGTGAAGAGTTTGGATTATTTGCTACACAACAACGAACCAAATATTCCTCATCAGTCGCTAGTTGTTCTAGGGTTTTTGGTTGAGTGTTTGGATCTCCAGCTTGTTCAAATTTGTTCATAACATCGCCAGTTGTTCTTGAATTTTAAGATACTTCTTGAGATAGTGAGGTGCGTTTGGATTTTGTACAACACCACGACGAACCAGAGAATCCTTATCGGTAGCTAGTTGTTCTAGGATTTTTATTGGTGTGTTTGGGTTTTCTGCTACCCAATAACGAACATAAGGATTCTTATCAGTCGCTAATTGTCCTAGAGCTTCTGGTGGTGTGTTTGGGTTTTCTGCTACCCAATAACGAACATTAGGATTTTCATCAGTCGCTAATTGTCCTAGAGCTTCTGGTGGTGTGTTTGGGTTTAGTGCTACACAACAACGAACCCAAGAATCCTCATCGGTCGCTAGTTGTTCTAGAGCTTTTGTTGGTGTGTTTGGATTTAGTGTCATCTCTTCACGAATACGGATAGGTAGAAGAAAAAGAATCAAAGTTGAATGTCAGGATTAATTTGATTAATAAATTTTTGAAGTTGCTCATGCGCAGAATCTGTCTTTTTAATCGTATCAATTTCATGGATAATTCTAGCGATACCGACCATTACATAAGGTGCTTCTTGACGAGCAGCATAGGCCAATGCATTCTTAAGTTGTGATTGAGCCTCATCTAGACTCTCATTAACAGAATTTGATAGCGCCATTTTTATACCTCTTTAAAATTTTGTGTGAATGATTCATAGTTGAGTTTATCTTCTTTCCATCGAGAGTGAATCGCTCTGATGAATTCATAGAAAATTTCTAGACTTTTTGCTATATGTTGTGGGTTGTTGTTGAAGTTATCTGTAATGGTTTCAATCATCTCAATGGATGGAATATTTCCCATAAGAAGCGTCAAGGCTGAGATTAAATAACATCCAATAAAATGACTTTCACTAACTTCCAACATTACCAAAAACTGATCAAGAACTGTTTCTCCATCTTCATCTGGTGGAATGTCTCTGGTATAATAAGAAATGGTATTCATTCCACAAACCCAGATCATTTCGGCAATAAAGTTAGATTGAACTTCATCATCTAGTAGACAAATCTGTTCTTTTGATGGTAGAATTCCTTGTCTTAGAGATTCTAGAATAACAAAAGGAACATCAACAACTTCAAAATCGAGATGAATAGAATATTTTAGATCGTGGCGTTCAAGAAGACATTGTAAGCATTCTAGAGTAAATTCGGTTGATTTTTCTCCTTCTTTTTTGATCTTATTGATGCGATCAAGAAGACCGCTCATATCAAAACTATCAGTCATGGTTTTGCTCAACTGTGTTCATAGTAGCACAGAACAGATCCGGAACTCACTCAGATGGACCAGTTTGTGAAGTGTCCTGCATCTCTTTGATAAACTTTTTGAACTTACGATCCATCCACCATCTCGTAATAGGATTTTTAGGATGATGAATGATCAGCCACTTTAATCTTTCAACATTAATAAGAAAAAGCTTAAACATAAGAACTATATAATCCGCCACGTTTTTATCTACTACCATCATATAGACAACAACACAGAATACTGACAGAAGGCCATAATAGTAGAGTGAGTTCATCAGTCTTTTTTGATTTCTATAGGACAGATTTTGATGTAGCTTTTTAATTCTTTAGCGACTTCCATTTTCTGAATCGGTGTTAGATCCAAATTCCGATATAAACGAATCAGAATGGCATTAAGATGAGCACAGGTAATAGTTGTTGCTAAAAGAAATTCCATTTTAGTATCTCTTTGGAATTTTATTGTAAGATTCGGATTGGTAAATCTCGTCAAGTCTTACCGGTGTTGGAAAATGTCTCAGACAAAGAGCAGCTTTGTTTCTAATATTTTTAGGAACATCAGGAGATTTTTTGGGATCAACGAGTTCATAAAGAAGTCTCATGGTATTAGAAAGAGCGTGATATTCTTCAATTGGTATCGTCATTTTTATTCTCAAGAAATTCCGCGATGTCTTCTCTCCACTCTAGAAATTCAGAATTTGGATCACATGCATTGTCAAAAAGTGTCACATATCCAAAGACAATTCTTCTCCATGAATTACTGATTCCAGTTGTTATATTAATAAGATCACCACACCAAAACTGTTCAATAAGTTCTACGAATCTATCATTTGTTGGAATTTTTTCTGTTTCTTCGTCTTCGCTCGTGTATGTTCTTAAATGTAGAACTTCATCAATCATATTCAAGAACTCACACAAGTTTTTTACTTCGTCTTGAGTTGCTTTTGCTTGTCTTAATTTTACTACTCTTTTCTTTTCCATTTTGAGTTTTTATATCAGTAGCGTCTACCATAGCAGATTTTTTAGGTGTTCTGAGTTTTGGTGTGGCAGTTTGTGGACCGGCTTTATGATTATTGATGAATAACTCTGCTTGTTTAATCGTCTTAACAACTTCTAACTGTTCGTTGTTAAAAATTATCATTAATTGTTTACCATAAGGAACTGCTGCATATCCATCCTTCGTAATAAAGCCGATCATAAACAAGAAGCGTTTTTCTTATTTATTGAAAATCTGTCTCACTAAAGAAACGAGTTTTTGTTTAAGTGATTGGTTTTTAAGAGCTTCAATTTCTCCATGTGCTTGTGTTTTAATTCTTTCACACTCACTCTTCCAAAATTCACATTCTTCAGTGGATTTTTTGTACTGCTCTTCAATTTTAAATAACTCATTTGATATACGGGACATCTTACTAGAATAAGGTGCTTCTAAAATTTCGGCGAGAGCTGGTTCAATTGCAATAAAAAATTCTTTAGTTTTTGGGATATCACTAGGACACGAGTTAATGAATGGTTGTGTGGGTTGTATTACTCTGTTAATTCTATAAAGTGGCAAATCAATTTTAGAATACATGGGAGCGATTAGAAATTCACCAATGCCCACTTTAGCACATTTTGTTAAATCTACAGGATTACAACCAGAAACTGTGACATAATCATCCCGAACAATCATTACTTTAGTAGTATTAATCGTATATAATGTTGCTTCTTTCATTTATGTTAGTTGGGGAAATAAGTAAAATTGACCTTGTAAGATGTCATTATAAGAATTATAAGGTCTTACGATATAAAAGCCTCGGCGATCACGAATGAAGGCATTGAGATCTTTGAATGCTCCAACAACATAACCTCTCATCGCAGATTGATGAAGAATCTTTCCTTCTCCCAAATAAACTCCCACATGCCAAGTATTGCCGGGGCGGCCCATTGCAACAACATCACCTTCTTGAAGTTTATCTGGATCATAAAGAACTTGACCAAGATTGCGAACAGTATCCGCCCAGGCAGTCACTTTTGATGTATCCAGACCAATAAGAGAAAGATAAGTTTTTACGGTGTTAGCGCAGTTGTTGCGATAACCATTGAATTGATTAAATTTGTTTCGGTTTTCAGTAAAGACCTGATAATAATCAGGTTCAATAAATTTTACGTCTTCTATTTGATAAAACATCTCAATCCAACACTTCCAGTTTTACAGATGCAACACCATCAACACCTAGAACATTAGCTGCAGCTTCAGAAAGATCAATAACACGACCACCCACATAGGGACCACGATCATTGATTCTAACGATAGCACTTCTACCATTATAACGGTTAGTTACTCTTACGCGAGTTCCGAATGGCAGATATTTATGTGCCGCTGTCATTCTTCCTGGACGATACACTTCACCATTGGCAGTTCGGTTACCATAAAATCCAGGACCATACCAACTTGCTTGACCAAAATAAACACTAGCGAGAGGAACTTTATAAGTTGGTTGTTGTGGTGTAAATCTTTTCTCCCATTTAGAATCCTGAGTGTATTGCTCGGGGATGTAGGTAGATACTGAAATTGCTTGTGAAATTGTGGGAGTCATCGTTGCGGCTCCAACCATACCACAAGCAAGAAGAGTTGAAATTGTTTTGTTAAAAAGCATTAATTTGAATAGAATTCGGCATCCGTGTTAGATGAAGTGTCACTGCCAACTTCCCAGAAGGCCAACATCCACGGCTCTTAGATTTCACTCATTCATTACGAATAAGTATTTAGTTTGAACTTTTGAGGTTCGGGTACACCGTAGCATAGGAACAACCGTTTGTCAAGCGGTCCAGTTTACGAATTGTCACTCGGTCGGAGTTGGATTACTGATCTTATTGAAGTAAGGATCAAAATTAGTGATCTGATCTACTGTTAGTTCCTTTCCTTCATTCTGCCAGAAAGCAAGAACTCCATTATAAGAATTTTTATGAAACACCTCAATATGTTCATCGTGAATAGAACTACCAAGACGCAACTCATAAAGAAATAAAGGTGTTGAAAATGTCAGACCACCATTATAGATTAAATCGTCGGCAACAGCTCTCGGTTTAATATTTTGATCCAAGATGAACTTATCACCTCTACAATGAAAATGAATCAACTTTTCGGCATAACGACGGTTAATACAATAAACCGCAGTTGAAAAACTGTTGACAAAGCGATTATGAATATTCACCGAAATATTCCCCGTTGAGATTATTGCCAGCTGCAGACAATCCCAACAATAAGGAACTCTAGAGATAAATTCTTGCCATGTAAAATTCCAATATTTCGAAATGTCAATAAGACCATCATCTTCACAAATAATAGCATAAGGACTCGTAGAAGTCTCATACCAATGTTTAATAGCTTTCAAATGTGAAAGAGTACAACCAAGTTCCGCTGTTGTGATTCCTTCTGGATATTTTCCAACAATATATTCACTTAAATCACTGTTTCTACCATCAAAGGCCGAAATTCTCTCATAGTTTTTTATCTCCCAGTAGTTAAACTGAGCTTCCATAAAAGTTCTCCGATCTTCTTGATCATCAAGATTAATATAATAAACCGGACCAAATCCCTGAAGTTTATATGATGCTTTGTTTCTGTCCATTAGATTCCCACAAAATAACCGACATAAGGAAGAATGTTAATAACACCATCTTGTTCTTTAATGTTCTGTAAAAACAGAAAATCTTCGGCATTATCATTCTGGAATTGAAGATTTTTTTGTCTCAAGAATGAACTTTTAAGACAAAAGGAAATACCGACATGATTCTGCCGCAGTTCATTCATATCATAAGATGGAATAATTACACCATTATTATTCATACGAAACACATAACAATCTGATTCATCTAATGTCATCTGTCGTTTTAAAATTTCAACATAATATGATGAAAGAGAGTCATCGTCATCCAGAAATCCAATCCATTCAGATGGAGTGTCAATAGATTCAATAATCTTATTTCTCACTCTTCCAGCATTACCATGAAAAGATGAGGTTCCCAATTTTTCTTTCAAATAGAGATAGTGAATTCTTGAATCATCAATCAGAAGATCGGAATCAATCTGATCTTTTGATAAACCATCAAATCCAACAAAACATCTCCAATCTGAATCAGTTTGTTGGATCAACGAATTTAATGAACGAGTAATTGTTTCTCGCCCAATACTAGGTACAATAAAATCAATCATATTTTTCTTTACAATAAATGGATTCTTTTTGAAGTAATTCATCTCTGTTTTTTAATGTGCTAGAGATGCTATCAGGATGAATTCTATTTGTTACCAAGATATCATCATAATAAATTGGTTCACCATAAGTTTCTCTCATATTATAATAAAAATCAATATCCATCAAGTAAACCAAATCTTCATCAAATTTAATTTCAACTTCTCTCTTATATGCAACAACAGATGGTGAACTTATTGTGTTTACTCCAGTTAGAAGATTCGGATTAAATCTCGGAAAAAGATTCCAGAAAAATGTGTGGCCGTTATCTCTCGTATGATTAGTTCCGTTAAGAAGCCAGAATTTATTGCGATCTCCAGCTAGATTATAATAAATCTTGGCTAATGCCTCATCATCATAAAAGAAATCATCTTGAAACATAGGCTTGATAATTTCTCCAGTGCAGTGAGAAATTGCATGATTCAAGTTAGCAGGACTGTTACCACGCTTTTCAGTGTTTGTAAGGTATTTGACGGAGAAAAAATCTGAATACTCCTCTGCCTTGCTTTTGATATTTTCGTCTTCGCTATGGTCTGATATAACTACCTCAAAATCCTTAAAAGTTTGTATCTGGATAGTTCTTAGAAGATCGTCAAGAAACTGTTCACCTTTACCATGATAATTATATGTTGGAATAGCTATTGATAATCTAGTCATACAACTGGATCCTCAACAGTTTCTACCGAACAATAATCCACCCAGTATTTTCTGAGTTCAGAATCATCCATCGCACCCAGTTTTCTCCAGTGGCTTCCCATAAAATCAGGAAGAGTTGTTGCATCATATGCTTTCTTTCCATTGCGAACTTTTTTTGCAAATTGGTCAAAAGTACGATATTGATAATGCCGAATACCAATTTTATCGTGAACTCTTTTTCCCGAATGATTATGCACATCATGGTTACCCATTTCAAGATAAAATCCCGGACTATAATTAAATGCAACGGCTGAAAAAGAATTTGAATTGACTTTTCGTTGTTTCATTCTTTGAATAAAATTTCTCTCATTAAAGTCATCAAAAACAGTTGGAATATAATCCACCGAATCTGCAACAAAAATATCTGCATCAGTATTTCTTATGATTTCACCTAGAGTATAATTTGGATTCTTTGAGTACCAAATCTCATCAGCATCAATAGGAATAACAACATCTACATCATCTTGAAAGAGTTCGTTTGCCCAATTATTCATCTTCGTTGATTGATAATATCCTGTTTCTGGATCATCAAATACCAATAATTCCTCTTCATAAAAATAAGCTAAGTCGTCTAACTTCTGTCGTGTTCCATCGGTTGAACCGTTATCATAGACACACACAAAATCAAGATTTTGAGTTAAAAGATAGTGAATATTTTGTTCAATAATATCAATCTCATCTTTTACCATCATCAAGGCTGCAACCTTTTTCATAATTCAAACTCCGCTAATTGTATCATAAACGTGTCTGCCATCACCAAGATGAGAGACAACACGAGTCTCAAGTGCAGCAGTATAAAGTTGATTATCTTTATAAAAGATTCCAACATCTTTTTCAGACATTCCAGCACAAGAACCCAATTTTTTATATGCAGAAAAACGAAAGATATTTGGATTATAAGTAAATCCTGGCCACCCATTATATCCTGGAATCAGAACCTTAAAAGGATTTTCCTCTTTTTCGTAGATCTCTTCATGTGTAGGATGAGGTGAATCTTTTCTGAAGGTCACTTGAACCAGATTATCATATTTCTCCAGAATACTCAATGATGGACCAACAAAATCAAAGTCATCAAAATGCCAATCATCTTCGCAATGGAAGACATAATCGGTCTTGACATAAGCATAAGCACTGTCAATAGAAGCAGCTTGTCCCAATTTTTCTTTATTGAGAATTTTCTTCCATCCTCTTAAATAAGAAGCTTTTTTGATATTTTTATAAACTTCGGGGTCTGTAGAATCGTCTACAATAATTTTTGTTGGAATATTATACAATACACCTTTACTAATTGAATTGATAGTTTGTTCTAGAAGATCTAATCTTCCACAACTTGTTAAAACGAGTGTTACGTTATCGTACATAGTCAAAATGAAATTTTATGAACGTGTGTATAATCTACTGACTGTTCGCAGATATCAGAATATCCAGGATTCTGCCATACTAAATGAGGATTAAGAACATAAGAATTGATAGATGATTGTAAATTAGCATAAACGACATCTAGAGGTTCTCGGAATTGACAAAGATGTTCTAGAAGAATATCAAACATCGTATTCTTAATCGCATAACAGTGTGCAGAATAAGCTCTTGTCATCTTATAAACATTATCTGTGATTCGGATCGGACCACTAATATGATTGGCACCAAAGAAAAGCATATCCCAATTTTCGGGAACATCTGGCATCTTCTGCTCTAATTGAGAATCAAAATTTTCAGAAAATACGACATCATCTTCAAGAATAAGAACAGAAGAAAGATTTTTATATCTTGCAGTTTTTATGATATTGTAGTGTGAGATAAAACACGCTAATTGTCCGGGAGTCTCAAAGTTTGTTGAATATGAAAATAATCCCATATTGAGTTCTTGACCATCAATAGCAGAATAACGATTAACTGTTATTGAATGTTTAATAAACTCTTGTTCTACTTGTTTCCAACGATCTACTCGTCTATCAAGATTAATACAATAAATCTCATCAAAATAATCATTTAAAGTTTTCATCTCTCGGTTCTCACATAAAGTGCATCACCCCAGATTTCTCCTGCCCAATCTGTTTCCACTCTGATCATATTGTATTGAGAAAGGAACTCATCAATCTCTTCTACGAAAGCATTATTTTCATAAACTTCGGCTCTATTGACTTCACAATAAACATATTCAACATGTTCTAAAGTTTTAGATGCACCTTTAAGAACTTCCAACTCATAACCCTGCACATCCATATTAATGAAGTTACAATTTTCAATTTCTTGAGAGTCCAAAGTAGTGACTAAAACTTCTTCCGTTGTAGGAAATCTCACATTTGGATGATGTGTTAGATGATCTTTCGGTGAAAGAATTGAGCTACTTTGTTGTTGGTTATCACTAACAAACATTGTAACTCTTTCGTTTTTATTTCCCAATGCACAGTGATAAGTTGCCCAATTAATCTTTAGGTCTTGGAGATTATTCCTTAAAATTTTATAGTTTTCCGACAGAGGTTCAAACAGATGAAGTTCAGAAATTCCATTTTTAATGTATTCGGGAACCTCTTCGCCATAATGAGCGCCAATATGAATAACACCCCGAATATTCATATTATATTTTGTTATCATTTCAGATAATGAAATTAGCATTGAATCCAATCCTCACAGTAAAGATCTTTTGTATTATGTGTTAGTGGTGGTCCGAACCATTGCTTCGGTGCAATAACTTTTTGACTTTTAGCTAACCACGCTCCCCACCAACTAAAGGAACTGTTTGCAATAATATGATGACTACATCTGGATTGAAGATAAAGATCAACTGCCGTACTGTTAGATTCTGAAATATAAAATCTATCCGAACGAAATGACACTTCTTGTTTACACCAATTCACATCATCCGAAAAAACAAAAACTGGAACATCAGGCAACTGACTAAGAGCGTCTTCATAATAACTCATCGGAAGAGTTGGATGATGAGTGTATTTAAGATAATCTCCTCTTCTAATGTGTAAGGAGATCACTGAGGTATTATTGAATTCCTCATTAAAGAAACTAGAAGCATAAGATATTTCAGAAGTTTCTTTGAACCGAAAAGAGTTTCTTATGTTCTCTTTTATATGGTTAAAGTATTTTTCGCTTTGAAAATAACCATAAAGAGAAACGTTATCAGGACACGAATTCCATAGATTATTGTCAAACTCAAAAGAAGATTCTTCTAGAATCGGTCCAGAAAGCAGTCGTCTTGGTGCTTCGGGTAACATAAAACAATCAAAAATAGTGCAATCGCTAGTTGCACAATTAGGATCTTGAGTTGCAATGAAATTCAATGGTGGAAGACAATACTCATAATTATGTTCCACCGCTATTCCTCTAAGAGCAGCATATTGAAACATTTGATTGCCGAGTCTCCCGAGATTTCCTATTGAGTTATTAGCTAACATAGTTCATTTAGTAAGCAATTCAATAATTTTGGCGATTTCAATAAAGCTGAAGAAGCCCCATATAAAGACAACATCCCACAGTTTGTATTTAACAGCAAACGGAACAGTCAAGAAACCACCGATGCATTTTATCAAAAGGCCAGCCGTCATATCAACATGAAGAAGAATGAAATAACCAACGATAAGAAAAATGTTACCTATGTAGCGTAAAAAAGTTGAACGGTCCATTCTTCCATTATACACGTTTTAACTATTTAAGACATGGATCTAAGTTTTCTTAAATCTCCGAATTTTTTATCACTTCTTCCACTTCCCCAGCAACAATCACATACACTCGTCGTTATTGTCTGTCCACCAATGCCTCCGGCCCATCCTGCAGTAGAACCATAGACTTTATATCCGGATCCATCACATTCTGAGCAAGCAACTCCACTTATTACATGAGAAAATCCTAAAAGTTCTCTTACTTCTTCAATAAACTCCTGACTTGGGCCACATAATTCAAGAGTGTTTTTAATACGATCAAAATAAGATTCTAATCTTTGAAGTTGTTCTTCTTTTTCCATAGCGTTCATAATTTAGCTAGATGTTCTTGAATTTTAAGATACTTTTTGAGATAGCGTGGAGTGTTTGGATTATCTGCTACACTCCAACGAACATCAGAATTCTCATCGGTCGCTAGTTGTTCTAGAGCTTTTGGTGGTGTGTTTGGATTATCTGCTACACTCCAACGAACATCAGAATTCTCATCGGTCTCTAGTTGTTCTAGAGCTTTTGGTGGTGTGTTTGGATTTTCTGCTACCCAATAACGAACACTAGAATCCTCATCGGTCGCTAGTTGTTCTAGGGCTTTTGGTGGTGTGTTTGGATTATGTGCTACTCTCCAACGAACCCAATAATCCTCATCGGTCGCTAATTGTTCTAGGATTTCTGGTGGAGTGTTTGGATTATCTGCTACTCCTTCACGAGCATTACCACACTTATCAGTCGCTAGTTGTTCTAGGGCTTTTGTTGGTGTGGATGGATTTCGTGCTACACCACAACGAACCAGATACTCATCATCAGTAGCTAGACGCTCTAACTCTTCTTGTGGTGTATTTGGATCTCTAGCTTGTTCAAATTTGTTCATAATCTCACCAAATGTTCTTGAATTTTAAGATACTTCTTGAGATAGCGTGGAGTATTTGGATTTCGTGCTACACCCCAACGAACATACCATTCCTCATCGGTTGCTAGTTGTTTTAATGTTGTTGGTGGAGTGTTTGGGTTTAGTGCTACCCAACAACGAATAGGACCCCACTCATCGGTCGCTAGTTGTTCTAGGGCTTTTGGTGGTGTGTTTGGATTTCTTGATAAACAATATGGCGTTAATCCGTAATCCATAATACAAAATTCATTATTTGTTGGTGATTATTATTCAAAGATACCAAGGATACACTTTTGTTTTATTGGATTCATTATTCCAGAAAATCTCATCACTATAGGGAACGGCCATCTGCTCCATTTTCTCTTCAGATAACAAATCAATATGTACGTTATATCCCTCGCCATCATTAGTAAACTCATCATAAGCACCAAACTTAAGATCTTCAGTAAGAATATTATCTAATGTTTCTCTTAGTTTTTCTAGTGATTCTTTAGTTCCACAGATAAAAACACTGTCATGTGGTGCTGACTGTGCATAGACATGTAATGTGTTACTCATTTATTTTTCCTTTGTGATTTTTTTAAATTTTAGTGGTGGCCCTTTTGGCTTATTTTTATTTTCAAAAGATATTGAACTACTTCCGTTACCAGAAAAAGAAGCAATAATCAATAGGAATCCAAGAATCATTAATTCTGGTATCATAGAACAAGAGCCTCCCAGGCGCGAGCAAGTGATTCTGAAACTTCGTCTATTTTTTCAGGAACATCATCAATATTGATAGAATAAGCTGTTAGATTATACCAAATTCCTTTTGTTTTCCCGATAATTTCAAATGTAGCAGTTCTAGAATTAGTAAAATAGGTGGAATGATATGGCCTGATTACCAATTGTAATCCGGGTTTTCATCATTACAATCACATCTTCGGCTTTCCGGGGCAACCCGCCGACACGCATACCAATTACATTCATTCCATGGATCATCTTTATATGAGGAATAAATCCAAAAATTATTAGCTTCCAACCATTCTCGGAAATCGGATTCACCTACAAATAGATTAGTCATCTTTCAATTTTCAAAGTTTGCATATAATCCCATAGATTTTGAAGAACGATATCAAGAGTTGTCTCGGAACTAGCTCCCTCTTGAATTCTCATTGCATTATCAATAAATGCAATAATACTACACCCCTCATCTTCGGTAAGATATCTTTCTGGATGATCCCACTTATTGCTCTCCATAAATCCAACAAATTGACCACAATCTCCAATACGGATATTGGTAAAATCGCTAAATGTTACATGGCGCCAATACCATCCAATATAAGGAATTCTCTTTACGCCAGTAGTATTATTTTCCTCTATATTGGTGATGAAGTTATTATAACATGAATCTAAGACAGAGGCTTCCAAATACTCACGAGACATCTTAGAAAGTTTTTCTTTACGTTCTGAATAATTACCTCTCAGATTCCAAAAAAGATTGGTATCCATAATTCACACCACTACATCAATTTCTAGTTCATTCCGAATCAGATCCAATAAATAAAAATTATCGGATTCGGGTTCATTATAGAATTGGATATCAGAATATTGCTCAGTAAAATAACGTTTAAGTTTTTTGATGATTTTGGGATAGTCGCCGAGATAGACTTCTCCTTTAGTTGCACGAGTAAGAATATGAATATCCTTACTGAACTTGCCATCAAACGGTTTTCTTGTCATTTTAAACGATTATGAGAAAAAATAGATAAAGGAACAATTGGTCTTTTGACCGTTTTTATAGTAGCATACAACACTTGAGAGTGTTGATATTTGTGTACAGTTTATTGACTGTCACACAATGCTCGTCGTGGGGATCGAACCCACCTCCTACGAATTATGAGTTCGTTGCCTTCACCGGATGGCTAGACGAGCGAATAAATTCAATCCTCTTCTTCCATATCACCATCATAGGGCTCAGAAAAGAGTTCTTCCATTCTTTGTTGTTTTATTCGTTCGTATAATTTATCAAAGTTAAGCTGTGGTGGATCGTTATCATCAAAGGAAGTCGTCATAATTTTTGAAGTTGTTCTTGAATTTTAAGATACTTTTTGATGTAGCGTGGTGTGTTTGGATTTTGTGCTAGCCATATACGAACATATGGATTCTCATCGGTAGCTAAGATTTCTAATAATTTTGGTTGTATATTTGGTAATCTTGCTACCCGCCAACGAACACGATAATCCATATCGGTCGCTAGAATTTCTAGTGCTTTTGGTGGGGTGTTTGGATGTAGTGCTACTCCCTGACGAACATAATCATCATCATCGGTCGCTAGAAGTTCTAATGTTGTTGGTGGGGTGTTTGGATGTAGTGCTACTGCCCAACGAACCCCAGGATTCTTGTCAGTCGCTAATTGTTCTAGAGCTTCTGGTGGTGTGTTTGGATTTCTCGCTACCTCCCAACGAACCCCAGGATTCTTGTCAGTCGCTAATTGTTCTAGAGCTTCTGGTGGTGTGTTTGGATTACGTACTACATTCCAACGAACACTAGAATCCTCATCGGTCGCTAGTTGTTCTAGAATTTCGGTTGAAGTGTATGGATCTTTAGCTTGTTTAACTTTTCTCATAATCTAGCCAGATGCTTTTGAATTTTAAGAAACTTCTTGATATAATGTGGGCAGATTTTGTTATTTGTTACCCGATAACGAACACCAGCCTCCTCATCCATCGCCAATAATTCTAGTGTTTTTATTGGTGTGTTTCGGTTTAGTGCTACTGCCCAACGAACACGAAAATCTTTATCCTCCGCCAATAATTTTAGTGTTTTTGTTGATGTCCTTAGATTATGTGCCACATTCATACGAACAGTGTAACACTTATCTACGGCTAGATGTTCTAAAGTTTCTGGTGGTGTGTTTGGATGTCCTGCTAATCGCAAACGAACCTCCCAATTCTCATCAGTCGCTAATTTTCTTAGTGTTTCTTGAGATGTGTTTGGATCATCAAAAATATCCATAATATCTGAATTATTCAAAGAATCCATTGTTTAATCAACCAGATAGCATGAATTACCCCCAAAAGTAAATAATGCGCCAATAACACCACTAATCCATCCAACTCTGATCTCATGTTGGCGAATCTTGTTATCAATCGGTTTTTCAATTTCTTCAGGGTTCATTTTTATTTAAAACGGATTCAAACGGATCATGACCAGTGTTAACAATAGAAACCGCTCTGCGATAAAAGAGGCAATCTGTTTTACCTGAGGCTTCTAATGCCTCTTTAATTTTTTGCCAGTTTTGTTTAATTCGGTCGTCCATAAGTTTGAGTGAAGAGATTAGCGAACTTCAAATTCTAGCTTACGAACTTTTCTCTTTCTTCTGGATTCTTGATCGGCCAGATCTGTTGGAGAGAAGATGCTGTTGTAAGTCTTAGATTTGATTGGTGTTAATAAAACAATCTGAGTCATGTCAACTGCAGAAATTCTATCGTTACGAATTGATGCCATATTGGGACATCCACAAGTACCAGTTTTTACGATTTCGGTGTTACAGCATTTGCAGAGTATTCTTAGTTCTTCCATAATATCCATCATTATTTGATGGATTATTTAGAAGGAAGATCGGAGCAGGGAGACTTGAACTCCCACAGTCTTACGACCTACGCATTTTAAGTGCGTTGCGTCTACCAATTCCGCCATGCTCCGATGAAGATCACTCTTTTAGCTCAGCTTTACCGTTAAGATAACATAGAAAGAGATAAATCAATAGCATTAAACTTATTACAAATTTTGTTCCATATACTTCATAATCGCTTATACTATCAATAATAATCAACCAGAAAATATTCCATATGAATAGTGTAAGGGCACCGTATGGTGCTTTGTGGAAGTTAAGACTAGAAATGACTCCTCTTCCTAGATATGTTAAGTGTTTCATTAGAACTCGTTGGGACTCTATCATCTTAGTGTTTCCTGGCTTGAAGATGGTTGGGTGATGTGACAGTTTATGGTGCGTCCACTTCTTTTATATCAAAAATCTCCACAGATACATCTGGGTAAAGGTCATAATAATCTGTGATTGTATCAACAAGTGATTCTGCAGTTTTATCGAAACTAAGATCGTGATCAGTGAAGCGACCAGTGTTAGACACAATCCTAACTCTAAACTCAATAACTTTCTTCTTTTCTGATAGAAGTTTTTTTTGATTTCGCTATCTAATTGCACTAATTCAAAGCGTGAAAGATTTTCAATATTCGGGAGTTTGTTTTTCATGAGAATTTTAATGGATTGGGTAAATGATGGATGTTATGACAAGCAATAGTTTTAGTCCTCACTCCGATAATCCTTAGAAACCAACACTGCAATGAATAAAAACCACCCCCAACCCGTTACACCATGAATTGCAGCTAACAAAGCGCAAACTACGGCAGCAACAGATGAGAGATTGATAGCGAGTGCAATGCCTAATGTTTTCATAATAAAATCTCCGAATAAATGTGAATGTTAATAAGCTAGTGGGTTCAATGCCATGTGACCATCCTGCGAACCAGCGAAATTGATCCAGCCCATGTGCCAAGAATGGTAACAGGGAAGAATGCGACACATCCCCATCCGTCAGTGGCATACGACATGGGCGACCCGGTGTTACACCAAGCGAAACGACCGATGTAGCCGCCGCTACTTGTGATGCAGATAAAGTGGTTCATTACAGTTCAGTGGATTGGTGATGTTAGAAATGGATATCAGAATCCAATAATTTCTTTTAGTGTACCGTCTTCCTGGCGCATGATGACATTACCTCCGGTCATTTGGATTTCTTTCGCTTTTTTATAGAGTGCCATAGCATCCCGAAAAATTTCAGTCCGAAGTAAACCTGTTTTTTCTACAAGATTTTGCATATCTTGTGCTAACTCAGTTGACATCATAACGTCAAATCGGCGATTGACTTTGCCCATTGGAGGATTGAATGGAAGGTTCAAGGAAACAACCTCCCCAGAATACGCTGAAGCAACGACGGTGGGCGAGGAGTCCAGCCACTCAGGTTTTCGTCACATGGCGAACTGGGATACTTCCGCTGAGTTATACAATAATGGCCACACAATAAACAACAATCATGTCTTGGATTAGAAGCACGGACTACATGAGCACACGTTCTACAATTTTTAACCGGTTGTTCTTCTTCCATAAAAATAATATTCAAAACAAATAGGAGTTAATGGTTTCACGAACTTCAGAAAGATCATAATCAATCAAAAGTTCACCGTTCTCAAAATGAGGCAATAGTAGATCTCCAGAAATAATGCGATCGTCATCGTTTCTGATATTGGAGAAAGTTCGGTCTTCATTCTGAACTACAGAGTATCGTCCTTCTAGGGAACCCTTTCCTGCCGCTGTAATGGGCTTTTTCTGTTGGCCGATCCATTGACCATCTCGCTCCATTGCAGAAGTCTTCTGAGCGTACTGGTGGTCGTCGCGGGCGGCTTCTTGAAGCAGCTTATGGCCCCATCCGAAAGTCATGTTATCGGCAGAAAATCCATTACTGGTAAGCTTATAAAGAACACGATCAATCATGGAACAGTCAATACTGTCACCATAAATCATCCGAACGGTATTGAGAACCTTATAGCCCTTGCCATTGGAAGTAGAACCAAAATAGGATTCCAAAATGTTAAGACAACCAAGTGCAACTTCAGGTGGAAATCCACTATCGGGACGAATGATGAGTGTCGCATCCGCCATCTCAATCTCTTCTTTTAGAACACCAACTTTATGACAAAAATCATAAACGTTATAAGTGTCGGCAACCATGGCGAATAATCCACCTTCGTTGGCACAAACTCGTATAATGTGACGAATATAATCTTCTTCTTTATCTTGTTTCCATTGGCAAGAAATAGAGTGTTGAGTTGCATCAATAGTGGTATTCGTAACATCTTCATTATAGTACATCATTGCCCAAAGAGCACCAGTATTATTATCGGTGATTCTAAAAGAAGAGAGGTGTGCGGCACCACCAATACCGGCAGATTCTTTACTACTTACACCTCTTAGACCAAAATCAGATACCTTATAATCCAGAAGATTTGGATCTCCAGTTTTAATCAGATAACGCTGAATAATTCTTTTTGCATTAAACGATCGGGTAGCAACAGTAGAAGGATACCAAAATGCACGAAGAAGAGGAGATTCCAAAGGACTGACTAGCCAGGCACACTTCGGATCCGTAACTTCAATATTACCAACGATTGTTTTTGGATTAACGACGGTTCCTTCTGGTAGAGATTTGATTCTGACTGGCAATTTGCCACCATGTTGATCTACGATGTACTTATAACCTTCAGTGTTGAAACTGGTACCTTGCATGAATGCAAATTTAGTAGCAACATCCACTTCCTCGTTTGTGATTTTACGAGTTAGATATTTTTTGAAGAACATCTGTGGCCCAAAATGCACAATCTGTTCCCAATCTCCACCGCGAGGTGCGATGTATGCACTCTCATTTGTAGTGCCAGGAATCAACATGTAAGGATGAGAAAATTTATATCCATCCGTATCAATAAGAATGGAATTTTCAAGAACTTGAAATTCGGTTTCGGTGAAAGAAGTTTTGTTCATGATGAAAAATTAAGAGTTTACGATAACGATATCAGACAAAAAACGAATCTCAACAAGACGTAGATCCGTTCTTTGTTCTTCTGGAATCAACTCCAGATATTTGACGCGGTTTTCGGGTTCGTTATAATAGAGAAGACAGTCTTCATCTAATTTAGAGTTGGGTACTCTTACGGCAATCTTAACTAATTGATCAAAAGAATTGACAAATGTTAATAGAATAGAAAGATAATCACTCATGATTTCATTTGCCCCCGTTCACAAGTTGTAGTGCTTCGCTCAGGTCAATATCATCTGTTGATGATTTCGAATGATAGACCAGACATTCTTTATCCCATCCTAAGTCATTAGAGTGAGTCTCATAAATTTCAGTATCAGGTTCTTCATATCTTTCAATATTAGACATGTGTATGTTGACTTCTTTTTTATTTTCAGCTAAAACATATGCTGAACGTGTGATTTTTACGCAATAGAGTTTCATTAGTTTAAATTTCAGAAAAGTTTTTTATTGGCATTAGGATAAAGAGTTCCCCATTGATCTACCTTATGCTGTGGATTTTCTAATTGAGCCGGTGAAGGTCCATTGCTAAGATCATATTCTTTTGATTCAGACCATCCACATTGAGGACATCCATAAGGACCATGAATCACTCCAACTCCAACATCCACTGAATCTCTCCAAACACGGGATGAACATTTTGGGCACAATTCAACTTTCATTCGGTGCACCCTCTTCAGATTCTACTGTTTCCATGTCAACTTCACCGCGATCTAACATCTTAGTTTCTCGCTCAAGAAAAGCAAAGGACTTCAATTTGTAGATTTCAATATCAAGAGGTTTATCTACACGAAGACAGATTCCCTCATCGGGTACTGAATTTTGACAAAGATCACAGTCTTTTTCAAGATAATCATCACTGAGTTTCTCAAGAAAGTTCTGATGCCAGTGATCATTTACAGAAAGATCATAAAAATCCTTAGCCTTTCCATAATAGATCTCAGGAACCGTTTTGATACCATAACGATCACAATAGGTCTTCATCTCTCTAGGTGACATCTCATAGACATCACCCGAAACAGAAGTAATTGTTACACGATAGACGTAGAAATCAAAAGTATTGGGATCACAGCCGTAATCATAACCTTTCTGAATCTCGGCTCCTTCAGGAGTATAACCGACAATCTCACCATAAAGTGAAATTCCATTCTTCATAAAGGCATCATACTTGCGAGCACATTGGCCCCAAATATCACTAGAGTAGAAGTGATTATAATTGGCTTCCGAAGGATCCAGATAACCATTCTTCACGACTTTTCGGCTACTATAGACAAGATCATAATGAGTATCTACGATATTCACACCCAGCCACTTCAGAAGTTTTTCAAGCCTATTAAGTGGCTTCACACATAGAACTTTACTGAACACTGCGGAAGTTCCATGTAGTTTTCTGGTAATAGAAATATAATCCTCAGGATGAACCTCACTAATAAACTTTCTTAGTTGAGGTGTATCAATATGGAAGTGGAATTGTTCATCAACAAGACGGCTGACTTTCGCCTTTTTCTTCTGATTCTTTTGTGTAGATTGCTCTCTCACATACTTAACAACATACTTTTTACAAAGTTCAATATCAAAGATCATATTGAACTCGGTGTTCACATGATCTTCTGTGATCTCAAAAGAAAGATTAAGATCATTTTTAAGCCATTCAGTAATATCACTTACTGGAACAACATAACCTTCCGACTTTTGACCACGAAGACGTGTTGCTCTCACTCTTCCGGTAGAAGGAAAATAACCTTTCACTTCGGTATCTTTATTAAGATTACTATCTTGAAAAGAATTACTGTACTTCAAGTAATCTTTATTGATGGCACACTCCAGAGGAAAGTACACATACATCATTCCTTCACGGGCATTTAGTCCGGTAATAACATTGTTACCATCTACAGTTGTGATCTGAAGACGATCGGCATTTGGATGCTTACGAAGATTATCAAGCCGGATGATTTTTGCGAGATAATTTTTATTTGCTTTTTCGGAAATTTTTAGTGACATGTTTTAATGGTAACTAGAATTAGATTAGCACGGATCGGTAGAATTGGATGTGTTATTGGACAGTTTCAAAGGTGTCCATCAAGACAGGGTTTTCATATTATTAACGGTTTCTTCTAATAATGATTGTCTTTTGAGTAGATGAAAGAAGAATCTGAGAGTATTATTGGCATCCACATCAGCTCTATGTGGAGTTCCGTTGAATTTAAGATGATGCTTTTTCATTGAACTTCTAAGACCACCACTCATTGAACGACCTTTCGCGGCCTCAATAAAAAGAAAGAAGTGCTTGACATCAATAATTCTGCGGCCGAAGAATGGAAACTCAATTCCTTCTGTCTTAACAGTGCTGATTAAATCACTTGCATCGGTCAATCCCCAAGTGACGGGATTCACAAATGGATGGTAATGAGTATGAAGTTTAGCAATACGTTCAACAACCACTTCCCAAGAGACGGCTTCTTGATCATATGTCTCCTGAGTAATTCCAGTAAGTTCTGTGATAAAAGGATGAAGAGTTACAGTTTTATCTTTGGGTCTCACAAGATACGATTCTTGCAAGAAAACGTTGTTAGATGGAGATCCGATTGCAACACCAACTTGAATAATATCTTCAGTTGGATTTTTACCGTCACAATTGTACTCCAGATCCAATGCGAGGTAGATTTGCTCTCTCATGACGAAGTTGAATTTTCACCAATAGTAGTGGAAGAAATGGGCCGGTGGTGGCGTCAGTGGACAGTTTGATTATTGGCCAACTGTCGTCTCAAGGCTCTAACTCCATGATGTTTCATCATATATTCAATTTCAGCTTTTCTTTCTTTTGAATTAGGCTTAGAACCAATATCAATTCTCACCACAGGAGAATCCCCTTGTTTCTTAACACTTTTACGAATCACTTTAAAAAGTTTTTCTTTCTTTTTTTTCTTAGCTTCAAAGAGAAATTGTTTGAATGATTTCATTAGTTTGCTTTTGGATTATTTAGATTTTTAATCTAGACTGTCGTATATCTTCAATAAAAGCTTCAACCGCTTCTTGTTCTGAATTACAAGTGCCACTACCGAACGTAATACCATAAGTTCTATCGGGGTGGCCCCATTTAAATCCATAAGGAACGCCGGATTCACAATCAACACTATATTTCGTAAAACTCATTCTTTTATTAAATCTTCTCCAAACATATGAATATAGCTCTTCTTTGATTATCAAATCATAAAAATCACCATTGTAATTTTTTATTCCGGGAATGAAAACTCTCTTAGTTGATTCATTTAGAATTGTAGTTTTACAGTCAAAATGTCCATAAATCAAAGTTGTAGTGTTTAAGAATTTACTAAATCCTCGCCGATTATTGCAACCGGCAAAATCAGCATCCCAAACACACAAACATAAATTATATCCCCCTTCAACAGCATCTTTTTCTTTCCACACTGAGAATGAGGTTTCTCTTTTTCCATATTCAACCCGCAAAAAGTTCTTCCACCAGTTTGATCTCACCAAATTTATACTATTATAATACAAATTGAAGTTAAAGATATATGGTAATGATAAGGAAAATGATATAGTGTGCTCACAATCATCAGATAAATTAATTCCTAGATGAAGGCAGTTAAATGGTTGGGAACTAGTAATCACAAGATGTAAATTTCCCAAATTAAAATATTTTGTTTTATTCATAATTATAAATTTTTCTCAATATAATCAGCAATTTCTTCAAAAGATTTACCCCAGTCATTCATACTCATAAGAATATTTTTTTGGTCATTTGTTAAACCAGACCAAGAGGATGCTTTATCTGGAAGGTTTCCCAAATCTCTCTCCTCCACTCCAAAGGGATAAAATGCGCACTCAGAAATATTTCTGATCCAATCTACATCGGGATGTAAATCACACAAAACACCAAGACAACAATATCCATCTCCAAATCTTAAATAAAAGCGAGTCTGTTCATAATTACCAGAACGTAGAGCTTCTAGCCACAATTTTTTTAGTTCAGGGTTCATAATTCAAGGATTTTTCGGTGGTGGTAAACATTTATCAAATTCAGGATGATCAAAATCGGGTTCAAAATATTCTATTTTATTGCACTCACGATTTAATTCTCTACACAGAGTAGCGTTAGCTTGTTGATAAGAAGTATAATAGTCACAGTAGCCAAAATTATGATCATACCACAATCCTAAAAATCCTTTCTTTTGAATAACATAATAAATGTTATTGGTGTGATGGAATTTCTTAATTCTCCAATTCATTTTTAGGTTATCTCTTTTTGTTGGAAGAAAAGATTCTTCAATAAGTCTGGGTTTTGGTGGTTCGGGTTTTAACATATAAGGACACTCCGATGGATTAGTACAGGCAGAACTTTTTCTGCATTAATTTCAACAGTATCGGGTGCATAACACCAGCCACAATCCCAATAATTACATCTACTCATGGGTTTCTCTTTGCTTCTTCTCTTTCAACCTTTTCTTTCAACATTAAAAATGTATATTGATCTTTGCACCATTTGGGTTCTTTATTACATCTGATAATGGTTTCATCTCTCGCTTCGGATCTTCCAAGATCCTTTCCATAATTAATAAACAATCCTGGGGTGATTGCCAATAAAACAACAAGAAGAATTTCAAACATTAGGTTCTTTGCAATTTTTATTAGAGTAGCACATGTTAGAAAGAGTGTTCACAAAGATGTGACGGTTTCTAAAGTGTCATAGAGAGATTCAACTGATTATTTCCGTCTTGTACAAACGCAAATTCAGTTCTTTTATCTCATTATACATTTTAAGCATCGTATTATAAAAAACAATATCATTTTCTAATTCTTGTGTTGATGCATATTTAAGATATAATTGGTAAATATCTGATTCAAATTGTTTAGAGGGAATGAATCCACGATAATAATTAATTCGGTAAATTGTTTCGGTTTTAACGAATTCAGTACCGTTCCAATGAAGATCCTTTACCAACTTATCAACATTAAGTGTTGGTTGATTATTTTCTTCTTCCCAGAAGCTATCATACGCTTCTCCTGGACATTGTGAGTGACTATTCATACTTAATATTATAAACACTTTGTAATAGGTGTAGCCATTCTTCGGTTCCCCAAATATTAAAAATTTTCTCGTATGTATGTAATAAAATTGGAATTTTTATCTCCGCTTCTTTGGCCGCCGCCCAACGATGGGAACCCGAAATCAATTGTATTTTGTCTTCCAACCAATATCCTAGAAGTGGAGGATGATTAGTATCCCATCCATTTTTTTTAAACATTTCTAATAATTCAAAAAACTTTTCTGGATGTGTTACTCGGTGTGGTGGATCACAAAATTCAGTGTTTGTCCATTGAACATCAGTCATATGTTTCCCATTCTCCTTTAGTATAATTCCAATGGCGCGTGTCTGAAATGTTAAAAGAAATGTACCAACCCAAGACACCAAAACTTAAGTTTGCTCCGGCATGATGTTGACGGATAGTTAAATCAAAACTAAAACTAATAATAACAGATCGCTCTTCAATAATTATACTATATTCTTTATAAGAATTTTCTAGAATGCCTGATTTCTCATAAATGCATTTATATCGGCTAATAAAAGGATTATATAAATCAAAACTAAAACCGATCATTGTTTTCCTCCTTGTAAGTGAATTTCTGCCATTATTAAGAATGGTACGTTAGATGGATGATCTGGTACATTAACATGAATGGTGTAGTGATTGAGACTATGACCTTTAATCAATCCAGGTAGATCACCACTTGCGCGTCTTTTTCGTATAACATCACCAATCTGATATGGCATCAATTGAGAAGACGCCATCAGTTCACCTTCACAATAATACTTACCACCGGCTTTGAAGTATGTTAGATGTACTTTATACGAAGGTTTTGGTGATTCAGGTAAAGGTTGCCAATGAGTCGGTTGTGCTGAATTGGAATCTTCTGGATCCAGTGCGGAGACCCATCTATTAAGTCTACAATTCCAAAATCCTTCTCTTGATGGTAGATCGTATCCTTCTTCATCCTGGGCAAATCCTAATAGAATAGAATCATAATTCTCAGTTTTTGGTGCGGTGTGGATCGGTTGCCAATAGTTTGTTGATGTATGTGTTGTGGAATAAGTCATGTTATTATTTTTCGTACTTCAAGACCATGCTAAATTCTTTTCTAAGGTCAGCGACATCCTTATCAATTTTTTTATTTTTATCCAAAATTATATATTCAGTACAACTAGGATATCCAATCAAATGATTTACCACAGTATTATCTTGTTTTTGATCTTGATATAAAATACAACTCGTAACGGCGATAAACTCATTTCTTTCAGTAAAACATTTGGATAATAGAGGTATGACAATAGGATTATCAAAATCTTCTATTTTATCATCACAAAAAATACAATCGTCGCATTCTACCCAATAAAGATCAGTAAAATCACTAATAGATTCCAACCCAACACCATCCCAGTTGAAATAATCTGCGATTTTTTGATTGAGTTCGTCTCTATATTTAAATAAACACCTAAGATCTGTAGAATCAGAGATTCTATCTATATTATAAGCTTCCATCAGTGCAGCTTTAACACCCCCACACTGAAACATCATAAAAATCCAAAGAATCCTTCTTTCTTGTTTCTAATGTTGGAATACTAAGATGTTTACGAGCGATTTTTTCTAATACTGTAATTGAATTTTCCTGTTCCATCATTCATACCTCTGTTTTTCAATAAGAACCACATTAGATGCTCTCGGTTTAATCTGTAGACGTTCTGAATATAATACACCTTCAGAATCTTTTGTGGTAAATCCACCACTAATGTCTAAAGTATGATCATTTATTACCCTAATAGTAAACGCTGTTCTTCCATCAACATCAGATTTAAAAATCACCTCAAATGGATTACCATTAAGATCTCGTTCAATAACAATATCCATAATCAAGAGTTAGTTAAGTATTTTTTGAATTTTTCTGCAATACCAAATTGAATATCACGGCTTAGTGCTTCACTTGACTGTTCTTCTAAATGAAGATGAAGATGTCTATAAACGGGCAACCAGAAGCTAGTGTGATCCTTAATTGCTTCTTTGTTCACAGTAATAACATACTCAATAACAGGAATCAGATCATCTGTTATACGCTCTCTTTGAGTGATAAGAACTGCCTCTGGATTATCAAACATATTATAAGAAGGAATCGGAATTTGTTCCTTTTCTAGAACACGTTTGGAGTGTTCTGAAAGTTTGAAACGTTCAATATTCATTTGCTAATAATTTTTAGAATGTTGTTGAGTTTTTCTGTGTATTCATCCGTGAATATCCGCGAAGAAATCATAGACTTGATAAAGTCAATGTCAGCATCGGTTGCAACTCCATAAGCTGGTACCCAAGGAAGACCTGCATCTGGACTATGAGGTAATTCATCTCCATTGGTTGCGGCATATAGATTATCCAACAATTCAACTGGACCACCAGCAGCACCAACAACTTGATAAGCTGTCGCAAATAACTCCTCTAACTGTTGTTTTCTCTGATCATTTCTTTCGTCAACCTTAATCCATTCGGGTCCAGGACAAAAATCAGTAATGATATAATGAGGTATTTTGTTTGGATCAGGATGCCTTAAACACCAAATTTCTTTCATTATTTGTTCTTGTTGTGAAGTGGTTTTACTCTAGCACACTTTTTCTTATAATGGATATCTTATGTGCCAGTTTGATTATTGACACATAAGACCCCCCTCAAAGAAATCCCACTCTTCTCTTTAGTTTATCAGAAGAGAATTTCGGTTGTTGATTGAAGAGTTCTGCAATAGATACATCTCTATCTGGTGGTGTAATATCCAGATTTCTTGTTTCAATCAAATTTCTTGCTTGATCCTGGGTGAGCTTATTGAACTGTAGAACGTCAAAACATCTACCTGGGCGAATAAGAGCGGAATCAATCTCATCGGTAGAAGTAATATTCGTAGACAAAATCAATTTTTTACCACTTTTTGTAATAAGACCATCTCCTAGATTGAGAAACTTATGAACGAAGTTATTACCTTGTTCTCTTTTGTAGATGAGATTATCAGAGTCTTCAATTACGAAACAATCGGAAGAAGATTCTAAAAATCTAATAAGAGTGTAATCATCTGTTAATACTCTTTCATCATACGAAATCATCGCATCCCAACGATGTCTCTTCAATAATCCACGAATAAAACTTGTTTTTCCTGTACCCCGTTCACCCATCAACAGAAGAATTTTGGGAGAAGAATTTTTAAAGGCATCGTAATATTCATCCAAAGTTGTATTTCGTTCCTGAAGAAAAGGATACATTTCTGAATGAATTTCATTATTGATATCAATATCAACAGATTTAGTTGTTAATCCAGTACCAGACATCATCAACCATTGTGCCGTAAGACCTTTCTGTTGAATATTGAATTTTTCCAAGAGATCATTTACAATATTCTCATATACATCATTTTCCGCTAAAATTTTAACTTGTAACACCTTATCTTGTTTAATAATTTGAACATAAAATTTATATTGTTTTGAATAGACAGTAACATGTGGGTAGATGCCTTCCCAAATATCACCATGATTGGTAATAATAATAATATTTTCTCCAATGTTTTTTGAGAATTCTAAAATTTCTGATTTCCATGATTCATCACAACAAACTATAATCACCCGAGAAGTATATGGAATGTTGTTACGAATCCAGAAGGTAGAAAACGATTGCTGTAGCCTCGGGTCATAGTCATTAGATAGAAGTAGTTCAAAGTCTTTCATAATAAGTCTCCAATGAAAAGTTGATAAAATGTGTTCAAATTTTAAAAATTGTTAGTAATAATATCTCGGCAGTTTTTCTTGAGCGTTTGCCATAGTAACAATAATCCGGTTCATCAATCTACCAGAAGGAGTATATTCTCTTCTAATGTGTCTCTCAGCGATCCTCAGACTAACCACGCGAAAGGTAAAAGCGTTGGGAGTTTCAGCAGGAAAAGATACCCAATAACGATTCCAATATCCCATAAAACGGTCCACTGGCATCAAAATACCAAATCGAGTAACAACAGCAATCTGATAACCTGTCTTCGGGTGATAATAAACTCGCCTGAAAGTGGTGCGCCCTTTGTATGATGGACTCAAAACTGTCTTATAACACATTTCATCCTTCATTCTTCAATATCCTCATATAAATCTTCTAGAAAATCATCAATGTTCCATGGAGTGGTTTCAATCTTTCCAGAAATTGCATCATTATTAATTTTGATAAGATATTCAAAAAAAACTTTATCTAACACATCATCTTCTAGCCGATCCCAAAAATCAGCTCTAAGCATTTCAAAAAGTTCTTGTTCATTATACATCTCATAATGCCTATTATAAATCTGATAGTCTGAATAATCACCCTGAAGAAGTTTAATCCATAAAATGAATGCGTATCTGATGTTATGGATTCCTGTGGGAATACAATGTGTGAAAAGATAATTTAGATGTGTCATTTTAATAATTGATTATTGAGTCGGATGAACAAAATTACACAGATCCGTTTCTAATGTCATAGTGATTGAATCTCCATCACAATATTATTACTATCGTCAATAAAAGCAACCCGGAGCCCTTGCTGTTCTTGTCTTTTCGCCACAAACAGAAGATTTACTCCTTTGCGTAAACTTTCGGATACATTGAATCCGAACTCGCTTTTAAGTTTATCTAATATGAATAAAAATTTTTCGCTTTCTGGTGACATGGATTCTTCTACGGACAAAACAACCATAACACGACAACCCGTCAAACAGGTAGCTGATGTGCCAGTTTCTTCGCCGTCCCATTCCTAAATAATTATAAAATGCCGAGAGAATGGAGTAATAACACTAGAGATCCCTGGAATGATAAGATCCATGTTATCATAAAAGCGATAGATCAACACACCAAATTATATCTCCAATCAGGCGACGAATTTCATAATGAACAATCAAAAATTTTAAGATGTTATGTAAACGATTTGAAATCTTGGATTCATAGACAAGAACATATAAAAGAGAAATCAGATGCCTAAACTTAACAATCTAATCTTTATCATTTGTTGTGCATTTATATGTATTATTGGAATAAATTTTATTAACTGCAATTTCTCATTACCATTTTCTCTTTATGGTAATTCTTTGTATGGTAACATCAAAAAACCATTAGATGAAAAATGTAGTGAATCGGACAAAAGGGCTTATGATGCGTTATTCTTGTTATTGAATACCATTATTGCTCTTAAGACTAAAATGGAAGATTGATTATTCGGTCAGAATACAGAGCGATAAACATATAATTACGAACTAGGAGGCTGTAGGGCTTCTACTACATGTTGTGGTAAATTGGAGTCAACCGCCTCCTGCAACACTGACTCAAGGAAAACCTGAGGTAGAACACCAGTGGATAAAAGCAGTAGCCATGCCCGTCTCAACAAAGATGTATCTCCTCCTTTTGAGACATTGAGAATTTCACCCGGCAAACTTGACGCTGCTAGCGATACACCAGGAATCTTCATCGCCTCGTGATGTAATGCATTTGCAAGCTCACTACCCATCATCTTCTCAATAAACCTCTCCCAGTTAGGAGGCGCCGGAACCATCTCTGTAGTCTCGGCGACCAGCTGGCCATCTTGAAAATAGAAAGTCTTGTTTGGAATAGTGGTCATTGCGGGATTAGAAATGGAATAATATAACCCTGGTTGGTAGTGGTCAGCGTGGCTGGATCTATCGTCGCTGGTATCGATGTCTGAGAAGCTAATGAAGTTGTGTTTACTACGGTTGTGGTACTGCTAAATTCACCGTAGTTAGTGCCCGCCGATCGCACGTTCGCGCCCGTGCCCTGAAATGCTGCTGTGCCGGAAATCGCAGTTGCTAGGAATCCAAAATGATAAAAACCAGGCTGCAGGGTTACTGTACTGGAACTGACGTAGTTGGTGGATGCTGCGGTTGCAGTTATGTCGCCACTATCAAACACTACGGCAAGCGGCCTAGCGTTAGCATTGCTAAATACGCAGAGCCTGAAAGTTGTTGACCCCGTAAACGTTGATGCCGTCCTGACGGCAATCTGAAATGTTCTCGGCTCCGCAATATAGGTGCTCCAAGGAAATCTTAAAAATTGCAATGCCGCAGTTGCTGTAGATGGCGCCGCATTCAGCGGTGGCCCAATCCATGCACCGGTCGCGTACCCCGGATTAAACCGATCCGCAATCATCGGCCGCCGTTCTGTATTCCCGCCATCACGAAAACGCACGAAGCCATCGCCGCTGTCCAGATAAACATGGCCCGCAGCGGCCGAACCACTCACCGAAAGTGGAATCCGCAGCCGACCAGTGAACTCTCCCAGATCGATGTTTCCGCTGCCGTCAAATGTCAACCCGGCGGCGCCAGTGAGTATGCCAGACAGGTTATATTGCCCCTGACCACTGGTGCCGCCAGGGGCAACAAACGATGCTATTCCAGCGACATTAGCAAAGGTAGCAATACCAGATGATGTTGAGTAACCAGAAACATTAGCGAAGGTTGTTAAGCCTGATACCGCAGCAAAGGTGGCAATACCAGATGATGTTGAATAACCAGCAACATTAGCAAAGGTGGCAATACCAGATGATGTTGAGTAACCAGAATTAGTTGAATATGTTGCTATTCCGGAAAAAGTGGAGTATGTAGATAATCCAGAAATAATAGCATATGAAGAAATTCCTGATCCGGTGGAGAAGCCACTATTAGTCGCATATGTAGCGATGTCAGAAACATTCGAAAATGTTGATACACCAGAAAAAGTAGAATACCCCGATATTGTGGCATAGGATGAAATTCCTGATATAGAGGAGTATCCTACTACACCAGAATTTATCGTAACGGTCGCAGTCGTTCCTATTCCAGAAACAGTAACATTATCTCCAACAAAATTTAAATTAGTGAAACTATATCCACTACCTACTATGTTACCTTCATCAAAAATCCTAAGACCTCTTGATTCTGTTAAAACTCCAGTAAGGGATTTACCCGATCCATAAAATTCAACTGCAGTAAAGCTTCCACCTACACTAACAGAACTATTAAAAGTTGATATGCCTGATATGGATAAAGATATACCAACAAGATTGTCATTTATTTTTATAGTGGAAATCCCACCTGTTACTGGTGACACTATCGCACTAACATTAGTTCCAGTAAAATTCAAGGCCGAAATACTTCCACCTGTTCCTACAAGAACATCCTCATCGTAGACACTGATGCCAGTTCCACCAGAAACTGCAGATATATTTTGCCAAACCGGATAGCCATCATTAAAACCTAAAACCTGACCAAATACACCGTTAGGTAAAAAGGAAGATATTCCGGGTGAAACTTGGTATATAAGATTTCCAGATTGACCACCTGAAATATTATAAGAGGTATTAGCTACACCAGAAGTATTAGAATATGATGAGATACCAGAAGATGTTGAATATCCAGAAGTAGATGCAAAGGTCGCAATTCCAGAAACATTAGAATATGTCGCTATTCCAGATGTTGTTGAATACCCTGATATATTAGAATATGTTGAGAAACCAGAAGAAGTAGAATAAGTTGCTATTCCAGATGTTGCTGAATAAGAAGATATTCCAGAAAACGTTGAATATCCTGATATATTAGAATAAGAAGAAATTCCAGAGCTTGTTGAATACCCTGATATATTAGAATAACTAGAAATTCCAGAAACAGTAGCAAAACCAGCAGTGGGAACATAACTAGAGATACCAACGATTCCAGTAAGCTTACTTCCATCCCCATAATAAACAACACTAGAAAATCCAGGATTACTAGATGTTATGATACCGTTACTGATTGTGACACCACCAAATGTGGAGACTCCAGAAACGTTGATATTTGAAATAGTAAGGTTAGGTGGAATATCACCACTTCCCACATAAGGAACAAAAGTTTTAGTTGATGCAGCATAAGCAACAAGATTGCCATCCTCAACTCCTGTCATATTGACATCTAGAAGTTGATCAAACTTTCTCGGTGTTACTGTTCCTAACTGAACTACTTTATACCCGCTCATATCTAGGATACCGTATCGTTAACTAATATAGTTCCTCTCAGAACTTTTTTCGTCTTTGGTGTTACATAACCATAAGTTAAAACGACATCAAAATAACATCTATTGGAAAACGGTAAAGTGTCAGTTACTGTCGCTGCCATAGAAATGTTGACTTCGTTATTTTCGGTATCTAATAAGACATTAAAGGGAAAAGATATAGGAGAAGTTGGATATTTACTAATTTTAGATTTTCCATCAAAACTAGAATTTAATTCTAAAACAGTTCCGTCTTCATTATAAATTTTAAAGGTCTCATCAAAATCAGCACCCTTATCAATTTGTAAAGAGTTGATTTCGTACACTGCAATAAAATCTACAACACCTTATTCTATTTATATTCTAGCGAATTATTTCTAGACAACGAGAATAATATTTTTTGCGATCGGATAGTCCATTATAGCCACCATTGACTCGTAATGTTACTTGTTCAACGGTTGGATTTTTATCACACAACTGATTCATCTTATTATTAGACCACCAAAAACCAGCCGATGTAAATGGATAATTTTCAGCAACATAATCAACTCCTTCCATGACCTTTGGATCCTTCATAAAGTTCGCAAAAGCTTGATAGTTAGCTCTACCTGTTAATTGGATATATCCAGCTCCTTTGTATTTTCTACCGTCGCCAGGTTGAGTATTACCGAGATCTTTTCTTCCTTCATATGCATCACCACTAGCTAACTCTCTTTTATAACGACCTCCACCAGATTCATGAGAAATCTGTGAAAGAAAATGTCTTAGTCTCACTGGAGTAGTTATTTCAAATTGTTCAAGACAACGATTTAGTTCTACTACTTCTGAATCATCTATAAGAGATTCACCACAATTCCAAATACGAGCAAGTTGTGTTTTACTTACAATATGAGAAGCATTAGAATTCATCTCAGATTGTTGTGGCTTTTTTGGATAAAATATCCGCCCCCAACCAGTATTTGGACCATCAGCAGTCCAACGTTTTGCTAATACTTTGCGATCATAAACAACATTTTTTCCTGCTTCAACAGAAGTAGTGTATCCATTATTATAGCTACCGTATGGATCGTTACAGATATAATTACCATTGGGCAATTTAGTGTGAATGACGATCATATGACCACCATTTCTAGTAGGATTATCATTTGGTCCGCGATGTAAAATACCGGCTACAATAGGACCAACGGTTTCTAAATGTTCGTCTAACTGTTCAAAAGTCAGATTTTTCAACCAGGTTGAATTTAAACCATAAGATGTCAATGCTCTGGTCTGAACATTATGATCTGTACTATCACCTAATGATAAAACTTTCTTAAGATATGCATCATCGCCTTTTGGTCCCGATGGCAGTGAGCCGGGTAAATAATATTCTAGACACATCGCACAAGAAGAACTATTACAAGTTCTATCTGCTTGTGTATAATTATCGGTTTGTGGATACCAAGGAACTACTCTTTTAGGTTGAGCTTTTATTACTGGTGTACGATAAGTAATAACCCAACCAGATTTATTGGTAAGTTCATCTGGAGCTTTTTTAGATAAAGCTGTAGCAAATTCACTAACAGCTTTTAAATGATTTGGATTTTTCTCATCAAAAAATTTAAAAAAGTTAAGTAATTCTATTTCCATCACACAACTAGAAGACACTCTAGATATTTAGATTAAACACTCCAAGTACATGAAATCGGAAGTTGCAATCTCACCATTTTTATAACAAATCCACTCATCAAACTCCTGCAATAGGGAGAGTTCATCATCTTCATCGGTTAATTCTTCAGTTCTATCAAGACACCAATCTACAAGATCTTCAATAATCTGTTCTTTGTTCATTGTTTTTTTGTTTATCTGTCTCACTATAGCATAAATAGTCTACGTTGTCAATAGGACACTTTTGGAATTGGACTGGCTTTTTAACGAACAAGAATTGGATGAAGTTCCAGAAGGAATGGAAGGATTTGTTTATCTCATAGAAAATAACACCAATAATAAAAAATATATCGGAAAAAAGAACTTCTGGGAGAGACGTAAAGATCCCAAGACTGGAAGACGGAGAAAAAAAGAAAGCGGTTGGAGAAATTATTACGGTTCTTGTGATGAACTAATTAAAGACGTAAAAGAACTAGGTAAACAGAACTTTAAAAGAACCATTCTTTATCTTTGTCCTCATAAAAAAAGTATGTCCTATTATGAGACATACGAACAATTTAAAAGAAATGTAATATTGAGAGAAGATTATTATAACACTAATGTTGAAGGAAAATTCTTTAGTTCAGAAAAAGATAATATTTACAGTATTGTCAAATCTTCAACTCTTCTAGTAGAAAAAGTACCTCATTGAGATATTGGTCTGCAAGGGATTTTTGTTCCTCAGAACCCTTATCAACACTGAGTTTTAATTTGAGTTTATACACCTTAGCCTTAAAGGAATATAGATCGGTAAGTTCTACCATGTCATTAAAAAGAGCCTATGATTGGCTCTCTTATTTAGATTGTATTACTTATTATCAATCAACAAGAAACTCTTCAGTTAGATCATATACCATATCTTCTGAAAGATTCAAGAAAATATTAAGAGCACTATCATGATCTACTGCATATTTTTCTTCTACTAGACTATCAAGAATAGAATCTAGAATTTCTTCGTATTCCTTAAGTGCTTTACGAGCGAATCTACCAGCTTGACCTTGAATATCAGTGTGGGCTCTTTTTGTAGAAGCAATTCCACCAGGAGCAGAGAATCTACGACCCTTTTCGGTTTTACCTACAGCAGCTTTTTGGATTTTTTCTAATGCTTCTTTACGACGGGGAGACATCTCCCGTCCTTTAGTTCCACCAGCGGGAGGTAGAGATGCAACTGGTTTTTTGGTTTCTGGGCGAGGAGGAAGAGGTGGTTTTTTCATACCATTAGGAGCAAAAGCTTTACCAACTTTCTCTCTAGCGACAGATTCTCTTTCAGATTTACGCTTATCATAATCACTTCTAGTCATACTAGATGATTTTGATTTAGTCAATCTACCAACAGCTACTCCCGCCTTGCGCATTCCGCGACCAATTTTAGATAATGCTCCACCAGTTTTTTCTTTAGTGGAGGGTTCTAGCACCAGGGACATTTGACCGCCTTTTTCCACTTTACCCGCTCTACGAGTAGCTAAACCAGAAGCGGAAGATTTTTGACCAGCGGATTGAACAGCTTTACCAGCAGAGCCTAAAAGTCTACCAGTTGACTTGACTCCCCGACGAAGAAGTTGTCCTAAACGAGCCTTACCATCAGTGCGTGCTTTTGCAATAGCACCACCTAAATTTTTAGCAGCTCTACCCATTCCACCACGAGCACCAGCAATAGCAGATTTAACTCTAGAAATCGCACCATCAACTCTGGCTCTACGTGCATCTTTACGAAGATCACTTTGAAGTCTACCTTTCTCCCGTTCTAGACCCTGTTTAGCCATCGCTCTACGAGCCATAACCTCACTTCTGGACTCAGTAAGATATTCACCAGCAAGTTCTTCGTAAGCCTCAGTGATAATCTTATCGGAAGCAGCTAATGAAAGAATATTGAATGATTCATCTAGATTATTACCATAATCACAGATTTCCCATACAAGTGATTCCACAACTTCTTCAATATCTTCATCCAACATAGAGTCAATAAAACGAAGATTATCGTCAAAGTTTGAATCTACTCTAGGATTATAAAGATCTGAATAGGCTTCCGAAAGATAATATGACATTGTTAAACTGTTTTTACGTCTGTATTATTTAGAAAAAGAGGTATTAGAGTTTGAAGTCAGAGAATGTAGTTGATGAGATATCTTGTTTAACACCACCAACGATATAAGATTCGTTCGGCTCTTCTTGTGGTGGGTTTTGGGTATTCTTTGAATTTAACCAATCTTCTGTCCAAGGAAGTGGATTATTATTAGCTGATACATCATAAATTGGTTTCAGACTAATAGCTTTCATTCTTCTATTCGCAATCCATTCCACATAATTTTGTAGTAATTTTTCATTCAATCCTAACATTGAACCATCTTTAAAGAGATAAGAAGCCCATCGTTTTTCCTCATCAACTGCTCGCTCAAACATCTTATAAACATATGCTTCTTCCTCATTAGCAATAATCTTCATATCGGGATCATCTACACCACTCTTCCATTTGGTTAGAATGTTCTGAGTTAAGAATAAATGTAATCTCTCATCGGCCGCAATTTTAGAAATAATTTTTGCTGATCCTTCCATTAAATGATCTTGACCGAAAGCAAATGAACAAGCAAAAGAGACATAAAACCGAACCCCTTCCAAAATGTTTACATTGGCAACCGCACGATAAAGCTTCCTTTTTACTTCCAATAATTCAGATTTACCCAACTGGACTCCTTCATTATTAAACTTCCAAAGATTAGAGGATCCATAATTCTGAGCATCCCGGATAAAATCATCATAGGATTCGGTAACGGATTTAGAGCGCTCAAGAATCTTTTCATCAATAACAATATTATCAAAAACCTCAGACGGATTAGAATAAACGTTTTTAATAATAAATGTGTACGAATAACTATGAATTGATTCCATAAAAACCCACGCAATCATTGCAGCCTCTAACTCGGGTAGAGAGCAGTATGGTAAAAATGCTAAACCGGGTGCTCTTCCTTGAACAGAATCTAACATAATCTGATACTTGAGATTAGAGGTGAAAATATGCTTCTGTTCCGGGCGAAGTTTTTGATAATCGGCGCGATCTTTAGGAATCGCATATTCATATGCCTCAGGGCGCCAAAAGGCACCCCATTGATCTTGTGTTAATCTACCAAATACGGGAAACTTATTTACATCATATCTTTGAATACCCAAAGGTGATCCAAAAAACATCGGTTGTTTTAAAGTGTCAACAGGATTACTATTGAATACGGTCATTCCTTGAATTTCAGAGTTTACATGAGTCACAATCTTCTTCCTCCATTTCTATTACTTCGTTAATAAAATTTTCTATTTCCATATCATCTTTTTTGCCATTATAAGTATTCATATAATATGCACTTTTATGTCCCCATTTATAAGCACAAAGAAAGTCATTAAGAATCACACTCATTGGAACTTTATTATCTGGATAGTTTTCGGGGTTATAGGTCCAATTCGCACTAATCGCCTGATCAAAGAATTTTTGTAAAGCCGCGACGATCTTGAAATATCCTTCATTAGATTTCATATCCCAAGCTAAAGTATAATTATTTTTTAGTTTATTATACTGTGGAACAATGATACGAAGTTTACGTTTTACTGATAACCAATCTCTTGGTGGTTCAATTCCATTAGTTGTGTTTAATACCTTTGCGCTACTTTCACAGGGCATTACTGCAGTAAGAGTTGTATGTCTCAAACCATACTTCATAATATCTTGTCTTAATCCTTCCCAATCAAGGTATAATGGTTCATCACAGAAGTTGTCAATGTCTCTCTTGTAAGTATCAATGGGTAAGATACCATCAGCATACTTTGTCTCATAAAAACCTTCACAAGCACCTTTTTCTTTTGCCAATTGATTAGAGGCTTTTAGTAGATAATATTGGAAATATTCCGCTAGTTTATGAGCGACATTTACTGTTTTTGGATCTTCGTAATTCAGCCCCAGTCTTGCAAAATAATGCGCTAATCCAGTAATTCCGACTCCCAGTGGGCGATTTTTTCGTGTAGCCAATTCTGCCGCTTTTATCGGATAAGTTTGAATATCAATAAGTTCATCTAGAAAACGAACAATCATTTCACAATATTCTTCTAAATCTTCTAGATTTTTAAGAGTTCCAACATTAACGGCTGAAAGAATACAAAGAGCAATCGCACCATTCACATCATCAATATGATCAAGTGGTTCCGTTAATAGAGCAATTTCAAGACAATTCCCGAGTAGAAAACCATTGAACATTCCCATACCTCTTTTAGGTTCAGCAAAACAATATGTTGAGGAATAACGGCCAGTATAAATTACTTCTTCGACAGTATTAAACCTTCCAGCATTTCTATTGGGGATATTAAACGAAATATTTGATTTTCTAACATAATTATGAAAATTTAAATTACAGAGCCTCGCCAAACCAGTATTAGAAATTAATATTCTCCAAGACCGCTTACATAGATATTCTTTTTTGCCTCCTTTACCATCGGGCATCAATCTCATCCCTTCAGGATAACAATTTACAATTTTTGAATTTACTCCAAGAGTTTGAAGCATATATTTTATATTTTTTAAAAAGTCAAAATGAACGGAGCTAATTTGAATAGTTTCACTATTTTGACATTTTGTAATATTACCATCTGAATCAACTAAACCCGCAAACCATTTTAAACGAGATTCTATTGTATATTCACAATCGGGAACAACGAATTTAGTATGTGGTGGTATATCAAGAAATACTCTAATTCTATTGTTATTAAGATCATTATAATATTTCGTATAATTGAATTCTTCTAGTATATTTTTTTTAGATCCATAAAGATCTAGTATCGGCAAACCTTTTAAATATGATCCATCTCCACTGTGAAAACCTAAAGTATAAGCATGATCAAGTTCTTTTTCCCCTTGAATTGTGGGTAGTTCATACTTTATCAATTTATCTCCAGGTTTTAGATCACAAGCAGCTTTTTCGATGAATTTTTTATTTTTTGAATAAGTTTTTAATTTATCAACAACAAAAAATCTATGGTATGGAGTACATTCAATTTCTTCGTTATCAATTATCACTTTAAGTAATTCTTGATTTTCTGATGTTTTTTTAATTTGAACATTGGACCACTCTTCTCCATTCCAAATATCAACATACTCTTCTTCAAGGTCGGAAATTGGTTGATATCCGTTTCTTGTAAGAATTTGTGTTTCTGGGGCAACACAAAGATTGCTCATCTTTACGACTTTTTTATATGGACCATGAGAATTAGCATGATCAATATTGAAAATATAAATTCTTCCGGTATCACTGCGCTCCTCAAGAATAGATAGTGTTAATTCCTGAGCACCAACAGTAGTTTTGGGAATAGATGGATCATTTTCATACTTTACATAAAGATCATCAAACTCTGGTGTACCGAAAGCATCATAAAGACCGGGAACATCATAAGGAGAAAATAATGTAATAACACCATTTTGGATAAACCTTTCATAAAAAATTCTTGATGTGGTAACCGCATAATCCAATGATCTGGCTCTATTTTCGGTGTTACCCTTTTCATTTTTTAATACGATTAGATCACGAACCTCTTGGTGCCAAATAGGAAAAAATAAAGTAGCTGAGCCCTTTCTCAGGCCCCCCTGAGAACAGGAGTTAAGATCACCCTCAAAAGATTTGATAAAAGGTACCAAACCAGTATGAATAGCTCGTCCACCACGAATTTTCTTACCAAGACCACGAATTCTTCCAACATTAAGACCAATTCCAGCTCTATTGGCAACATATTTTACTAGAGCTGATTTTGTTGCAATAATAGAATCAATAGAATCACCACAATCTAAAAGGGTACAACTTGAATATTGTTTTTCTGGTGTTCTAACTCCAGCGAGTACAGGTGTAGGTATATTAATTTTATGTTTACTGGCTAGATCATAATATCTTTTCACCATTCCAAGACGACTTTCTTTTGGATAACTAGAAAAAGCCACAAGAGCCACCATAAGATACATGAACTGAGGTGTTTCATATATAAAACCCTCAACTCTATCTTTCACCAAATACTTATCTGATGCCTCCTTCATTGCGGCATATGTAAACAGAAAATCTCTATCATGGTCAATAAAACCATCAGCTTTTTCTAATTCTTCTTCGGTATATTTCTCTAGGATTTCCGAATCATAAACACCCAATTCTACACAATTACGAATATGATCAATAAGCGAAGGCATTTCGGTACCACCATAAACCTGCTTACGAATAGAAAACAGTAATAATCTCGCAGCAACATATTGATAATTCGGAGCATCAAGACTAATAAGATCTGATGCAGATTTGATCAAGATTTTTTGAATCTCGTCGGTGGTAATTCCATCATAGAATTGGATGTGCGAATTCATCTCAACTTGAGAGATTGATACACCCGAAAGACCACTACATGCTTCTTCTACCATACGATGAAGCTTCTCTAACATCAATGGTTCAATGGCACCATTTCTCTTTTTAACCGCTAACTCTTGATTGCTCATAGTTGTTTTTCTTCCAAAAATTAAACTTTAGTGTTGCTTCTAGACCAGTATAAGTATTATTTTCAATAATAGACATCACATCTACTCCAGACATTACCATAAGATTAATGTCTTTCTGATGAATATGTTCCGGCCAAATGACTATAGATTCACCACGGATTATGACTTGCTCCATTCTCTTAAGAATGTCTTTATTCCGTGGTTCGTTATCATAAACAAATACCGGATGCAAAATATTTAGTTGTTTTAAATTAATATCAGCACCACACATCGCGATTGAGTTGCTGATGAATTCAGAATCAAATGGTCCTTCTAAAATATAAACATTTTTACTCACATCAACATTATCAATATTATAGACTTTCGGGAAGTCTTCATCTAACATAATTGTTATATACTTGACTTCCGATTTTGTTAAGGCTCTTCCCTGAAATCCTATGAGTTTTTTGTTTCTATGTAAGGGAATAACGATTCTTTGTTCTTCATATTTTAGTGTAGCTTCATCAAATGTTGGTTTTAAAGAATTGGTCCATTCTTTAAACTTTTCAGCATAATAAAATTTATCGGGATTCAATTTTCTTGATTCTAGATAACTTTTTGCACTATCATTAGACGAAGCTAAAGGTAGATCTAATTTTTCTCTGAAAACGGGCTTTTTGCATTCAATCTTTGGAGCTTCTACTGGAAAATTCTTTCCGGTAAAACCTGCTGTATATTTTTCAAAGCAAAAATCAGCATGTAATTTTGAATCAAAAACTTTTAAGAAATTATTAAACGACATACTCGCGCCACAATTATGACACTTATAATTCGTGTTGTTGTTCTTTTGGTAAAAGTATCCTCTCGTTTTTGACTTATTTCTTTGTGAATCACCACATAATGGGCATCTACAATTATAAAGTCCCTGTCTTACTTTCTTTAACTTAATAATTCTTCCTTCTAAAATCCCAATATACTTTTCATCAATTCTATCCATCCAGACCCACTTGCTGTCAGATCAGCTTAGCATAGGATCCTGAATTTGTCAAGTGGGTTTTCTTGGGGAGTTCTTCATTCAAAAGCTTTCCAAAAAAACTAGAATTACTAATAACAAATCCAATAACAACAAAACCGGTCCCGATTGCAATAAGTCTATTTCTAAGAGTATTGATATCTTTTGTTAAATCTGTCTTTAAGGTACCAACTTCTTTCACTGCTTGTTCTTTATTAGAAGTTATTTTAGCTTCTAATTCTAATACCTTATCAAAAACAGATTGGTTATTTTGTTCATTACTATTAATTCTTTCTTCATGAACTGCTAACATTTTTACAACGTTTGCATTTGCATCACTGATGCGTTCAATAACGTCTTCCAATTTAAGAACGATCTCTTTAAGATCAATAACTTTCTGTTCTAATACTGCGACTTTTATTTCACATGAAGGTTCTTGATACATTTCCTCTCTTGGGTAAAGTTAAATTATTAAAACTTCACCAATATCATCAACCAAATTATTAAGTATTTATAATATCCTTAACACTTTGTAACCATTTTTTATGTCCAGGTGGAACACTTCTTCTATCAATGATTCCTTTTTTGGTTTTTCTGTATGTCATGAGTGGATCAAAGCCCGCAGTTGGACCTTTAGAATTCGCAGAAGATGTGAATCCTCCACTTTCACCAGGAGCATTAGCTGTCATCATCTCTTTTAGATTTTTGAGAATCCTATCTCTTTTATTCATCGCTGATTGACCTCAACATTTCTAAACAAACTTCATCTATTTCTATCTCATGAATATGACATCTTGGGTATTCAGGTAAACGATTTAAGAATTGAACAATCGTTTTCAAAGATGACCAATATTCTTGATCAACTTTAAAGAATAACATCGGAGTAGTCGCTTCACCAAAAATATTATAAAGAATAATAAAATGATTGAGTAGAAGGTGTAATTTGAGAATTCCGCTTTTTTTGTATTTCTTTAAAAGCCGTTTTACATATTTAAAATGATTAAGGTCTTTTTCAAAATCATCCTTTGTTACACCTTGAGGATTTTGATAATTTTTTATTGCGAATAGAAGAAAATTATCTTCTGTCAATTCATTAAAAATCATTAATTATCAGGCAGTAATAGTAAGAGTAGTAGTTCCAAGTCCAACACCAGCGGTAGATCCTGCACCACCAATATTGCGGAAAATATTTGAAGTAATAGAGCTAGTAACACCAGCGCCACCAGAAAAATCAGTAATAACACCAGTGAATGCCTTAGTGGTATCAATACTTAAAAAGCTACCAATACCAGTAGTAGGAGCACTAAATGCGAATGATGCTCTATTGGTGACCTGCCCGTTATAGTTTTTAAAGGTCACGAAACCAACATTGTCGACAAAATTAAAGACTTCTACGTTAGGAGTCATAGATGTGGCAGTGGCAACCAATGCATCTTGAAAAACACCTGAGCCATTATAACGATTAACTAGAATAGTTGCACCGGCAGAGACATATACATTCTCATTAAAGACTAGATGTACGATTCCAGTTTTTCCTGTACCGATACCTGTAGTTCCACCAGCAGAAACTGAGATTGGACTGGAGCGATTAGGATCTTCAAAAAATAGCGCAACAGGAGTAGCAGTACCTAGACCGATTGTATTAGATCCAATACCAGCAGTGTTAAGTCCGGCTACAGGAACTAAAACCTCATCATAAAAAGAAGTTGACATTCCAGAATGAATAACAGTTCCATAATGCCGAAAAATCCATCCCCGCTGATCTGCAAATGCATTATGTGGACTACGGTTTCTATCGGTTTCTTGTAGAAACTTTGGGATATTAAAGTTATTACCCGCAGTCTCAGTGGTTGTTGAAATACCCCAAAGTGCCATTGTTATTGCCGCTATTTTTGCTAGTAATTATTTAGTGTTGTTTGGAATTAACTTAATTCTGATGAAACTAACAAGAAAATCATCAACATCATTATCAGTGCTCTTCGCGTATTTAGAAAGAAGATGAATAACAAACTCTTTGACTCTGGGTGAATTCCAGAAGTGGTCAATGATAGTTTCGGCTAGTAACAACAATAGATTGAATTTCATTCTTATTCTCCGATGAAACGACGAAGATCCGAAAAAGATAATCCTTCTTTCATTTCTTTCGGTAATGAGCTACGTTTTGTTTTGGCGAATTTGCGAATTTCTTTTTCGGGTAGTGATCCCACAAGATCTTTAACATCTTTACTGACTTCACTTTTCGGCTTCTGTCCTCTTTGAACTGCAAGAGCTAGACCAAAAAGTTTTTGCTGTTGTTGTGAAACCGCTTTTTCTTCTAAAGAATCTAACTGTTCATAAAGATCCTGTAATGTAATCTCAGAGAGATCATACCCTTCATTTTCAAGATATTCAATATATTCTTTTAGATGAGCGGTTCCTTTTTTAAGAAATGATGTGGCAGTAGCGGCGGCACCTTTACCGATTTGATGCATTAAACCTTTGCCTTCCTTCTTAGATTGCATTGCTGCCTTATGACCCTCCCAGGCCGAAAGTGCTCCTCTGGCTAGAGTGTTTGCAACGGATTTGGCGACTGCTTTTTTGGTTTCGGGGGAGTTGGCCTTCTGAAGAACTTGTTGGGCACCACGGATGATTCTTTCTTGTCCAGGTGGACGAGTTCTTTTTTCTTGCTCCACTTTGGCAATTTTTACTGCAGCTTTTCTGGGCGCGGATTTTTTGGCTTTTTCTTTTGCTTCAATACTCGCTTTCACTTCTTCATAAGATGGACCACCTTTTCTCTTTTTAGCTGCTCTAGCTTCTAGAAGAACTGCTTCTTCCATAATATCAATAACCCATTCACAAAACTCTTCATCACCTAACTCTTCCATAACAACTTCAACACCTTCTTCATTAAGACCTAGATTAATAAAATATTCTGCGGCTACTTCAGACATTTCATTGATGTCAACTGTTGATACTACTTCTCCTCCCATAGATTCAACTTCTTCTCTAAAATTTACAGTTGGATTAATAGTAACAACCCGCTTACCGCTTTTATTTTTAGCGTAGTTATCAACGTTTTTGGCTTCAATTTTTTTAGTATTATTATCTTCAATGGCGGCAGCAATATCTTCAGAAACCGTTGATCTCCAATCATAAAAAGATTCAGGTTCAGGAATAAATTCTTCTTTCATTTTACGGGCATTAATAACAGCACCTCTAATTTTTCTACGCTTTAAAAGATACTTGTCCGATGTGGTATTACTCTTACCATCATTATCAATATCTGAATCTTCTTTTCCTACGGAATCTAGAGCCTCAATAAAATGTTTTTTATTCATCTGATATAAACACTATTTTGATTATTTAGATTTTTTAGTTGGCTTTATGAAGTTATCTATTTTCTTTAGTCCCATAAGACGCATTACATATTTCAATCTTTCTGAAGTTCCCATTTCTTTTTCTTTATATGTTGTTCCTTGATTATCAGTCCATTCTGAAATATCTTCAATCCAAGGCTTGAACATGAGATCCAATTTTTCATTCACACAAATTACATAATTGGGTCCACGTCTTTTGATTTCACCTACAATTCCAGTTGATCTGCTTTCAACTAAATCTCCGACGTTAAAGATTTTTCCTTTATAATAATTTTCTCTGAGATTCTTATAGTCTAATTCGGGTGCCACTTTCCACATCTCTTTAACAGTTGTTTTCTCATAATAACGCTGAACCGCATAGAAGAGATTTCTTTTCTCCTTTTCTTGCATCTTGGGTGGAAGACCTGTTCTGAATTTAAAATACTCATTACTGATGGCAGCTTTTCTTAATGCACCAGAGGACTGAACATCTGAAGAATCACTATCGGGATCCTTTAATCCAGCGGGAATAACTTCAATATTTTCAAACTCATAAAGATTACCGTTATATTGATTTGCGAGACGATCAAATTCAGATTCTCTTTGTGAGCCAACCACAATTTGAACTTCATTATAACCTTCTTCACTAAGAAGAGTAAGAACGTCAAAGATAGTTTCCATATCCTGATCGTTCATAATATCATCAGCGAAATCGGGATACGCTAATCGCATATAGCGAATCTTATTCTTCACATCAAGTGGATTTTGATCATTCTGAATTCTTGAAGGATAAATTCTCAGTTCAGAACCACCGGCTATTTCTCTTGCTTTTTTAAGAAGAAGTAGATGTCCCGCTGTTGGTGGATTAAACTTACCAAAAACTACCGTTATAGATTTTGGTTTATCAATATCTTTAACGGGTTCTTCTTTTTTCTGTTTTTTGGGTTTCGGTAGTGGCTGAGGTTTTTTTGGTTTAGGTGTAGTTCTTTGTCCCGCTGTTATTGGTTTACCTTTCGGTTCTGGTTCAGGCTCACTCTTTTTGGGTGTTTGTGGTTTAATAAAAACCAGTCTATCTTTTTCTGTCTTTGCAACAACCAACCCCTGTCTATTCAGCCATTCACCATGACCATTAGAAACCAATCCACTTCTTTGTGCTTGCTCGGCGGCTTTACCACCACGAGCTTCAGATAAAAATTGTCTAAACGATTTCATCATAAATTATCCGAGAGATCTACCTGTTCCTCTAAGTCTTCTACGTGTTGGATCAATAGTGCTTCCTGCTGGAGTTGGACTATCGGTGCCTGAACCAGTGGCACCTTGCTGATAACGTCCAGTGATTCTCTGTCTACCACGACCACCATAATTCTTCTCAGTTGCACCGACAGCCTTAATGGGTTCACGTCTACCAGTTTCTCTATTATAATAAGTTGGTGATAATCCACCGACTAACTCATCACCCATTTGAGAAGCTCTTGATTGTGCTCTGGTTTCACCTGATGGTCTTGCTCTTTCACCAGAAGAAGGTGTTTGTGGTGTTGATCCATATCTAGCCTTTTTGGCTTTCTCTGCACCAGCTCTAATTGATGCTTGTAATTTAGCTTTCTCTTCTGGAGACTTTTGTGTGCTTCTGAGTGATGTACTTCTAAAAGCCGATCGCTCTTCCGGTGACATTTTTTCTTCAGGAGAAGCCTTAGCTTTAGGAGTGGAAATATTAGCTGAAGATACACCTTGAATGGATGCAAGTGAGCTTCTAGCACCACTCGCATTTTTGATCTGTTGTATAATCTGAGTCAATGTATTTTTAGCAGTCGTATCATTTGGATTTCTAATAAGACGATTTTGATAATCTCTCTGTTTAGCTCTTAATCCAGAAAGATCTGAACTGAGCTGTGAAACGTTTTTATCTCTATTACTATCGGTCGCTTCAATAATACTTTCATACCAATGATCACTCATAGATGTAATAATAACTTCGGCACCATCAACAGTATCGGTGAATCCTTCATCAATAAGATATTCAATAACAGAATCTAATTCTTCTTTGATGCCCTTTTTCTTCTTGACTCCTCTGGTCGTAAAATGTTTAAGCATTCTAGCTGGCTCATCACCATCAGCTCTTTCTGTTCGCGCATCAGAGCGATCAATGGACTTTGTTAGAAGCTTATCAGATTTACCTTCGCTATAGATTTGTTGATATGATTCATACAATCCATTATAGCCCCGATATTCCATTTGAATAAACTTAATAGTTGAATTATTTAGACATTAAAAAAGCCCATTACGGGCTATCTTCTTCAATTTTACATTCATATTCAAGAGAAAAAGCTCCTTCGCCGATATTTTTAACAATTGAAGAACTCCATTTTTCATCTAATTCTGGATAATCTTTCCAGTTAGATTCAAAAGCAACAAAATTGTTATTCGCCCTAGAACTTTCTAACCACAATTTATTAAAGTAATGATTTTTATTAGTAGAAGAAATGGTGCTCAAAATTAAAATTCTTTGGTCATTTTGGCAAGTCATAAGGGGAAGAAACACTTTCCAAAAATCATTATATTCTTTAAGTCCTTTTAGATCAACAGCTTCTGATGAATTTTTTTGTTTATCATCTAAAAGAAATACTTTACCCCCAAATAAAAATGCATACTCGTCAAGAAGAATAGTATCATAAGTTTTTCCACAAAAAGAGCGAACTGTTATTACATCAACATATGAACCCTTTTCTAATTGAAATTGTTCTTTATTATCTTTTACAATTTTAAAGGTCATCCAATCAGGAAGACAGCTATAATATAATTTTATAGTATCCAAAATTTGTCTAGATTGTTCTTTTTTATATGATAATATTCCGATTGTTTTGGGTTCACCAAACACCAATTCATGTAAAATTGCAACTATACCACACACCGTTTTCCCAGATTGCCTCATCAATTTACCAATAACATAATTGTTATTTTGTATAACCCTAAGTAATTCTTTTTGATGAGGATATGGGTTAAATCTCACCGCTCCCGAAAAAACGTTATTGATCGTTACATATTTTTCCGCAAAATAAACAATATCATCTTTACATTTTTGTAGTTCTTGTAAATGATAATCTGTCAATTGTGTTACTTCACCTTTTAACTCTCTCACGCACTCTCTGAGAAGACTGATTCTCTCCGGTACATAATCTTTTGAATAACCGGAAATCTCTCTTTCTAAGACTTCAACAACATATTCTAGTTGTTTATCATTCATAGATCATCCTCCTTAATAAAAATACCATCAACCATTCTACCTTTGCGATCTTTAATCTCGTTCCATGCAAGATCAATACAATCTTCAATGTTCATACCACATTGTTTTGCAAGAATAGTAAGAACAACAACGGCATCACCAATACCATCAGCAATAAGATCATTCTTGCCTTTATTTACACCTGTTGCAAGCTCACCTAGTTCTTCTACGAGTTTTGAGATTTGATTGATTGGCTTACTACCTTCAATAAGATTGCGAGCATCAGCCCATCCACGAATGTTGTCAAATTGTACGTTTGTCATAATGGTTTTAATCAAAGTTGAATTTTTTGAATTTTGCTGTTGATGATTGTGGTTGTTGTTCAATCGGAGCATCTTCTGGTAGCTCACCTTGTTCAACATCATACAATCTCATTTTTGTATAATCAATACCAACAACGAATCTTGTTAGTTTGCTTTTTTGATTATATCGGTTTTTAATTTGTTTGAACATATACTGTCCAAGTTGCTCTAATTCCTCATTGGAGATAATAGCAACAAGAAAATCGGATACGTGACCAATTTTGGCAGATTCACTAATACCAGCTAGAGTTGGATCATTATTGGCTTGTTGATCTCTATTTGATTGAATCGCCGACCAAATTGGAACATCGTATTCTTTTGCTAAACCTCTTACCTCTTCTGCAATAGATCCGACATACTCATAAGAGTTCGCCATACCCTTACGATAACGAGAAGACGCACAAATAGACAGATAGTCAATAATAATAATATCGGGAACGAACTTTTTCTTTAAATTAAGCTCATTCAAAAGAGATCTAAAATTATTAACCGATGCGCCACCTGTCGGATATTCTTTGATGATCAATTTACCATTCAATCTGTTTTGAAGAGTTTTTATTTTATCATCAAAGACTTTTTTTGATACTTTTTCAATGTGATCAATATTCACATCAAGAAGATTAGCATCAATTCGTTTTGCGATTTCCTCTTCTGACATCTCAAGAGTTATGTAGAGTACGTTCTTACCTTGTTTAAGATAAGAAGATGCAAAACTACAAAGACAAATAGATTTACCTGCATTAGTGGTTCCCATAATCATATTGAGAGTTTTACTCTTCACTCCACCTTTTGTGATGATGTTAAGTCTCTCAATTTCAAAAGAAATTTTTGACTCTACATCGTGATAATATTCAAAACGGTCATCACTGTTTTCAAAATAATCATGTCCGATATTACTATCAAAAGAAACAGATAAGGCTTCTTGTAAAATTGCCGGGATTGCATCACGAGTTCTTTTTTCATCTTCACCATTTGCGATATGGATAGAATCCATAAGAGCTAGGTAAACAGCTCTATCTTTACACCATCTTTCTGTTGTTGAAATTAACCAATCTTCGGTTACTAATTCTGGTTCAAATGATGTGATAAGCTGATTTATTTCTTTAAACGAACTCTCATTAAGATCAGTTCGTCTTGCTATCTCAATTTCTAATGCGTCCTTAGACGGTAGCTTATTGTATTCACCTACGAATGTTATGATCTCATCAAACAATATTCTTTGTGAATAATCCTGAAAGTATTCAGGCTTAAGAAAAGGAAGAACTTTTCGGGTATAGTCTTCATTAAATATTAAATTTTTCAATACTAAAAGTTCTACTTTATCATTCATTCCACTTTAATACCAAAATATTCATTTAACAGATTATCACTAAATCTCACCTTTTTATCTTTATTTTGTTCATAATATTTCACAATATCATCAAAAGATGATGCAGCAAATCTGTCACACTTTTGGTCTATAATAAATTCTTTCCCCACTTCCAGATCTACTCCCAATAATGAAGCATCTTTACTGACTTCTTCAGTAACTTTGATCGTTCTTTCATCTGTGGGATAAAGAACAAAAATTAAACATGGGTATTGTAAATGGTCCATAATTATTTGTAATGTAGATACGTTGTTAAAATATACTTATCGTTACTAACAGGGCAACAACCTTTATGTGGAAATAACCAGAGTGGAGGAAAGACAACTAATCTTCCACATTTAGGAGTAATAGTAAGACCTTCAAAGAGTGTTTCTCCACCTTTTTCTACATCATTGAGATAGAACATAAAAGAAAGAAATCTTCTTGCTGATTCGTGATTTCTCACGTCTACATGAGTATCAAACAGATCTTCTCCATTATTTCTATACTTTTTGATTCTATAATACTCAAAGTTATGTTTATCTGGAAAGACTCGTTCATCTACAAACTCATAATAAAGATTGCGATATTCAAAAGTCTTTGAGATAAGAATATCGTGAAGAGATTTAATGTCTTCACTTACCGTTGTATTCTCAGTAAGATTCAGTTGAGTGAAAGAGGGTCTTTTGTTGTCATCAATAACTTCTTGTTTCTCTGGAAGAGATTCAAAAATGTTTATGAGAGCTTGACATTGAGTTGGATCTAGAACATTATCATAAATCTCAACAAAATCATTCAGAAAGATCTTCGGGGTCTTCTGTTTCTTCGGTTTTCGCGGACTTACCGTATTGGAACTTCGTTTTGGCATATTCGTCTATTCTCTCTAACAAATCTTGTGTGAAATACTCTTCCGGTGAAGCGAGAATCTGTCTTTTACCTAGCTTCTTACCTTGAATCTCATAACGATTTCCGACTCTAGGAATAATTCCACCTTCTTCGGCCAGTTCAATCAAACCATAATAACGATCTAATCCTCGCTCATCGTAAAACAGCCGCACTTCCACATCTTGATTCTCTTTACTAAAACGAGATTTTCTGGTTTTGAATCTTAGAATAACACCCGCAACTTCGGTTCCTACTTTTTCTTTTGATTTAGAAATTTCTAGAATCGTTGATGCTGAATATTTAAGAGCTGATCCACCACTAAGTTCCTTTGTGGAATATAATGACATCTGATCATAAACGTGATTATTGACAATCAATGGAATATTAGCTTCACCTAATTTGATCGTCAACATTCTAAATGCACCCTTAAGAAGCGCGGCCTTGGTCATATCTCTTGTGTCTTTTTCTGCAAGAGTGTCATTAATTTCCTTATTGGTTGATAACATCCCAAGAGAGTCTAGAACAAAAAGACAGGGCTTTCTATCTTTCTCTGCTAGTTTCATATAGGCATCAACGGCCTTAAGAGTCTTCATTCTGAATTGCTCTACCGTTGCAACCTTATCAACAACAATAACTCTATTGACATCAATTTTACGTTCACCTAACATTTTTTTAGTGATCGCAGATTCTGTATCAAAATAGATACAAAAACCTTCTGGATTTTTTTCTAGAAAATTTCTAACAACCGATAAGGCGATATAGGTTTTTCCGCTTGCTTCTGGTGCAGCAAGACAAGTAATCTTGTTTTGGGAAAGACCACCAAAGATACTACCTGAGGTTAATGCATTTAGAATATAAGACCCAGTGTCAATGAAGGTCTCATTTTCAACAATATCGGAAGCCACACTGGCGTATTCAGCTCCGATTTCTTTAATAATACTCTTTAAAAGATCCATAAATTTTTAATTGAATAAGTCGTCTAGGGTATAAGATTTTTCAGTTCTCCATCCAATAACATCCAAGATTTTCTTAAGTGGATTGATGAATGATAATTCAAACTGAAGCTGATAATTTACATATTTTTCAAGTCCAAGCTCTTTGGGGAATTTTTGAACAAAACCGATAACATCTTCTCTTATGGGATTCGGTAATCTCAAATAACAGAATTTAAGATTTTCACCGTTTTTAATGACTGGATATTTGTTTAGAAGATTCTTTTCTTGTAATAGTTTGTTGTATAGAATCGCGGCTCTGGCTTGAATGGGAGTTCCCTTGATGTATGTAGTCAGAGGACTTGACCACTTATCAATATCGCTAACTCTTCTTGGTGATGCAATCTCCTCAGGTGAAAGACTGAAGAACTCTTTTCTGAACTCCTGAATAAAATCAATAAGATCATCCTCGTTCTTATTCATAATGCAATCAATAGCCTTTCTCACTCGTTCACGGCAGATAGCGGGAACTGAGGTTTTAACTGCCTCAATGCCACTGATTTTAATCTTTGGTTCTGAATAGCGAACACCTTCATTATCCCATACATTAAGAATATAGTTCTTTTTAGCTTTCCATAATCCAGATGAGCAGATTTTTTCTCTCTTCATATGCAGATGATTTTCAAATGCATTCGTAGTTTCTGAAAGATCACTAAAGATATTTTGAATTACTTTTTGGACTTGATTATCACAAATAGAGCAAAGAAAGTTAATAATCTCTTCTTCGGTTGGATTTTTATTCTTGAAGATTCTGTCTACTATTGGTTCAAGATAAACGATTGCACTATCAGTATCACCGGCAATAACCATATCCTTATTACTACCAGAAATCTTTTGTAGATAAGCGTTCATATGCTTTTCTACGGTCTTAATGGCAGCTTGACCCGAACTGGTAATCGCTTCGGCGTTTCTAATGTCGTAAAATCTAAAGTAATTATTACCAAGAGATCCAAAAGCTGAGTTAAGACATTGCTTCTTTGATTCTTGAAGAATTCTATAAGTAGCGATAAGTTCTTCCAATTCCGTAGTTGGAGTAAGCTCATATTGCTTTTGGTATTCAAGCATTTTTTTCTTATAGACGCTTCTCTCATTGAACATCTCCTCCATAATCTTAGGAAGAAATCCCTGAAAGTCCTTTCTATACATTGAACCGTTAGGACAAACCGAATAATTTGAATATTTCGGTTCAAGCTTAAAAGTCTCATCAACAATAGATTCAATAGAAACGGTAGAATTTCTCTCTTCTACTAGAGTTTCGGGACTGATATTGTATGTTCTAATAAGAGAAGGATACAGAGAAGAAACGTCAAAGGTAGTTACCCACTTAAATTTACCGATTTGTGGTGGTTTTACGAATGCTCCTTTGAACTTCTCATCTTTAATCTGTGGCTCAGAACGAACGGGAATAATAATATTTTTAGCCAGAAGAAAGTTATAGATGATTGCATCCCACATTCTTCCTTGTGAAAGAGTGTCTTCAGGATTAACTTTTGAATCTAATGCGAGTGTAACAGCAAGCTGAATGAGTCTAAGTTTCTTCTCTAGCTTATCAATAAGAACTGTATCAACGATGTTATACTCTACAAACAGATCCCAGTTTTTGGTATAAAAATCGGCAAAGGTATCGTATTCCTCGTGATCTAATTTGCTCTCTTTAAGAACCTCTTTTGCAACAGTATCCAGTTTATTATTTTCTACACCGATACCTGCGTATTTTTTAAAGAACGGAAGATAGTCAATAATATTGACACCAAAGATATCAAAGGCATTTTGAGTCTTTCCGGTTCTGCGATCAATAATCTCCTTTGGTCTTACAATCTTCCAAGGAGAAAGCATTTTTACACTGTTTTCACCTAGAGTCTTTTCAATTCTACGAATCAGATATGGTAAGTCAAAGGTCTCAATATTCCATCCTGAAATAATCTCAGGATAAGATTTTTCCCAGAAAATAAGAAACTTTTTAAGAAGATCAGCTTCGTCTTTACATTCAATATATGTGTTGTTTTCTACTCTTTTAGTGAACGTTCTTGATCCGAAGGTAATTGATTTTTTGGTCTTATAATCCATCAATGTAACAAGAAGAATTTGCTCTCTTGCTGCATCAACATCAATACCACCGTGTTCGGATGTAGTCTCAATATCCAAATAATAAGTTTTGATATTATTCATATCAAACTCAATTTTACCCGGAAACTCGTCTGCGATATATTGATAAATCGGATTCTCATTACCATAAACACTAAAACCATCTACATCTTTATACTTTTCAAGAAAGCCTCTTAGATCCCGAATAGATGGTTGTTTAATTGGTCTTAAGTATTCACCCGCTAGATTTTTATAATCAGTTGGAGTTTTTGAAGGAAGATAAAGTGTTGGCTGATATTCTACTACATCTGAATAAGGAACACCTTCATAATTACCTCTAATATAAAGTTTATTACCTGACCTCTTTACACTCGTGTACCACTTCATCAAAACCTCTTATTATACTCATCTAATACTTCAGCTTTCGGTGTTGCCATGGTCAGAATCTTATCACTGTGAATATAGAATTGATTCTGATTGATATCGGCATAATCAAATAACCAAGGAGTCAATGAGGGTGTTGTTCTTTGTGTTTCTTCAGTAAGAACATCTTGAACAATATTTTCACTAATTACGTGTGGCTCAATTAGAACAATATCAGGTTCACCAATATCAAGAGGTGCGATATATACAAGTTTACTGATTAAGACTGAACCATCAGGAAAAACCAGAAGTTTTGTTAGAATATCTTTTTTATCGTATTGGTTCAAATCAACACTATTAAATTTTTCACTCATTTATAGATTCCTCATATAACTTAATTAACTCATCTGAAGGCTCAACAACAGCTACAACATTATCAGGAAAGACTTCAATTCGTTTATCTTTTGTGAATGCCGGCCAACTAACAAGAGCAGCTTGAACCGTAAGTTGACTATCGGTTTCATTACTCCAATCAGAATTTGTTAGAACCGATTTTGGATTATCAAAGACATAACAAAGTAAACTTTTATCTTCACCTTCAGTTACTTGGTATAATGTCGTTACAACATATTCACCCGTTTTTAAATATACCAACTTTATTTTCATAAGAGTGGAACTGCCTTTTGAACAAGATCCACTCTAGCACATTTCTCTTAATTTGTCAAGCGGTTTTATTGACGAAATTATTAATACTATTGGCTAAATCAGCAACGTCCTTTGGTGATGGATATTTGGGATTCATGTCCAATGGTTTATTGCTCCAAATCCCCCTATCTGTGGAGCGTAGGTATAAATCAATTAGTTCAATTTTACCATTATATTCTCTTTCTAGCATTGATCTCGCTTCTTGGTAGATGCAAAAGCGTAAATCTGATTCGTGTGGATTCATAATTGTGTGTTGTGTAAAATGTTTATGTTTTAATTGTTAGTGAGCTTAAAATCCTAGTAATAAATCTAATATGTTACGAGATTTTTTATTTTTTCTAGCTGTAAAATTTCCAAAGTTTTTAATAGCTATTTGAGTATCATCGTCCAATTTAATATTGATATTTTCTACAGTTCTATCTCTATTAAAGAATTCCGAATAAAATTTCTCTCGTAGTTTAGGATCATTTAAAATATAACGTAGTTCGGGTGACACCGTTCCTTTCATTTGGTATTCGCTTTAGAATGAATTTAGCCGCAGGCTATTTTAATCACCGTTGGGCACCGGTAGCATAACCTTTATTAAATCCGATCTTATGAATAGCGAGAGCGAATTCTATCAAATTTTCTCCTGAGGCAATATACTCATTAATTTCAAAACCCAATCTATCGTATTCTATAAATCTCTCTTGGAAATTAAATTCTTCAGCAAGATTTAAAATTTGTTCATCTGTCATAATAATCAATAATATTGTGAATTTAACCGCTGACTATTTAATCACCAGCGGCACTTGATGAAGAGCGTTTAGCGCAGGCTTTACCACCCGGAGCCATTGTATATTTGATTGTTTTATAGCACTTCTCTTTGGGCTTTTTAGGTGGAGCGTTAAAATCATCCACCATCTCTAAAAACTGCTTAAACGTCTTCATATTTATCTATCGTGGTTATCAGGTCGGAGATACCGAACCGGTGTCTTCTCGTTTCTGGCCCTTATTACCAATCGTATATTTGGCTTCTAAGCGATAAGTACCATCAACTTTTTCTTTATAGCTGACAACTTTAATCTTATTTAATGGACAATAACCATACTTATCTAATACTTCAGGATTAACAATAGTTAAAAGTCCCCACTGCTCTAAAAGTTTTGCTGTAGTTGATCTACGCTGCATATCCTCAAGAGTAATCGTAGTTTCCTTGCCATCTAAACCAAAAAGCTCTTTAAAATGGCAGATGCGATAAGAAGATAACGTTCCTCTACGAGTGTGTAGAATATGACAAGATTGATAAAGAACGTTTTGATGTCTAGAGAGAAGTCCGACTCTAGAAATTGTTTCCCGAATTTTTAGAAAATCATCTGGCTCTTTTAAAGAAACATAAATCGGTTCAACTTCTCCAAATGGAATGTAATTGCGATCAAGTGTACTCATAATTCAAAAATCCTAAATTTAAAAACAAACATAATGTATTTATGGAGTGCCACCTTTGAACAGTTGGCGTTTAATTGATTGTACTTGCTCCACATCAAGTACCTCAAGATATTCTTTTGCTTTTTCAGTGCTAATTTTAAAGTATTCTTTAACAGCCTCAATGTCCATGTCTTTACTTTTTTTGAGATATGGATTGAATCTTTTCTTTCTCGGAATAGCTGTCAATAAAAACTTATATTGCATATCCGCTGGCATTGTGTATCTCTTGTTCAATTCATTGACAAGCAACACACATCCTCTATCGGATCCCAAAATTTTATTGACAATATAGAAAGGATATTCTGAAATGTTATCAGAAAGATCTTCTTTGGAAAAAGTTATTGAATTAATCCAATCTTTAAGTTCTACAGCCATTCACACTCCATCATAATCTTACTAAAACATGCAAGAATGTTAATCTCGTTATCCATTACATTGCTATTCATATGATCATAAAGAATCAAAATAGCAGCAGGAATTGACTGTTTATCCATAACATCATCCAGACCATCGTAAACTTTACGAAAGATTGTATTTGGATCGTTTTCTAGATTCTCAACAACCCATTTACGCACATCTAAGAATTTACATTCTTTAAGATGTCGGAAAAGAGTAGTGGTGTTCATCTCAGACACTTGAGCTAAAAGATTGGTTCCGATGGATCCACTTTTTGAATTTTGCTCTAGTAGATGAATAGTTCTACGAAAATCAGGAAAATGCTTATTGATGAACTTGATAAGAATTTTATTGTCATCACAGGTAACGTTTTCTAGCTCAAGAATTTTAAGAATTCTAGTGTAGAACTCCGTCATCAATTTTGCTTTTTCACTAGCAGGAATCTTAAAAACAATAGGTGGACATCTAGATTGAATAGGTTCTTTAATTCCACTAAGATTATTACAAGTGAAAACAAACGTGCAATTTCGCTGAAACTCTTCAATACAACCTCTAAGTGCTAACTGTGCATCATTAGTCATATTATCACCTTCGTCAATAAGAAGAATCTTCTTACCCGGATTCAGTGATACGGTAGATGCATAATTTTTTACCTTATTACGAATGATATCAATCGTTCTTTCGTCTGAGCCATTAATAATCATCAGATCGCGTTCAAGCTCTTTAGCAAGAGCGATCATTGTTGAGGTTTTACCGATTCCTCTTTCTCCAGCAAGAATCATATTTGGAACTTGCTGTGAATTGCGAAAATCAATAAACTGTTTTTTGATTCCTTCTGGTAGAATACACTCTTCAATTGTGAGTGGAGTGTACTTTTGAACCCAAAGATATTGATAACTCATTTATCAATCCTCGTATGTTGATTCTGGTGATAATGGCAGAACGTATCTGAGATTTCTACTGGTGTTTGTTGCCTCAAGAAAGAATGGTGATTTTGAGATAACGATGTCATAATCTCCGTTCATGAGACGAAAAACATCTAAGTAGGTCTTGAGTGAGAATGTATTTTCTGTTTCTCCTACAACACAACTATAGGAAGTTGAGGTTGGAACATCCTTATGATAGACTCTCAGATAGATTTCACCTTCTTCACCAAGAAATTCAACAATCCAGTGTGTGCGATCACTATCAAAAGTTGACATCTTTGCCATCTTATTGAATTGTGACTGTGGTAACTGAATACAAACGTCTCTGGATTTCAGTCTAACATCCTTATCCGGTGGAATAGAAGTGATAAATTCACTGGAAGAGAAATAATATTTAATCTCAGATCTACCTTCTTTGAGACGAACATAATCTTCGTTGGAGAAAATCAGTTCCGGTGTTCCCAAAATATTATAGGCAGCTAGAAAATTTTTGAGATCATAAATTCCGAATTCACGATCAAAAGTTTCTTCTACAATCGCCTCGGCGAAGATTCTTTTATCTTCGCTTTTTACTCTAATTTTATTTCCGGGATAGATGACAATAGAGTTATTGATTTCTCTATAACTGTTCAAAATGTCAAGTGTGTTTTTTGATAATTTCATAATGATAGATCAAGTTCTAATTGTTTGAGTGAGACTCTTCAATATATGAATCGGAGTGTTTGGATTTATTGATACTCCATAACGAACATCCCATTCTTCATCGGTTGCTAGTTGTTCAAGAATTTCTGGTGGTGTGTTTCGGTTTAGTGCTACACCACGACGAACATACCATTTATCATCGGTTGCTAGTAGTTCCAGAGTTTTTATTGGAGTGTTTGGATTTTGTGCCACACTCCAACGAACATAAGAATCCTCATCGGTCGCTAGTTGTTCAAGTGTTTTTGTTGAAGTATTTGGATTATGTGCTACACAACAACGAACCCAATAATTCTTATCGGTCGCTAGAATTTTTAGTACATTTGGTGGTGTGTTTGGATTTTTTGCTTGTTCAAATTTGTTCATAATTCTTAATAAGATTTAAATGATAAATCAAGTTCTAATTGTTTGGGTTTTAAGTTTTTCAATGCACTATTTCTAGTTTCACGATCACTATCTTTACTGAGAATCTTCAATATATGAATCGGAGTGTTTGGATTTTGTGTCACCCGATAACGAACATCCCAATACTCATCGGTCGCTAATTGCTCTAGTGCTTTTGGTGGTGTGTTTGGATTATATGCTACACATTCACGAACAAGATAATTCTCATCGGTCGCCAGTTGTTCTAGAACTTTTTGTGTTGTGTTTGGATTTAGTGCTACACATTCACGAACACTAGAATCCTTTTCGGTCGCTAGTTGTTCTAGAACTTTTTTTGGTATGTTTGGATTATATGCTACACGATAACGAACCCAATAATCCTCATCAGTCGCTAATTGTTCTAAGATTTCTGGTGTTGTGTTTGGATCTCTAGCTAATTTAACTTTGTCCATTATTTTCAATAAGATTTAGATGATTGATCAATAACATCGTATAATGCAAAACTTTAAAGAGATCAGCTCTCGGTGTTCCTTTTGCGTCGTAACGATCAATATACTTTGTTACATTCCCGGCACAAAAACCTTCTCTTCGGTTATATTTGATTTTATCAAGCGTTTGTTCTTGTCCACCATTAACTCTATCAACATAGTGTTGATTATACGTTCCTTTAAGATATTCTTCTAACTGACGAATAATCTTATCTTCATTGTATCTCCAAAAATGATTTTCACTCATTATAATAAAACTCCATAAAAATTGCCTAGATGCCCATTTTCAAGGCGCCTAGGCACTATAGCACGAGATCTCCGATTTGTCAAGTGCTTTTTATTTTATATTGACTTCAAGAATTCACATAATGAGATACAGCTTCTTCCATCCACTCTTCGCTCATATTGGACATAATCTGAAGAGCGGCTTCTTCATTATCAGCAAAACCTTCAGAGAGAAGATAATCTAGAACCAGATCGTAGGTGTCTAATTCTTCTCTAATGCCTCTTTTTTCTTTGTGTGTTTTTTGTCTTTTCTCTTGATCCGCAGCATGTAGCGAGCCCTTTGCTCTAATTCTATTGGGGGAAGTGGGATCCTTAGGTGAGACCCTAAAATATGCAGAAGAAGTATTTCTAGCTGCTAATTTTTCGGAATCGTTTAATTTAAATTCTCTTTCTGCTCTGTTCGCCTCGTCTAATTCTTCCTTCATATTACTAGCAACTCTGCGCATCTTAGCGGCTTGACGCTGATGTTGAGGTGTAGTTGCCTCATTTTCTTTGCGTCTAGCCATAGCGAGAGCTTTCTTTCTAGGAGACATCATCATCCTAGAAGAACCAGAACCATTTTCATAATCTCCGTTATCGGGATTCACTTTACCACCACAACCCTTAACTTCATCCAGAATACCATCAATAACATCGTCTTCTAGTTGTTCAATAACGAGTTCGGCTTCATCCGCGTCATCAACATATCCCTCAGAAACAAGATAATCTAAAACAAGTTGATAATCATCTTGCTCTTGAGGTGTGTAAACGGCCTGATATGCTTCAAACAAAGAATGAGATTGAGACATGGTTATTTTACAATTTAGTGTTTATTTGAACTATTTATTATGATTCTGATTTTACCGTAAAATTACCTCTTTTTTCTATGGTGATAACTTTATCAAAACGATGTTCAATTCCATCTCTATGTGAAATAACAAAGATATTAGAGTTCTTCATCTCTTCTTTAATGATCTTAAGAAAAGCAAAGTGACCCATTTCATCTAAAGATCCATCAAGAATCTCATCACAAATCAATAAATTTGTATTAGCTGAGTTCTTCAATGTACTGATATATCTCCATGTAAAGAGAAGTGCAAGATCTACACGTCGCTTCTGGCCTTCAGAGAAGTTACCATACGAAAAACTTTCAAAGGTTGGAGTTGTGATTTTTTCGTTAAACTCCGAATCAAGATTGAAATTAACATAAAGCTCCAAAAGATTCAGATACTTATTAATCTGTTGATTAATAATCTTTAGGTATTTTTCGATGATTCTTGATTTAACACCAGAATCTTTCAATATGAGCTGAACATAATCGTAATGATGAATCTCTTCTTTTAGCTCTGCGATATCAGTTTTAATATTGTCTAGAGTTTGGTTATATTCTTCTAGTTTTTGATGTTCATCGTTTTTATTATTGATCGCATCGGTTAGACGTTTGATCTGAACGTGTAGTTCTTTAATTCTATTTTGAGCTTGTGAGATCTGATAGTTATTATAAGAAATCTTTTGATTTAAGGTATTTGTTTCTTCAGAAGTCTTTTTGAATTGTTCTTGTCTTTGAGTTTCTTCATCAATCGTAAGAATTAAAGAATCATAAGTTTTCTTCAAAGAACTCATCTGTTTCTTAATATCTTTCTGTTTTGATTTCTTAAACTCATCATCAATATGCTGTGAACATGTTGGACATACATCGTTATTAACAAAGAAGTTTGTGGTTTCTTTGAGATTCTTGGCTTCCACTGTAAGCTTTGTCTTATTAGCTAGAAGTGTTTTTAGGTTATCAGATACACCCACAAGATCATCAAGAGTTTCATTGAGTTTTTGAATATCTAAATTGATCTCATCATTCTTGGATTGTAATGATTCAATAGAAGAAAAAAGTTCTGTGATGGTATCGGTTTTTTCTTGTATGTCGTCTCTACTTCGTTTTTCAATCTCATCAATAAAATTCCGTTGCATTGAAACTTTGTCTTCATAAGAATCTTTCTTGATTGATAGAATCTTAACATTATCCTTAAACTCTTTGATCTTCTCTTTGACCAAAATATTCATAGAAGAGAAAAGCTTAATATCCAAAAGATCTTCAATAACATCTCTTCTATCAGCCGGAACGAGCTGCATAAAAGGAATAAAGGCACTAGAACCAAGAATGACAATCTGAATAAAAGTCTTATAGGACATCTTAAGAACATTTTGCTCTAACCACTTCTGTTGTTCAATAACAGAAGAATGTTGATCTAAAATTTCACCATTTTTATAAATTTCAAAGATATTCGGTGACAGTCCGCGTCTTACCATCCATTCAGTATCGCCAATAGAGAATTCTATTTCAGCAACACAGTCTTTTTGGTTGATGTTATTGACAAGTTGTGGAAGATTGATGTTTCGGTAAGCTTTTTTATAGAGAGAAAAAGTAATAAAATCGATCATCAAACTTTTGCCCTGTCCATTTCCACCACGGATACAAGTCAAATGCTCATTATTCAGGTCATAATCTAAAAATTGATTACCAACCGATAAGAAATTCTTTGCTCTAACTTTCTTAAAAATTATCATAGGTCAAATAATACATCTAATGTTGGTTTATTTTTAACTACGTCTATGCGATCTTTTGCTATATTATAATAATTTTCATCCAACTCTATACCAATAAAATTAAAATTTTCTTGAAGTGCCGCGATTCCTGTAGAACCGCTGCCCATAAATGGATCAAGAACTGTGCCACCAGGAGGTGTGACTAGACGACAAAGATAGCGCATGAGCGCAATAGGTTTAACTGTTGGATGGTTATTTCCGTTACCACGTTCTTTCTTGCTTGTTTTAGCACAATAAAAGAAACGGGCAGCCGAACCTGAGTCATTGAAACCCTGTGCTCCAGGATGTTTTAATTCTCCAAGAAATTCACCACTACGATTATTTTTATGTTTGGGGGAAACCCATGTTGTTTTCCTATCTGGAAATAACCCCACCACCTCGTCACTGCCATCCGTGATCAGGTTGGCGGGCCAGCGGCCGGAGGGTTTCAGTTCCAGGGTTTCTTCTCTTCTACCACCCTGCCGAAGTTTTTCACTTGGATTGTCAATGTTGGATTGACTTGGAGCCATGATCCGACAATCCTCATTATGTGCCACTCTGCACCCATCCACATTCAGCGCCCCGGTGCCGTGCTCCAGCACATTAGAAGCAACAGTTCCTTCTAATGGTTTACGAGCCATAGTAATTGGTTCAAGTGCTGGTTTTAGAGCTGTGCCCCAGCCGGACCACTGCTGGGCTTCGGGGGTGGCGGGGGCGGTGATGTCAACGGCCCCACGCGCGAAGCCGCTGGCACCCTCCGCAAACTGCCTTCCTTCGGGGCGATGCTGTTGCCCCACCACCTCCCGCTCCGCGCCCGCAGCTTTATCAATCGCCTTGCTCACATCCAGCGACTTCGGGAACCCCGACCCGTAGACCCAGGCAATCATATCCCGGATCTCAAAGCCAGCATCTTCAATTCTACATGCCATTCTATGCTGTGTCCGTGTGCCAGCAAATGCCAAAAGATGTCCACCCGGTTTCAACACTCGTAGACATTCTGCCCATAACTCCACACAAGGAACATCATAATCCCATTTTTTTCCCATAAAACTCAATCCATATGGAGGATCGCAAACAATGGAATCAATACTATTATCATCAAATTCTTTAAGTATTAATAAAGAATCACCATTTAGTAAATTAATTTTCATAATTCAATCGTACATTTTCGGTGGAACAACTAGATCATAAGGACCAATAATAGTATAATTATATCCGATAGCTTCGGTAGTTTCTATTAGGACCTTATCATCATATTCAAGAATCTCCATTTCAGGAAGATCTTGTTCTTCTAATAAAATTCTATAACGTTCTGCATCATCAAACATCTCAAAGAACAATAGAATCTTTTCATTCTCTTCGTTAATTATTGAAAAAGCACCATTCTTTTTCTTATCTTTTAATGTGATTAAAAACATCAGACTAATTGATGAACTTCTTGATAAAGATTATTGATGATACTCTTAATCCGACTCTTATCGTAATTATTTTCAAACTCATCAATATAGCGATGAAGAACTGAAAGAGTATCCTCTGAATCTGTGGTCTCAAACTCTTCAACATCAACTGCCTGAATAGCCTGAATGATTTTAAGCTCTGCAGGTTGTAATTTATTCAACTCGGCAATAAACTCTTCAAAGTGCTTAAAGTCATCAATTTTTTTAACAATCACCTTGATGATCTTATTGCTCAGCTCGTCGGTCAATGTGAAGTCACAACCGCCATCGTAATAGAGTTGGTAATGCATCCGAAACGGATTATCAACGTAGTCGTGGTCTAGGGTTTCAGCGTCAAAAATGACAAAACCACGTCTGTCATCCACATCGTTAAAATACAGCTCGTAAGGATTACCGATGTAATAGATCTTGCCGTTATCGGAGCGTGTATGATAGTGACCAGAGAAAACCTTTTGAAACTTCTTGAAGACATCGGATTCTCTTCCATCTTCCATAACATGACCAACATAAGGACTGAAACCATTCAATTCCAGATGACCCATTGCGATCTTTGCTGAGGTGTTACGAATCTTATTCAGAGTTTCTTCTTCGTTTTCTTTATTGATCCAAGGAATAAAAAGAATATCTAGATCTTGAATTTTCGTATCGGTTGGATTCTTATAGATTGTGATATTGCTATACTCTCTAAGAATAAGATCAACCGAACTAATCTTATTGGTATTTTTAAGTTTGGAAGTGTGATTACCTACAACAACGTGATGATCAATTCCTAAGGTATATAACCGATCGTAATAATTTCTTTTTGCCCAATCAATCGCAGCGGGATCAAGAAAGTTGCGATTATCAAAAGTGTCACCGAGATCAATAACGGTTTTGATATTATGTTTCTCTAGATAAGGAAAGAAAATATTATTATAAAATTCTAGAAAATAATCGTGAAATTGTTTAGAGGTTTTCCTTGCCTGAAAATGTTGATCTGTAATAATGGCTATTTTACTCATCCTTGTCTCAGTCGTAAAAATACGTTGTCTTTAATTGAATTATAATCACTGTAATTATCAATACCTTCTCCTTCGTCAACCATTACATTATTGAAATCAAGTTGTTCAAGCATTCTACTCGTTTTCTCCATTTCTTTCTTCTCTAGTTTAATTCTACGAATGAAAGCGAAGTAGGCATATTGAGTAATATAATTGAAGGCATTAATTTTCTTACCTGTTTTTGGACTCACATAATCGGGATTATAATTATGACAATACTTACAGCAGTTTTCTATTGCATCTGAAATCATATCATTCAGAAAAGGATAATTAACAAACTGAGGAAGATAAGAATATCTTGTTACGATATTAAGAAAACATTTACCTAAAAATTCTGGTACTCTTGGTCTTGGTTCTCCTTTTTCTTTCGCTTCTCTACAAAGTTTGATGTAAGCTACTAATGCATCGGATAGTTCTTGATTTGAAACATAATGAACCGATCTCTTTTTCTTTTTCATTACACTGGTTGTTATCATTCAATATTTTCCTCACGGTCGCCTATTTAGAAGACCACTATAACACATAATGTCTGATTTGTCAAGAGGGGTTATAAGGTGGTAGAGTGTGCCAGTGAACAAAGTGGCATATTAAAGCTTGACAAATGGAAAAAGTGTGAGTAGACTCACAGGAGTTACGTCACCAGTAACTATTAAAATTTAATAGATTAAATTTAACTAAAGTTAGTACCAGCGACTGAAAGGAGCTGATTCCCGAAGGGAATTAATTGATTCTGTAGATCTTCTCTAGTATCATTCTAGCTCGTTTAACGTTATTGATGAATCCTTCAGATCTATTGAGTACATAGGTTCCACTAGAGTCACTTTTGTTCAAATAACGTTTGTAAAGCTTTATTAGCTCATCGTCAAATGATTCTACTACCGTAATTATTTTTGACTTTTCTAAGATGAAAATCGTTTCTTGTGTTAGCTTCATCCATGGTTCTATTCTGTAAATGTAAACGTTATTCAACTCTTCTCTAGTGATACTAATGGGATCTAAAAGAATCAAATACTGTTCACCCTGTTCCTCCATTGGGGATACTATACCAAAAATTTCTTCACCACTTACTAACTTAACAACCGCATAAAATTCCTCTTGCATTATATTTCTTAACACTTCTAATATTATTTAATCATTCCCTTCGGGAATTGACTCACTATCGTTCGTCAAATACAATAATGCTTTATTACTATAGACTTGACGACAATAACTTTATCACTCACGATGGTTATTGTCAATTAGGTATTTTTCATGATCTAGATTTCTTTCTTCAAAATGTAAAAGTAGAATATCTAGAAACTTATTGGTTACCAGATGTTTTTAGTAAGCGTTATAGACGATTAAACTATCAAATACATTTAAATCATCAATCAACATTAACAAGAGAAGAAAAGTTTTGAATATCAAGAACTCGTTAAATAAGTTATTAAAATCTGTCAGAACATCTAACATGTTGTTTCAGAATCCCTCTAATGAACTAGAAAAGTTTAATTGTTTCATTAAAGGAACAAGAATCTATCCTTCTTTTGTGGAGACTAAAGGATTAAAACGTTATCAAAGAAAGTGGTTTCGTTCTTGTTTCAAAAGTCCTATTACATTAATTGCTACATTTAGACGATCTGGAAAAACCTTCTTCACTATTAATCTAGCCAATTATCTAGGTTTACTATGTAACAAGAAAGTTGGTGTATTTTTCTCAAACTATTCCAGATTAAATGACATTAAACCTTTCATTAAATCTAAAAATGTTAACGTTTTTAATTGTTCATCAATCAATAGTTATCGTTATAATAGGTTTGATGTTGTTATTGTAGATGAAGATGATACGATTTCACAGAAACTTCTAGAGACTATATTACCAACAACAGAATATCTTGTTATCATTAGTACCTCGCAAGGTGGTTATTTTAGCCAAATGATTTCAAGATATCGTCAATCTTGGTGGAAGAAAATCATCAATAAAATTAAAAGAACTACTTCTCACGTTAATGTTGTTATTACTTCTTTTTGTTAATTACTAAAATGATCTACCGTATTGTTGAAAAAACTGATTTAAACGGAAACATTAAATTTTATCCACAACAGCGAAAGTTACTTCTTTTTTGGATGCCTTTTATCAAAGCAGAAGTTTTTCCTGTTGAAATATGTTTTGATTCCTTTGATTCTGCTAATAAGTTTATTGTAAAAAGAAAAGAACAACCAAAGAGAAAAATTTATTATGTCTAATGTGAATTTTATTGACTTTATTTTGGATCCAAATACTATATGGAATCAAAATACTCAGGCGAAACTATTAGAACTTTTAGTCACCAATGGGGATCCTAATGTTCGTTATTTGGTAGCACATAATCCAAACACACCACCAAAAGCCCTAGAACAACTAGCGACCGATGAGGATTCTAGTGTTCGTTATTGTGTAGCAATACATCCAAACACACCACCAAAAGCCCTAGAACAACTAGCGACCGATGAGAATTCTGTTGTTCGTTATAGGGTAGCACTAAATCCAAACACACCACACTACATCAAAAAGTATATTAAAATTCAAGAACATCTGGCGACGTTATGAACAAACTTGAACAAGCTAGAGATCCAAATACACCACCAAATGTAATAGAAATTCTGGCAACCGATGAGGAATCTGGTGTTCGTTGTTGTGTAGCACATAACCCAAACACACCACAAAAAATTTTAGTACAACTAGCAACCGATGAGGATTATCGTGTCCGTATTGTTGTAGCAGAAAATCTAAACACTCCACTAGAAATCCTAGAACAACTGGCAACCGATGAGAATTCTGGTGTTCGTTATAATGTAGCATATAATCAAAACACACCACCAGAAACTCTAGAACTTTTAGCGACCGATGAATGTTTTTATGTTTATTATCGGGTAGCACGAAATCCAAATACACATCCAAAAACACTAGAACTCCTAGCGACCGATAAGAGTTCTGAGGTTCGTGAATGTGTAGCAAGAAATCCAAACACACCACACTACATCAAAAAGTATCTTAAAATTCAAGACCAATTAGCTAGATTATGAACAAACTTGAACAAGCCAGTAATCCAAACACTTCACCAAAAACTCTAGAAAAACTAGCGACTGATGATGATTATTCTATTCGTTATTGGGTAGCATGTAATCCAAACACACCACGAGAAGAGCTAGAGCGTCTAGCTACTGATGAAGAGTATTGGGTTCGTTGTGGAGTAGCAAGAAATCCAAACACTTCACCTGAAACATTAGAACTTCTAATGGCAGATGAGGGCTGGAAAATTTGTTGGCAAGCATTAAAAATTTCAGATACCCAACCAACGACAATAAAGAGTTTTGTGACCAATGATAGGTATTATATTTGTGTGGCGTTAGCACAAAACCCAAACACACCACCAAAAGCCCTAGAACAACTAGCGACTGATGATGATTATTCTATTCGTTATTGGGTAGCATGTAATCCAAACACACCACCAAAAGCACTAGAACAACTAGCGACCAATAAGAATTCTGATGTTCGTTGTGGAGTAGCACAAAATCCAAACACACCACACTACATCAAAAAGTATATTAAAATTCAAGAACAACTAGCTAAGTTAGATAAAACATAACAATTCTTTCATAATAATAAACAACGCAATTATATTAGGAACCTTAAATGCTTGATTTCATAACAACGATTATGATTTGTAATTCTGGTAAAAATTTATCTTGTCTGAATAAAAATCTTGAATTATTTTCAACAACTAGAGTTATTATTGTATGTAAGAGGAGAGGTGAATGTGAACAAGTTTATACAAAAGATGAGAATTGATTATGAACAAACTTGAACAAGCCAGTAATCCAAACACTTCACCAAAAACTCTAGAACAACTAGCGACCGATGAGGATTGGTTGGTTCGTTATAGGGTAGCACTAAATCCAAACACACCACCAAAATTTCTAGAACATCTAGCATCCGATGATCATTGTCTTGTTCGTCGCAGTGTAGCATATAATCCAAACACACCACCAAAAGTTCTAGAACATCTAGCATCCGATGATCATTGTCTTGTTCGTCGCAGTGTAGCATATAATCCAAACACTCCACACTACATCAAAAAGTATATTAAGATTAAAGATTACTTGAGTTCTATGGTCTTAATGTCATAATCAAATTCTTCTTCATTATAAATTTTGATTCTTTCTAAGAAATGATTAAGAGTGTAATTTTTTCCACAATCATCAGCGATATCATAAAGAGTTGCTCTATCTTTAGACTTGTGTTTTCTTAATCCTCTACCGATAGTCTGAAGAATCCGAATTTTTCCTTTAGAAGAAGATGCCAATATGATGTTGTGTAAATTCTTAATATTAATTCCGGTACTAAAGACACCATAAGATGCGATAATAATTGCATTATTTTCTTGTTCACAAATCTGTCTAACTCTTTCGCGCTCTTCAACCTCAACACCACCATGAATAAAGAAGATTTTTTTGTTCTTATTTTCTTTTAGAATATCATAAAGCAGTTGACCATGACTCTCAACTCTGGAGAATATAACAAGAGTGTTGTTGTTGAGTTTACTAGAAAGATCGCAGATAAAATTGTTTCTTTTTTCGTTACTAATAAGATATTGAACTTCATCTTCATAACGATCAAACTTTTGTGGTTTGTGCTTTAGAACAACACAACGAATATCTAATTGTGAAACTCTTCCTTTTTCAATGAGTTCTTTGGTATTGGTGGTTCTATAAGAAGGTCCAAAAAGTCCAGAAATTGTTAATTCGTTAGGAGCTTTTGAATCATCGTTGTTACTAAGAGTTCCAGTAAATCCAAAACGATACTTCACGTCAGGACATTTCTTCATAATACCAATAAGACTCTTTGATGTTGTTCTGTGACACTCATCAACAATAACAACATCATATTGGTTGAAAAAAGATTTATCTAGATCATAAATGGATTGATAAGTTGAAAGATGTACTTGCTTATCTGATTTTTTATATTGTCCTTGATAGATCATATGACAAGTAGATTCTGAATCTAATCCATAGTCTTCAAATTCTTTATAGGTTTGCCGAATAAGACTTGTTTGAGGAAAGACAATAAGAATCTTATAATTCTTCATCATATAATAGCGAACCAATCCAAAAATCTGGAATGTTTTACCAGAAGATGTGGGTGATACGATTGTTTTTCTGTTGTACTTTAGACATTCATATACTGCATTAATTTGATAATCATCGGGAATAAGATTGGCTTTTGGTCCAAGAACATTCATGAATCCAGTGACACCTTCTAGTGTTATTTCTGGATTGATCTCAAAGGGTAAGCCGTATTGCTTATTGTCTTTAAATTCATAAGAAAATCCATGAATCTTCAGCTTAGCGATAATTCTATCCAAAAGACCACAATAGATTTCACCAGTAGACGTTGAGAGAAGTGAAATCTTACCATCCCAACCACCCTTTTTGTATGCAGGTGAATACTTCGCACCAGGAACATCAAAGGTGAAGTATTGTGCCATTTCATAAAGAACGTATGGTTCACATATGAGTTTTATGTAAATCTCATTTTTCTTTTGAATTGTTACATCAGCCATTATTGACCTGCGATAAATTTACTGTATTCTATATTATCTCTAATCTGAAAAGTGCGATTATGAATCTGCTTAAGAATGTCTTTAAGATAATCAATCGTATGTGAATAATACTCTAACATGCTTTTGATTTTATTAAGATCCTCATCAGCTTCAATATAAATTCCAACATCTTGCTTCATAATCTTATGGGGAAATGGCTTTTCTTGGTAAACTTCGGGATCGGCTTTACCTGAGAAATATAACCATTGATTCTTATAAAGTCTTTTGTATTCTAATTCTTTTTGTTTTTTAAGAATAAAAACTCGGTTTAAAATTTCATAATATTTTCCATGTAATTGTGGAATTTTTATGGACTCAAGATGAAGATTATCGGGATCAATAACCGAGTCTTGTTTCCACATTTGTTCAATTTCACTATGCTTCATAGAGGATTTCCACTCTTATCCAAAAGTTCAAAGTATGTATATTGGAACTTGACCGTGGCAAGAAATGGATCTGGCTTAGAGATTGTGGCATCAAAAACCAGTGGTGTTATTGAAAATGGAAATAAGTCATAATAACGAACTTGTACTGTAGGCTTATCATTAGAATTAAGAACTTGAAGAGTACCATCGGAATATAAATCTAGTCCAGACTTATATGAGTTATTATTACCTTCTTTTTGTAAATCGTAAATTTGTTGCAATGATTCTGGATATCCAAGACCTCTTAACCATTTATTGATTTCATTATAATTGACTAGATCCTCGTCTACGATAAATCTTAAATCAAATGAATCCATTCGGAGTTTATTTCCTGGTTGTGGAATGTCTCTTCCTAGAGAAGTTGGTTGTGTTGCCAATGTTAATTCAAGTCCAGGAATAGAAGCAGAATTAGCAAAAAATATCGCTTTAGGATATCGGTTTAGAGTAAAGCGATATTTTGTTGGATATGAAAAGTTTCTATTTTCTATTTGATTACTTGGAATGTTATAAGATGTATCGGGCATTATTGAATGTTATTGATTGATTATTTATCAGAATGAACTTGACAAAATGGAGTTATTGTGCTAAGATGGTGAAGTGAAGAATGAGTGCTGTTATGGATTTGAAGAAGATTATTGAAGAGCATTGGGACAAAGGTGGTTTTATATCTCTTGCAACTAAAAAAGAATTAAGAGAAGCAATAGAAAAAGAAACCCTCTTTCTAGATGATTATTATGATAATATACAACTAAGATCTAGAGCTTATTGTATTAAAAATAATATCACCAAAGCCAATATTCCTCAATGTAAAGCGAATTGTGGTAGACCTGCTATATTAAATTATGGAAATGCCATTGAAGGTTTTAGACTTTATTGTGGCCCAGAATGTCATAGAGGAGATTGTAAGATTTCAGACGAAGTGAAGAATAAATTGGGAAATTATGATTGGGTTTATAATCAACGAGTCGTTTTAAAGAAAGGTTATGAGCGTATAGGAAAAGAACTTGGAGTTTCGGAGCCAACTGTTGTTAGATGGATAGAAAAACATGGATTAAAAGATGCTGTTAAAAATGCGAGAGCAATCAGCGAAGAAACAAAAGCCACATTAGAAGATAAAAATAAAATGTATGATCTATATGTTACACAAAAACTCACTTATCGTCAAATAGCAAAGATTCTTTCGTCTAATGTTGCTTACGTTCGTGAGGCATTAATCAAACATGACATCAGAATAAGAAGTTCAAATGAACATGTTCCTACTCGTAAGTTTACAAGTAAAGGAGAGAAGAAATTATCATCATATGTTAAAAGAATAACGGATTGTAATGTTATTGGAAATGATAGATTTCTTTTACGTGGAAAAGAATTAGATGTTTTTGTTCCTTCTAAAAATATTGCTTTTGAGTATAATGGATTATATTCACACTGTTATAAGCCTAATGAGAAAAAGCCTTGTTTAATCAAGGGGCCAGAATATCATTTAATTAAGACTGAAAAAGCTTTAGAGAATGGTGTTCAACTTATACAATTTTTTAGCTCTGAATGGGATTATAATAATTTAATTTGTAAGAGTCTAGTGAAAAGAAAGTTATTAAAGAATAGACGAATTCATAGTAAAGAGTGTCAGGTTAAATTTATTGATAAGAAAATATCTAATGAATTTTTAGTTACAAATAGTATCTTTGGTTCGTTAGAAGATGAGTTTATCTCTGTTGGTTTATATGATAAACGTAGTCTGATTCATTTATTGTGTTTTAAGCTTATTGATAATAAATGGTTTGTTGTTAGGAATGAATCAAGAATGGGTGTTAGTGTTATTGGTGGATTTAAGATGTGTTTAGATGAATTTAAGAAGTTTAATTCTGGTGATTTATATTGCGATATTGATCGTCGTTTTTCTGATGGTAAATTATTAAAAAGTTATGGATTTGTTGTTGATTCTGTTATTGCTCCTAGTTATTATTATACTAATAGGAGATACTTATTTTTGTTTAATCGTGATATTATTGAAGAAGAATGTAATGGGAATGAACATGAGTGTTTTTATTGTGATAAGCCGAAGTATAAGAAGTTATTTGATTGTGGTTATTTGAGATTAAAATTGCAATAAAAAAGGAGGCATTTCTGCCTCCTCTACAAAAATGTAAGCAGTAGCTCACATTAAATTTCGTACAGCAACTCTTCTGTAATATCTATTGCTATTGGTACGAAGACGACCTAGACCTTGAGTTAGACCTTCTGCGTAAGGATTAGCAACCATTCCGTATCTACTCTTAAATCCGAGACGAGGTTGAAAAGTTTTGGGATCAACAGCACGTACCATTTGAAGTGGAATATAGGGACAATAAAATAGTCCAGCATCCATAGCATTCTTACCCTTGTAACCAACCACATAAAAGTGGGTATTACTTACGTTAGACATAAATGGATCAATATAAACTCTATATCTGCCTCGCTGCATGGTTCCAGCAAACAGATCAGCACTATCATCAACATTAAGATTAGTATCAAGAGCAGGAGTATAATCAAGCACACCAGCCATAGTTAGCGCAGAAGCCACATCAGCGGAGCATGTGATAACGTTACCCTTTCCTCTACGAGTACGCTGGTTAATAGCGTTAGCATCTCTTTCAATCTGGTAAATAAGGCCTTTAAATTTCTCAACAGACCAACGGCCATTGGAGTCAATATCAAGGTCAAATACACCAGGAGTGGCTACGTTATTAACAGCACCTTGTTCTGCAGTCAGATAAATTGTCCGCATAACTTCCCGGTTGATTTCAGAAAGAATCTCGGTGGAAAGAATATTAGCGAGTTCACCTTCGGCAGAAAGGTTATGGATCGCTTTTAGATCCTGCATCAGCTCTAAGCTATACTCACCAGCAAGTGCGCGGCTTTGAGCTTGAACAGGAACTCGCTCAATGCTGAATGACATTTCATTGAACTGATTATCAACGCCATTACCAAGATTTTCAGCATCGCCAGTTTCCATACCTTGACCAACATTAAAGACTTCAGTTGAAGTTTCAGTTGGGTTCAGTAGACCAGGATTGCTACCACGTTGAGTAGTGGTACCAATACCAGCAGCGGTTGAACCGAAACCGGCAAGATTGAAGCCACTATTTTGACCAGAGAATGAAGTGTTCACTTCATCAAAGAAGGTCTCAGCGCCACTTTGATTAGTATAACGACTGCGCATGGCAAAAATTAGACCGGCAGGACCATTCATAGGTTGTACGCCAGCTAGATCATAAGCAACCAGATTCGGCATAGCGCGGCGAATAAGGCTGATTAGAATTGGATCAAAACCGGCTACAGGACCAGCGGCAGCGGATGCACTACCATAACCACCAGAAAAACCTGGAGCGTTGGCTGAGTTAGTGGGAGATTCTGTTAGAAGAGAGCCACGATCAAAAGCTTCGATGTCCCGAAGAGAATTTTCGGTATTTTCTAGGAGCTGTGCGGTAACAGCTCTACGATGAGAATCTTTAATTGGATCTAGTTCTGGAAGATTTAAAAGTGGATTCCACTTTTCTAGCAGATGAGTGTCAACAGTAAACATTTACTTTACCTCTTAAATGTGGTGTTTTGGTTTGATTGAATGTTAAATTCAAATTTTTGCTGAAAGCGAAGCGACTCTAAGATATTGTTCCATTGCACCAGAATAATCAGGTGCAGAAGGAACTTCAGTACCTTCAGATAGCGTTTCAAGTTGAGCATTTAGACTTCTCTTTTGTTGAGGGAAATAAGATTCCCGAAGAGTCTCTAATTTGTCACGATAGGTTTCCTCACTCTCAAACTCAACACTCTCTGCAAGTGAAGCGAGCTTTTCTTGTTGTGTTCTGGCTAGACCAGTAGCAACTTCATCAAAGATTTTATCTGCAGTGGACTCAGAGAGTTTCTGAGTTAGTTGCATATTTTTCTCGATTTGCTCGTTGAGTTTATTCTCCATCTCATCAAGTTTTTCTACCATATTCTCTACTACATCATACTTCTCCTCAGGGAGATTTACATTATGATCTTCAAAAAGTTTAAACAGATTACTAAGGAAAGATTCAGCGATCTGTTCCTTAATACCATATTCAATGGCGAGTTGATTATCGGTCATCCACTCGTCAGCAACATACTCTAGATAAGCATCAACACGCTCTTGAAGTTCAACAGCGATCTCTTGAACTTCTTCAACGAGAGCGGCTTGATATTGCTCTTCAAGACGATCGCGGATTTCGCCGACTTTAGAGCGAACCGCAGCCTCATAAATCACGCGAGTCTTTTCTTTGAATTCTTCAGAAAGACCTTCACCGGCCACGATAGCCTCAACATCTTCGTCAAGATTGAATTCCTCTTCAGCAGATTCTTTCATAGAATCTTCTTCTTCATCTTCGTCCTCTTCTTCTTTCTCGGACTTTCTGGACTTCTTAGAAGGCTTTTCGTCCTCTTCATCTTCATCTTCTTCTTTCTCTTCCTGAAGATCTTCATCCTCATCTTCTAGATCTTCATCTTCTTCATATTCTAAATCTTCATCCTCTTCGTCGTATTCTTCGCGCATCTTTTGCATTGGCTCTGCTGGTTTAGCATTACGAGTAACAGCATCGGATACACGCTTTAGACGAGCACCAGCATCGGCAAGTTTATTTGAATCGTCATCAGGCTTTGAATTTTCTGGAGTTGGGCCACCAAGATCTTCCCAATTACCACTTTGGCCATCAGGAATACCAGTGGTGAGCTTCTTCATCGGTTCGCCAGGTTTGGCATTACGATTCACGGCTGTCACTGAATGGGGATTTTTAGCGTCCATTTCATTAAGAGTTCTTTTAGTACGAGGCATCTTTTTCTCCAATAACCTGTTTTAATGATTCTGTATTTATTTAGAAAACTTGATATTTTATCAGATAAGATTCAGATAATTTTCAAAATGAAGAAGCATTCTTTCTTCAGTGAGTCTACGAGCGATAACATCTTTTTCAATCTGATTTTTAATATTGTAGGCTACATACTCTTTTGATTTTGTATCATAGAGCCATTCTTTACCTTCATAGATTCCATTAACAAAAGCGGCAGAGCCGACACTGGGATCAGCAACGATGTCTACGGTTGAAATCAGAAGATCATCACCGACAACATTGAATCCTTCATTATTGGGCCGAACGGAACCTAATGCTCTACTACTCACACCGAGAACAACTCCTTCATCAATAAGAGATTGGGCGATTGTTCCCATTGGAGTATTAAGAATTTTTGCTTTACCATAAAAATAATTACCTCGCTCTTCAAGCTTGGTAATCATATGGGAAACTTTAGTAAGATCAATAGAGGGTGTACTGTTATGATTGAGTTCACCAACAGAGCGATTTTGCTTAACGAAGTTTTCATTATAAGTTCTAACCGCATTTCTCAAAGTATTCATCGGATAGATTCGGTTATTTCTATTGGGTTTATCACCCATCATAAAATTACCCTCAATATAGAGAGTCTTTCTACCGTTCTTTTCTTCTGTGAGAATTTTTACGGATTCAGCTTCTTCTCTAATAAGTTTCATTATTAATCGGAATAATTATAAACTATTTAGAGAAAGTGAAGATTTTATGCATCACCAGAGATTTGGACCTGATGATAATAAATCGCACCAGCACCCAAACCATATGCAGAAATCTTTGCTGAGGTTCTAAGATCTGCATCATTAGCGGTATATGCTGTCACGATACCCGATGAATTATTCTCAACAATAATTCTACGAGAATGATAACCATCAACACCCATTGCTGATGTTTGAACATTAAGAACTTTTTTATGAGTAAAGTTATAATATGATTGATTTGGTGATGTTAAGGAAACATAATCACCCACACCAAAAGGAGAAAATGTTCCTTCTAGAAAATCAATAATAGTTGTTGCACCAGTAGTAATTCCAGCAATTCTTGCCGAAGTGGGAGAAAGAGCTAAAGTATATTCTCTTGTGTTAGAGACGTAATAATTACTTGGCGATGCCGTTGGCTCAGAATCAATTTTAACAAAAGCGGGTGCCGTTGATACAATTCTCAGAGTATCACTATAAACTTGAAATGGTTGTGATGTAGTAGCAGCTCCAGATGAAACCGAAAAAGAACTACCAATACCTACGGGTTTATGAGCCATTATAAGACAATTTTAACTATAACCTATTTAGGATTTAGTATATTTCCTTCCAATGTATAGAAACGCCAACTTGAGCAGTATAACTAGAATCTATATTATAAACTCTTACTGAGAATAATTCTGAATCAGTAGAATCATAATTTTGACAGATAAAATTCTTTTTGGCTTTTGGTCCTATCTGTGCTGTAGAAGAAGAACCATTAATAACGTTTGCATTTTGACTACTTCCTGCAGCATAACCACCAGAAACATCTTCATAATAAACGGAAGATATACCAGTTGCGGTTTGATTGTATTCAACTGCCGAATTATCGTTTTCTGAGATCCATGTTCCTGATGTATTAATACCCACACTTGTTGGAATTTTGACGATTTCGTAGCGAACATTACCACCAACAGCAAATACAGAAACGTTAGTGAGTTTAACGTTTACTCTATTTTTATCGTCTTTAAAAGTATTTTTAAGCTTTATTGTAATCGCGGGTAAAGAAGATCCAACACTAATTGATCTTAGGGGTGTAGTATGTGACCATTCAAATCCAGTTTCCTCATAACCACCTTCACTAATAACAGTTGAGCAAATCTGAGTGAAAGAAGTAGCAGCTCCAATAGTTCCAACGTTTCTAATTTCACATCTAACAGGAAGATTCGGCATTCTCATGTAAACGGTTTCAAGATTATTTGCATTATAAAATTCATGACAGATTATGTTTCTTCCATCAATAGCAAAACCACATCGGACAACTCCAACACCTAACCATTCAAAATCGGTAATAAAAAGTTGAGTTTTATTGATATTGATATTATAACCAGAAGGACCACCACCGTTTAACGGATCTTTATTCCAATCCGATTGGGTTACTCTTCTTTCAGAAATAACTCCAGAAACATCAGATCTTATAACAAAATTTATTCTACCTGATGCATCAACTTCTACAAAAATTCCATTATGATCATCAAAATATCCTGTTCTTCTGATGTTATTGGGAACAGCTTCTTTGAAATTGATAGAAGATAAGATTAGCTGAGATTTTCCTGGTGCATATGGATGATATTGTCTTGTTTGATGAATCGCATAGGCACCAGACGTTACACCAACCTGAAGAATAGCTGCAGATTGATTTTTATCGTAATAAACTGAAGATCCTGCACCTGAAACTGCATTAATAAATTCAGGATTAAGATAAAAGATATGTTTATAATCACCTAGAGTAAAGGGATCAGAAATTCTTAATCTACCAAATGCATCTTGTTCTTGTTTCGGTGGTGCAAAAAGATGACTCATATGATTCTCCAGGAATTACTTTTCCATATAAATGTTAGACTACCATAATCAAAAGCTAATATTGCATTATTTCTTCCATCAATAAGATCACCAGATTGAGGAACGATTGTTATGTAGCGATTAGTTCCTCTAGATGCTTGACCTAATTCATCTTTTATTGTATATTTTCTACCTTCACGGTCGGCTTTAGGTAAAGTAATCGTAACCGCTCCTGCATAATTAACTCCAACATAATAATCTCTATGTGTGATTATATAAGAAGAAGACGTTACCGTTCTTACCGGCAACGTCATAAAGGCTAGATTAGCTTCACCACCTCCACCTAATGTGGATAACTGCTGTTGGATTCTTGAGATGAATAGTGTGTAATGTTTTTGAAGCTCTTCAAATGTTACAAACTTTTGATCTAATGGTGTTAGTGGATCACGGTCTTGTTTTTTATCAGAAGGCTCCGATAATATTCCTAAAGAACGCTCTAGTAATGTTTGTGGTTGAGGTGGTAATACCTCTTCTTTTATTACTTTCTTCTTTTTCTTTTTAGGTTTAGTTTTCTCTTCTAATTGATTCCAGACTAGATTTTCAAAGGAGTCTGATACGAGATTATCAAACTCCTCTTTTTGTTTTTTCTTTTCTTCGGATACTAATTGAAAAAGATCACTCAGATCCATTTCAATTTTCTTCTTCTACGCCAAAAAGATTAGCGGCTACTTCTGGTCGGAATTGATCAATTTTTTCAACCGCTTTTAGATTCAGTTGGTCTTTGATATAATCAGAAATTTTTGAAGGAGATTCTTTTTGAAGAATCATTTGAGCTAGATTTTCCATAATTGTTTTTAGAATAATTGTATTTAGATTTCGCCACCTTTCGGGGCTTCAACGGCGGAGCTATCCACTTTTGGTTCTACGGGAATTTTACCCATATCACCTTGAATGTTATTGCCTGGACTCTCCATAGGTAGAGGAAGACCGGTATTAGGATCAACTGGAATGTTTGGATCGGGAATAACACCATCTTTAATTTCTTTTTTGATCTTAGCATCTTCTTCAACAATCTCTTGATCCGTCTGACGAAGAATCTTACGACGAGCATAATCACGAGAAAAATATTTTCCGATATAAGGTTCTGCTATAGAAAGATTATTCATTCTCTCTGTGAGCAATTCGGCTTCTTTGAGTTCGGCAAAGTGATTATCATACAAGAAGTCAAACTGAATGTGCTCACTCATTTGTGACCAATCTTGTGGTGTGATGATATTTTTAAGAATGAGTTGAGTTTTTAACATATCGGTGAATAATCCCGCAAATCTCTTGCGAAGTCTTCCAACGAATTTAGAGAATTTAACTTCATCGCGCAGAATTTCAGAAGATCTACCAAGATTAAAACCTGAGTCACCGCCAATGCGAGATTCGGGAACACCAAGATCCTTATAGAGCTTACGTTGGAAGTAGTTTATATCGGTTAATTCGCCGAGATTACTGTTTTTTGTATAAATTCCACAAGATAATGCGAATGTATGATAATTGTGGATAGTTTCATCGGAATCAATAGTAAGAGTACCGACTTCAATTTCATCTGGAAGATATTCAATATTAACGATAGTTGGAATGATGTTGGGATTTTTATGAGCACTAATTACTCTAGATTCCGTCGTTAATTCTTGAGCTTCAACAAAACCAACATCATAAATTGGGAACTTGTGATCGTAAGTACACACCACACTCTCACCATTATCCAAAGTGATTCTTAATACTTTAGCTTTTTTCTGTGTAACACCCGCCCATGAAATTAATCCGGGAGCGAATTCACCTGTTGTTGGATGACATGAATAAGTCCAAAGTTTTTTACCATCCTTCATCTCATTTTCAATTTCTGAGATAGAAAGTTCTCTACCATCCAAAAGAGATACTTTAGTATTCATAGCAAGGCAACCACCAGGAACAATATCAAGCTGAGTCCCTCTGCCACCTTCACGTCTAGGAAGAAAGAAATCTTCCATCATTGCCATAAATTTCTTATCATCCTTAATAGTACCATCGGATGTAGAATAAGTCAACCGATTACGATAACGCATCATCACATCCCGAAGATGTTGTTCTGCTTTCACTTTTGGTAGATTACCAACGTCAATATAAAATACCCGACGTTCAGAACTACGAAGAAGTCGGTAAATAACAAGACTATCTTCAATCATTCTTAATTGATTGAGTGTTTTAGATGCCTTATTGAGATATGATAATGTTGTTCCTTTATTTCTATCAAGAAGACCACTCGTACAATAAACAATAGAATCACGAGCAAATTTAACACCTTTTTCGTGTCCTGCGGTCATTTCTTTTGGTCCACCCACAGGATAAGATGTGTTTGGTGTGTATATAAAATATTCCTCAATCTTCGGGAACTTATAGTTCATCGGATCAGCATCACCGAATTGTCTAGCTGAAATTTTTTCGTTTTCGGTTTTTACTTCTTGACGAACATAACGCATTTTCATGGAATCAATGTAGCGAAGATCCTGAATGCCGTCTTTGGGTCTTTTGATATCAATAACTTTATGATAATACAGTCTTCCATCAACATACCAGTTACGGTAAATCTCGTGAGCTTTTTTATCAAAATCTAACATTTCTAAAATATACTTGAATTCTTGTCTAATGTCTGCTTTTAGTTTATCACTTGCATTAAGATTAGACAATTCAATTTGAACTGGAGAATCATTAGTATCAGAAACAATAGCCTCATTTACGATATCTTCAATAGCGGAATCAACCTCTGGATGTAGCGCCATTTCACGATATCTACGAATAAGATCAAATTCGGTTCTATAGATATTTTCAATATCAATATGAGTACCGAAAAATCCGCTAGTTAGATAAAAATCAGCCCCGTCCTCATCTGAAGGAGCAACGGGGGAAAGTGTACTAGGAGATAATTCGCTATCATCATCAATTGAAAAACCAAAAAGTTTAGTCATATATCAAACAGTTCTAAGTGATCTATTTATTAGCGAATAATCACTCCGTTTTGATCTCCATCTTCACCAACAGCGATGTATTGAATCTGGAACTCAACACTAAATTCTTCAATAGTGTTGTCTTGTTCATAAGAAAGAGCGATCTCACCTACATCCGAAGGCCAGACATCAATAAGTTTGAATCTACGGACCGGAGGAATAGACACGTTACCAACCGCGCCACCAGTAGCGGAGTTGCGAGTAGAATAACGTCCAGCGTCTGCACCTCTTCCTAATTGATCAACATAAGCATTGACCATATATGCAGAAGGAGATGTTGCACCAGTAGCGTTTTCCATCTTATTCATACCATTCTGCCACTGCAAAAAGGCATTATGAAGATTGAATGATTCATCGTTAGTAACGGTTACTGTCCAAGGTGCAACGGTTCTATCGCCCGCAATTTTTAATGAACGTCCGCGAAATGGCACATCAATCGGATTGACGGTTGAGCCCGGAATAGCAGCCGATTTACAAAAGAAGTTAAAATCTTCTGCTTCCTGTCTACCCCAGGTAATACCTAGAGTAGATGGAAAAGCGGGAATACTGACTTCAAAAAGATTAGGACGAGAGCCACCACCTCTTAATCTTTGTTTGAAGCCAGTAATTGTTCTTAGAGTAGACATTAATTTATCCTCCGTAATAAGTATTTAATATAATTATACTCTACCAACAACTTCTTCAAAACTTACTCCAGTTCGGGTTGCAACATAAGTAAGAGTGATGAAGTTGGTTGTTTTGGCAGGCTTGAGGTAAATATCTCCTCTAAATTCATTGTTATCAATAACATCGGGAGTGTTATTAGATTCATCACAAACAACACGGAAATCATAAAGACCGCGCTTGGCTTGAACATCACGTAGATAAGGTTCAACTCTGTTGATGAAATTAGAACGAGAAATATCGTCGTTGATTTCAAATAGTTGAGCCTGTGCAAGTCTTTCAAATGCTTGTTCAATAGTAAGAAAGAGTCTACGAACGTTGATTCTATCAAACGCCGATGCATAACCCAATGCAGTCTTATCACCGTAAAGTAGAATTCCGATACCAGGCTGATTGATTACAGAGTTGATTCTCTGAGAATAAAGCCGATCTCTCTGAGGACGCTCAGAATTATAAGCAAGTTTGATAGCATTATTGAGAATACCTCTTTGTTGTCCTGCAGGAGAGAACCAAGGATATGCAACGATACTGGTTCTTACACAAAGACCTGCAACATCGGCATTGGTTGGCACATATCGGAACTTATTATTGAAGCGATCAAAAGTATATTTGTAATTATCATCAAAAATCGCATAAGATGAAGATGATAATGGAGCATAGAACGAAATGACATTATCGGTCTGGGTTTCACGGTTAGTTACTCCAACTACATCATCTCTATGAGGTGAGATAGTTGCGATACAATCCTTTCTTCGATTTGCAATAGCGATGAGTTCCTGGGCCTTAGCCTGAGACTCTGCCTTATTGGTCAAACCGGGTCCCATAATCAGGTAGTCAACAGGGATCTCGTCTCTGTTATTGAACAATCTATATGCGGAGACCAAATTGGCAAGAGTAGCAGTCAAACCGCTTGTGCTGCCATAGTTCTTACCACCGGACAGATTATAGGTTACGTTACCGATAGCTGAGAAAGTTTTGCTTTGTGCTGGCTGATTCCATTGACCCTGAGCGGTAGTAATACCAACAAAACCACTAGAGAAACCAGTTTGATAAACTACCTCATTAGGATTGCTGTTGTCAGATGGATCATCACCAACAAAAACAAAATTAGAAAACTGAGCAAGATAATCCTTCCACCAGATTTTCTGAGGTGAATTTACTGCAGAAATGGCATCGGTTGCCTTAGAAAGGAATAGATGTTTCTCTAGAAGATTGCCTTGAATGCCGGTGACAGTTCCAGTGTCATCAACAATAGCAATATGAATAGAATCGTTTCTACCATTTCTTTCAGCCGCAAATTCGCTACTGATGGGCTTAGGTGCAATGGAATTCCAATAAATGGTAGTATTAACGAGTTCCAGTTTTTGTTGATCATACCAATCAACAACAGAATCTGCAGCAAGAGTTTGGGTGGTTTGTGCAGCACCCACAGAATTAGTAACAGTAATAGTGCTACCAGATACGATAGAAGTTAATTGGTCGCCGTTTCTGTACTCAACGAGTTGCTCTTCTGTACTACCAGTAGCTACTCTTGAGACAATTTTAACATCAAGAGATGCACTGGATTTACCAGTTACAATACCCTTCAGATAACCATTGAAGAGGCTAGTAGAACCAGCGCCAGCCACAACTTGATTGGTGAGAGCAACAGTAACACCCATACCAATAGCGGTAGATGTAGCAGTACCAGCAGAAACGGTTAAAGTCTGATCGGCCTTGTTATCAACAATGCAAACCTTAAGACTGTTGGCCCACTCTCCGGGATTTTTGGCAGCAAAGATATAATTGGCAATATCGTCAGAATGATTTAATTCGTAGTCATCAAAGTTTTTGATTTTGAGTGTAGTATCACCACAAGTTGAAACTCCAGAAGAATTACGAATTGCGTTAGCGTTAACAAGATTTGCATCATCTACACGAACGACCTTTAGAATACCACCATAACTCAGATATGAACTGGCAGACATCCAATATTCATATTGATTATTAGTATTTTCTGGTTTACCAAATACTTTAATAAGATCTTGCTCGGTGATAATATCAATCGGATCTTCTACCGGGCCAATAGGAAAGGGACCAGCAAAAGCGCCGATGTTATCAAGTACATTATCTGCACGACCTACAGTAAGATCTACTTCCCTAGTAAGAACCCCTGGAGATAATTGAGGTGTTGCCATTTATTGCTCCAAAATAATTCAGCTTGCTAAAAATTATTTAGGTAAACGGTCTTTTTAATAGTAATTGAATAGATTTAACATAGCATTCATTTCATCTTCTTCAACAACTTGCCATACATTTCCGGTTTTTTCATCAACTATCACTTCTTCTTCATAAGGAGCAAAACCAAAAGGTAAAATATCAGATTCCTCTTGGTCTTTTTTCTCTTGTAGTAGTCTTTTTCTTAAATCATCATCAACAAGATCTTTGAAATACTGATTGGTTGTTAGCCAAGAGAACATCACTAGACACATAACAAGATCGTCATTTTTACCAGCTTCTGCTTCAAATGTTGAACCTTTTTGAACGAAGGTTGTTAATTCAGCAAAGATGTCTCTATCATTGATGAACAGGATATTTTCTTCAATAAGAGTCTTGAGTTTTATGCAGCCAATCTTTTTGACGTTCTTCTGCATCTTAACACCGGGTTCATATTTACCAGAGAAATTTTGACCAATAAACTGACCACTTCTGGCTTTTGTTGAACACTGTAACATATTAGGATAACCATCCTCTAATAGATCATTCGCTACTTGTCTACCCGTTTCATTAACTTCGCATAATAAAAATGATTGATTATAAACAAAAGCTATATCTTTAACAACACTGGAATAAATTTCAGGTTTGATTTCATTATTTTTATATTTTGCTACTACGTTGTATGCGGGTAATCCTTTGTTGTTGGAGTTGTTTGTTATGTCAATAATAACAAAAGCATGATAATCTTTTTCTACTCCTTGGGCAGTATCTACTAATGTTACATAAACATGATCTTCTTTGGGTTCTTCGTAAACATCAAGAGAGTTTATTGATCTTAATGGATCAGAGGTGTGAATTTTAACGAGCTTTTGGCCTGAAATAAGAGTTTCTGTTGAGCCTAAAAATTCAGTATTGAATTCTTGGTTGAAGTCTTTTTCGCTAGTGTTAGCAATCTGTTGTTGTTTCCATTTTTCGTCTCTTCCCGGTACGTCAGACCAATGGATCTCAAATGGATGGTAACCATTTTTACCTTTCTTTGCGCTCATCCAAAGATTATAAAAATGATTCATGCCTTGTGGCGTCTGATGACCTAAAAAGTTATTATAAAGAACCGAGTGACACCATTTATCATCTTTTACATCAGGAAGAGAAACATCAAAAACTTCATTTTCTGATTTTTGGGTATCTTTAATTTTTAACCAGATTAGATTCTCGTCTACATTATCATCAAAAAATTCTTTGAGATTATCATCAGCTAAAGGATAAATTTTAGATTTGTGCTCTAATAGTAAACTTCTTGAAAAAGTAGTAAAAACCTTCTTTTTCCGTTTAGGAATAAGATAAAGTTTTTCTATTTCTTTGTTGCCATTTTTTATTATTGTTAAAGCAGACTCTGGAACAACATCTGTAGGATGTCCAGTTCTACTTGGAATTTTTATGTATGAAAATAAGTCTTTTTTTCTTTTTAATCCGAATCCTATTTGATCTTTATAAGCTGTAGAAAACCTGCCTTCAATTTCAATAGTATAAACTGTAGAATAAACTTTTACTTTCTCTGTGGGGGGTGTTATAGATTTATAAATTGAACCCAAAATTCCCAAATTAGATAATAAAAGTTGAACTTGTCTTATTAATTCTCTAGAAGTTGAGGAATAATGAATTCTGCCTCTCTTTGTGATTCCACCATCACCATCAAACATTCCCCTGAGTAATGCTGTTATGTTATTTTTAGACCATGATAGTACTTTATCGGGGATCGTTTTAGATGGAGCTTTCTTTGTAACATCAAAACCTAATTCCTTTAAAAATCCTACTAAATTTTTTGAATTTATGATGTAATGAACATCATCAATTTTTCTGAACTTTAAACCTAGTTTGCTCAGTGATTCTGAAATATCGTCTCCACAAGATATTACTATTTGTCCACCGATTAAATTTCCACTAGACTTTGAATAATGGTCTCTAGCATAACCTTCTGAGATATAAAGACCAACGAAATAGGCGATATCCTCGTTAATATATGAACAAGAAAAATGATTTTTATTTTTACCCTTTTCGGGGTAATATCCAACATAATCGTTATTACCGAAAACTTGAGTGTTATATTTTAAGGCAATATAGTCACCAACAGCTAATTCACTACTCTTAAAATAATCATATCTACCATTTTTATGTGCCCATAACTTATGGTTTTCGGAGCATTCAAGTTCTTCATAACGAGTTTTAATGATATTAGTTGTTGATTTTCCGTTATTAACAATTATATTACTTGAATAGAATTTATCTCTACCCATCACGGTATATTCATTTGTAAAATAAGCACCTTCTTTCTTTTCGTCAATTAGGCGCTCAATTTTTCTATATCCCGAAGGTGTTAAGAGATAAGTATCTTTAGTGACACAAGATACCACAATAACTTTAGAATTATCACCGGACGAGATCGTTGGATAAACAGATCGCATAAAGTTATTAGCAATCTGTTCGGGAACGAATGCATATTCATCCAACATTAGCAGTGAATAAGTACCACCTCTAACCGCTGATGCCGAAGTAGATGCGGCAATTACCTTAGAGCCATTCTCAAGCTCCATTGAAGTTTTATTGCAAGATTTAACACCCTGTTGCATCCATTTTGGAAGATTCTCATATGCCGTTTGAAGTCTTGATAAAATTTCTTTTGCTGTCTGGGCTTTGTTAGCAAGAATCGCAATAGATGTGTGCTCATCAAAAAGCATGTTATGAATCAAGAATGCAACAGTAGTCGTTGATTTTCCGCTTTGCCTGGGCAGTTTGCAAATATTAAATCTTTTCTCATAGAAGTTTTTAAGCATTTCTTCCTGAAAAGGATAAGGCTTAAAATTTACTAGACCTTCATTAAGAGTTACAATTTTAATATAATTCTTAGCAAAATAAATCGGATCATCAGCACATTTTGCTAATTCAATAAACTGTTCCTGAGTTAGCTCTACATCAATATTAGATCTTTTTAATAGGGGATTACCTAAATAATGCTCTTCTTTTTTTGGCATAAATTATTCACAATTCCAACGTCGTCTGGCTTTACAAATAGGCTTTTTGGGATCTTCGGAACAGCTAATATTATGCATTTTCATCTGACCTTCAGATCTACTACAATAAGATTTTCTGCGCTTTTTTCTTTTACCTGTTGGATTTTTTTCAGTAACAGCGGTTTGAAGTTTTGAACCTGGATGTTCTCTTCTGTAAGTATTCACAGCTTTTTGACTTAAACCATCAACTCTATCTTTACGATTTACTTTTTGCCAGGCTTCGGTATCTTCTTTAACTTGAACTAAAGGCATTTTTGGATCAATAACACTTACTCTAAAAGTAAGAACTTTTGCACCAGGGTAAACCTTTTCAACAGCGGATAATACTTCTAACTTCTTAGGAATTCTTACTTGCGGAAAGAACATTTGAGTGACAATAATTTTATTGCGCCAGTTAAGCATAATGTTCATTAATTGGCCACTTTGAGATTGAATTCTTACTCCTTCTTGAATCGTCTCTTCTGATTTTGTGCCCCAGTTAGCTGCACCAACTTTGCGACATTTTACTAAAGAAGCACTTGAATATGCACTAGGCCAAACATCATATCGTGATTTAACTTTGTGGTAACAAGCGTCTTTTTTACTCTTTTCTTTTTTATCTTCTTTAACTAGATACTCTTCGGTTTTAACGTATGTCGGTTTAGATGCTCCTGATTTTTCCGGTTGATTGGGATCTTTTCTATTCTTACGTTTAAAGGCTTTTTCTTCTTCCTTATCGGAAAGATTTCCTGCCATTTTAGAACTTCCGCATTTTGGAGTTGATTTCTGGCCGGGCTGTCTTGCACATGGAGCACCAGCATAAGGACCACCAATCTGCACCCAACCCGGAACCTTTTTACCTGTTTTAGGATCTCTGCCACTAGATTTTGAAAACCAATCTCTTAAACTACTATCACCAGATTTTGTTTCTTCCTGAATGGGAGCATTTTCCACTTTAGAAAGTTTGGCATAATAATCTGGTCTTTCTGCTAGATGTTGTAGTGCGATACTCTCTGCTTCTGACTTATCAGTAGTATGTTCCATTTCAACTTTAATACCTTTTTTCAGTTGTTTTTCAATTCTTTCAACTGAGGTATTATGCTTTTTGGCAATCTCATTAACACTCTTATGTGGCTTCATATCACAATCACAACCCATTTCTGCAAGAATACGATCTGTCAGAGAAGATTCTTTAAGTTTAGGAAGTTGAATACCAACTTTACTTCTTACGAGTTCTTGATTGGGTAATTGTGCTCTCTGTCTTGCCGACATACTTCTGAGTTTTTCCGCACCAACTGGAGGTCTTGCTTTTTTATGTTTTTCTGGATTAATTTGAAAACTTGCACCTTCGCTCAGTTTTTCATCAGAAGATAGATATTCTGCTGCAGTGTCAATAAAATCAGTAGCTCTTGTGATTTTAGATTGAACCCAGGCAGGAAGTTGTTGATCGGATTTTTTAATAACTTTTCTCAGTCTACTGACCGATTTTTCAATGCTATCCAACTCAATGTGAGCCATGTAGCCTTCTTCATCCTTTCTTTTACCACTTTCAATCTCTTTATGGTCTTCTGAAAATACTGACATTTTGTGTAAAATTAATAATTATTTATCGCTTATCTGTGCTTTTACTAATTTTATTGCTTCTGCAGTAGTTCCGACGAATATTGCATTGTTTTGAGTGACATTCCCATTACTATTATTGTTTCTACCTTCATCCATATCTTTAAGTTTTTGGTGAATATCAATAATCTTCTCGGCTGATTCTACGCTTTGCTTTGATAATTGACCAACAACTTCATAAGCTCTAGCTGAATCCGTTTCCTGTGCCAATTCAAGTGCATTATCAAGAGCCTCTTGAGTTTTTATGATTGTTGCTTTAATGACACCAAAAACGTATTGTACATCAGCATCAAAAGCTGACGGTTTTTGATCTGGTAGAACTTCTACCTCTTTTTGCTCAACTTCTGTTTTTTCAATAACGGGTTCAATATTGAACGTTGCATGTAATTCTTCAAACTTTTTTTGTTTTGGCATGATTATTCAAAAATTCCAATAAAAGAGAATGGATCTTGTGGAGCAATAAGTGCATTATCTATGGTAGTAATATTTAATACATCGGATCCTTTAATATGAAGTTTCGTGGTAGTATCATAGATTCCACGATCAACATTCAAAATATTTCCTTGTATTGATTTAACATAAAGTGTCTCATCATTAATTGAGATGAAAGTTTTTTCTGTAATGTTAGTGGAATCAGTTACTTCAATAAGAGTATCGGATTCGGATGAATCTTTAGCCAATGAAGTGATAACAGTTCCAGTATAATTTTTTGTGGCTTTTGGTGTTACTGTATATCTAATATCTTCTTTTTTATTTTTGCCATCATAATCACCAGCAATAAATCCAAAAGAAACCTTATTGATAATATTCTTAGATGCCTCATTTTCTCCTGAAATCGGAATAAAGAAGAAGATGTCAGCAGAAAATCTTAAAGTCCAGATGAGTGAACGTCTTTTATCAAAATTTCCTTCATAATCATCAGTCATTTCAATATCATTGAGTGTAAAAATTATATCTCTCTTCTCGTTGATTTCATCTAGAAAATCAATACTAACGGTATAGCTTGGACGAAAATATGGAAGAATCTGTTCAACTATCTGAAACATATCATCTTCTAGTTTAGTAAAAATACCAAGTTCTAAAAATAAAGTATATGCTATTGGTAGATATCCTTTTCGTGGTTTACTATTTTTATCGGGAGCAATAAAAGTTTGCGTGGCAGTCGTCTGTCTTGCACTATCATACTTAATATTGGTAATCTCCATTGACATTCTTGGAAGAGTGATCTGAATAGGTTTACTTAAATCTGGAGATTGTTCAAGTCTTGCTAGAAATTTTTGAGTCGGTCCATATGCAACTGGCACTCTTAATGTTGAAATAACTTCACCTTCGTCATTTTTATGTTTGATGTAGATATTATTAAAAAGTGTTCCGAAAGCGTAGATAACACGTCTGAGTGTTTCGTGATAGAAGTGTTGAAACATTAGATCTTACCAAAGATATTGTACTCTGTATCATCAATAACCTTATTGGCTTCCACTTGGATATCATTATTTTGTGCATAAGGATTAATCGTAATTCCGATCTGTGTGAACTCTTCATTAGTCAAAGATGAAATTCCACTTTGCACTGCATATTGAGCACCAGATTCCATTCCGGTTAAAAGTTCTCCGGGAACAAAGGATCCCGTCATATTACCAACTTCAAGAATATTAGTTGGTTTATCCCATTTTTTAACTCTTGCAGAATTACCAGTAATATTACCTGAAACGATCTCATTAAAAGTGAATGTTCCAGTAGCACTATTAGAAGGATTACTTATCGTTATTTGTGGTGGAACAGTGTAGCCAATACCAGCTTGAATGATTCTGATTTCGGAAAGAGATCCATTCTGAACAATACCTCTTAGAATAGCTGGTGTGGATGCTACTCCAACAACATTAATATCTGGTACCCCAGTATAACCGCTTCCTGGATTTGTTATTGTAATAATACCAACAATACCATCAGCGATTGTTGCATAAGCAGATGCACCAGAACCATCTCCTCCATAAAATCCAACTGTTGGAGCAACGGTGTATCCGAAACCAGGATTTGTTATTTCTACGTTTTGAACTCTAAAACGAGAAGAATCTGGTTCACAAAGATCAACAATACCACCGATCATTGACGCAATACCAACTGCTGTGGTTCCAGGAGAAGTTGTAAAAGCTACATTTGGAGCACTACGATATCCATCACCTCTATTGGTGATTGTGACACTTGTTACTCCACCATTAAGAATAGATGTGATGGCGGAAGCGGTATTACCGACCCCAATAAGTTGATAGATTTCAGTATAAATTTGATTTTTAACAGTTTCATCAATAAATTCATATCCGGTGGCAATAATCTCATCTTGATAGCGGAAGAGTTCACATCTTAAAGCATAAACATAATTGTTTTGTAGTTGATAAAAAGGTGCTTCATGTTCAACAAACTTGATTTCAAAAAGACGATCTCCAAGAGGAAACCATATTAAATCTCCTTCTTTAGGTCTTGTTGGTAATTCAATATCCGGGATATGTTGAATCAAAGGAGTGATATATGATCCAAATCGCTCTTTGGAAATAATAATATTGAGATCTAGTTCTGGCTTGATACCAAATTTACTTAAAAGTGTACCAGCTCCTTCATAACCATCATAACTTTCAATATATGCTTCTAAAGGAAACGCGGATGTAAATTTTGATTCAATAACTTCCCTAACAACCTTTCTTTTTGTTACATAAAGTCTCGGGAGATAGTAGATATCTACACCATGAATCTGAATTGATTCATTTATTAGATCTTGTAGAAGACCTTGTTCTGTTTTTGAGCCTTGCAAAAAGAAAGGATTTAACATCTATTTTATGCAATAAGATCTAGAGGCGGGAGTTCATAATAACTACTCATTTTTTCTTCAATAATATCAAGTTCTCGTTGAGCATCATCATACATCTCTCTACCATTAAGTTCAACTCCTCCTGGAAGTTTCATTCCTCTAAATTTAGATGATAGATTGGATCCCCATTGTCTTTTGATGAGAGCGGTTGCATACCTTTTAAGAAAAGAGTCATTCCAAACTTTAGTTGATTCTGTTGGATTGAGTGCTCTATAACACTCAATGAGTAGATAAGAATCCTTTGACATCGTTTTCCAATCAACATCAATATAAAGGCGTCCTTGTCTTTTATTGAATCTGATAGGTTTTTCGGTAGAAAGAATCCAGTCAATATCTTCAAGATAACGCTTAACCATGGTATAAGACAATAGCTCAGTTGATCCCCAATAATAAAGATCATTCAAAAATAATTGATATTTAATACTAAACATATTGCTGGAGAGTGTGTTAGTTCCCTCAAATTTAAAGATTTTAGTTACACCAAAGATATAATCGGGAATCTGAATATAATTTCTGTCGTCTTGGAATGTATAATCTTTTCCCGCGCTATTGGTAGTTGTTATACCAGGATTGATTTTACCTCCTGCCCGATCAATATCTTCTTGAGTTATTTTATATTTCAAGTAGGTCAACTCTACACCATCAAAATGCCTTTCTTGAAAATATTGAATTGCATCATCAACTCTATCTTCAATCTGTTCTTGAGCCACATTAATCTCAAGAACAGGAGCACCAAGACTTCTTAGGCAATAATCAATAAATTCTTGTCTATTCGTTGGTTGTGCCATTATAGTTTACCTAGACTAGAGATAGTTTCTTGTTGATAAAAATATAGCTTCATAAAATACTTAGCTAGATCCTTAGCATCATCTATATTATTTAAGCTATCAATATCTCTTGATAGTTTTTCATATTCAAAGGAAAAACTTAATGTCTTTAAATTAATTGTGTTTGGATTCATTTATGGAATGATAGCAATAGATTTTTAATAATCTGTAAATCGTCTTTCATGGATTCAATTTCAGTTTGCATATTCTCTAGCTTAGTTTTATCTTCTTCCTGTCGCTTTTTGCAGCTTATATATTTCTCATAAGCATTACCATTGGTGTTTACAATGGTGTTGGTTGATAAATCTCTTGCGAGATTGGTATCAGATTCAATAGAAACTAGCTGAGTCATTGTTAGGCGAGAGCGATGGTACGGATGTCTTTTACCTTAGGCACGTATGCCTGATTGGTAGAAGTGAAGATTAATTTAACTCTAAAGTATCTAAATGGAGGTAGATTGTTAGAGGTAAATTCATACTCTCTATAATTTTGTGCTTCAAAAGAAAGAGTGTTATTGGTTTGAGTGAATCTATCTGGAGTTCCATCATTAAGACTACTATTAACGGTATTGCCAAGAGAATCAATGTTACTGAATCCTGGAAATAATTCAAAAATCGGATTTGGGTTTTCTTCGGAATCAATGGAATATAGTGCTCTGATATCGGAGTAATTATTAACATCAGCACTCACATAAAGTTTAATAGAAGATGCTGGGAATTCTAATCTATGGGGTTTAGAAACGTAAATAAATGCATTTTGATCTCTATTAAGGGAATTGACTCTGTTATCTCCGACATAATTATCAACAATCTTATTGATTCTATTAGAAGTAGTGATAACACTCACTCTAGTAAGATCAATACAAGGACTAATTCTTGAATCGGCAGTCGTTAAAGTTGTAATAATATTAAGAGATTTGTTACCTGGTAGTTCGGTTAAATTATTGGTTTCGTTGACTTTAGATGCAATAATTCTTGGAGTCTCAAGATAATTATATTCTCCAAGTGTTATGTCATAATATCCCCTATCCTCAAACGAATTTTCGTTACCTGAAATACTGGTTCCAGATACACTTCTCAATTTTGCTTCAATGCTTGTATTATTGGGAATAAAGCTTTCAAAAATAGGAGTGATAAGCTCATATGGCATGTTCTGGGATGATCTCACAACATTCCCACCAGCACTCTTATTGGCATTAAAATAAAGAGCTGAATACAATCCGGATCCTGTTCTATCAATAATATTCTTAGTTCCGATCGTTTCGGATGACTGTGATAGTCTAATACTATAATAATCTAGACCGATAGGATTGCTTACTGTGGCATCTTCTAATTTATGAGTTCTATTGATTCGTAATAGTGATACACCATTCAGTTCATATTTTTGAATTTCTGAATTGATAGAATGTGTAATCGGGAGAGTGGAATCAATACCTCTTGTGATATTATTGAGTAATCCTGAAGTAACAGAAGTATATTTAATAATTTCATCGTTGATGATAATATAACCCGGATTATTAGTAGAGACTAATTGACCTTCAAATGATTCAAAAATGGTTGAATTATTAACTGGAATACTCGTAGTTGAAGTGTTGGATATCGGAGCTGTTATTGTTGCTGTCGGGGTATCAGCTTTAGCATTTTTAACTACAACATAATTCAATTTAGAATGCATTCCGTGATTAGAATGTTTAACTCTAAAGTGAAGACCATCTTCTTCCACTCGGATTGGAGGTGTTATTGTCACATTACCACCAGTCGCAAAATTGATCTGAGATGAAATACCAGAAGAATTATAATAATATAGACTATTACCAACACCAACTCCCGTAGCAAAATTACCTTGGACATTATCAAGAACGAGTTCATTAAATTGTGTTACATTACCAATAGAGATTCTAAGATTTCTACCTAAGGCATTTGCTCCAATTTGTGTGGCGGTTAATACGTCGCCCACTTGATAACCAGTTCCACTATTAACAACGGTTGCGCCAATTGCAACACCATTGGAAATAGTGATATTGGCTGTTGCGTTGCGTCCAGATCCGGTTATTGGTGAAAGTGAAATATTATTATACGTGAGAGTACCTGATGTTGGAGTATAACCAATTCCAGCAGAAGTTATTGTTAAACCACCATTTGATGTTCCCCCTGTTGCTAATCCTACTTTTGAAATGTATATACCCTGAGCATTGGTGCTAGGTTGATATACTGTTTGTCCATATTTAAAGTTATTATCGCTTTCTGTGATAGTTACTGCAAGTCCAAGTCTAACTTTTCTTGAGATAAGATCTAATGGATTATTGGTAAGAATAGGAATCTGTGAATTAGCTTCATTGAGATCTGGATTATAGAAATTCACATATCCAGAAGTGGTAGCAAACTCTGCCCGATAAAGAGTGAACTTAAGATCTTCAAATTGGCTAGGTGTCCAAGTTGATGCATTTTGAGACTTAAATAGGGATCCTAAAGTTGGTTGAGTCTCAACTATTTTTTTACTAAACACATCGCGTTCACCAAGTCTAGAAATCCAGACTCTATAAGATGTTGAGTTAGAAAGTAAAACAAATGCGTTTTCTTGACCCGGTTCAATATAAACAGGAGAACTGAATTTAAAAGTTGTTGATACTGAACCATCAGAAGAAATATTGACATCATCTGGATTCAGGGAAATCTCACTGAATGGAAGAATTGTCTGAGTTGGAGTACCAAGCTCCATCGTTCTGATTTGGCATCTAACTGGAATAGATGCATCCTTGGACTCAAAGTAGACATCAACATGTGTAAGATATACACCAGTTGGTTCATCACATGAGAAAGATTGTGCGAGAGGATCAATATAAAGACCAGTGAAGACTTCTTCCGATTTAGTTTCCGTGAATGTTCTGGTAGTAACGGAAGCGTTTCTAACAGAAAGAACTTTTTCTTGGATAGATTGCCTCTTACCTTCAGCAAAGAATTTAGACTCTGCTGCACTTAACGGACTCCCTTTAATTGGAGTGTTTGTTACATTACTGGTTAGTTTAAAGATCTTGGTGCCTGTGGAAAATACTGGATTCTCTGGAATATTAGGATCTGGAATATAAAAAGAACCAACAATTTCTCCGTTATTATCAGTAACCAATCTCAGCTCAGAAACAGTTGCTTCTGCACCACTACTCTCGCCAATAAGAATAAACCCATTCTGAACTTTACCATAATAATTGCCCTGTGATTTGAGAGCCAGTGATCCAGTATCAACATTAAGAATAGTTGATGTTGAGGTATAAGAAGTAGGTAATACGGTATTGCGATAAGGTTCACTTGAATAAAATTCTGAAGGTGAATTAAATCCTCCATTTTTATGATTAGGTTGTGCAATACGGAAATATCCTTCAATATTATTAGCTGTTGTTTTAATTCTTACTGTTTCACCGATAATGAAAGTGCCTGAGGTCATTGAGATCTCAAGTAGTTTAGGGAAACAATAACGGCTCACATCTACACCTTCAAAGAAAGGATACACTAATATTCCTTTTTGCATACCTGAGCATCGGAATTCAATATTCCGGGATCTCATATTTGGAAGAATATCAACCGCCACTACCGAATCACCAAGAGATCTAGTATCAAATATTTCAGATACGATCATCTGGGATCCGGTTCGTGAAGAAAATGAATCTCTAGCTTCCACATATAGACCAGTGGTAGGAATAATACCACTACTGACTGAATCTACTGCATGTCCAGACCAGCGAGCCGGACCCAATACGCTTCTTCCTTGAAATACTGAAGGAATACCATTAGTGAATCCAGAGCTTCTTACCCAGCGAGGATTACCATAACCGAGTAATGACCATGAACCCCAGATAGTAGGACCGATTCCTGTTTGAGCATTTATACCATTAGAAGCGACCAATCTGTTAAGAGTAGCGAGATAATCACCTTCTACTTGAATTGTTTTGGGATTAAGTCTTACTGTATCAACCCAAATATCAGAAGAGGGATTAAGAGAAAGTGTTCCTTCCCAGAAACTAAGAATGAAAGGTTGTACATTTTCAACACGAGTAGCGAATGGTTGTTCTAACCATTTAATACTATTATATTTCAGGGTAATAATATCACCTGTTTTTTGAATATTATCACCCAAAATATCGCTTGTGGTAATATTGGAATAATCAATATTGGTTGTACTCCCAACACCAAGAAGTTCTTTTGTTCCGATTACAAGAGGAATTGAAGAAGTATAGTGAGATGGTCTCATTCCTCCATTTTTAGGATCTACGGCATTTCTTATACCAACACTTTCATCTTGTGCGGTTAAAGTTTTAAAATTATCAACAAAGAAACCCGATTTAAAACGGTTTAGACCTGGATTACTAGCATCAGGAATAAAAAGATTGGACGTTTCGGTTTCAAGAAGAGATAATGTGGTGTAGGCTTCAAGATTTTTAATTCTTGTCTCTAGTTTTGAGATATCAGACATCTGATATCTCTTATAATCATATTGTGTTACTGAAGCTTTGTTTGTGTCATAGAGATATGCTGGTAAAAATACCTTTGCAATTTCAATAGAATCATCTACGGATTGGGGTAGTGCTGGTTCATCAGAAGGTGTTCCCTTTTGAACAATAAAGTTCCCTTCTTTATTGAGAAAAATTCTATCAATTCTCGGTTGATAATAATCAAAGTTGAGAATTAATTCTTCGTCTGAAGCAAGAATATTAGTGGACGAGTTTCCTGTTTGTGTGAATTTTCTACCTTCAAATTCAAAAGGTGATCTCGCATCTATTTGAACAGTGTAATTATCAACTCTGGGTCTAATATCAACAATATCAGTATTTCTTATATTATTATGAGATTGAATATCGTTCTTATAATCAAAAGTTATGTAAGATGATGCCGTAGTAATATCACCTGCATCTTGACTGCTATATGTGAGATTATCAAAATAAACAATAATTTTTGATTGTGGCTCTAATGCACCAGATCTTCTGATAATTTTACTATAATCATAATATGATTCTCTTTGTCCATTATCAAAGAGATAAGAATTTGTAATGTTCTTGCTGTTGGAGGTAATCTGACTAACTTTCGCTGTTAGTTGTGATTCCTTAAAGGATACAACTTCACCAGTTTGGAATACCGTGCTGTTTTTATAGATAAAATGAATCTCGTCGCTATCCACAATATCCGCGCAGATTGCAACTGCGCCACTCGTCTGTCCAATAAATTGTTCACCAATAAGAATTGCGCTAGTATTATTGGTTGGACTGATATTAGAAAGAACCATTTTAGGTGCCGTTGGTTCTTCTAAATTTTGTGATTCAAAAATACCATGAACCACAATAACATCAGGAACATTTAATGAAATTTCCGTATCTTGAACTCTAGTACCATAAGGATAATTACCGTAAATGAGTTTATCATTGCGGGTAGTAGTTCCAATACCAGAAGAAGGCAGCGAAGATTTATCAATAACGATTGAATTAACTCTCTGTTTTTGCTTTACTTTAGCTGTTACGTTAATTTTTCTCTGTGTAGTAATTAAAACTGAATTGGTATCATTGGACCCCAAACCATTAATAGTGAGCTGTTTACCGCCAGAAGAGATATCAAACTTATCAGAGGTTAGAGGTTCAACAACACCATCAGAGCGAATTAGTGAATAACGCTCTTCGTCATATGGTAAGAAAAAGTAATCATCCCCAGCAGTTAGTGTATTAGTAGAATTTGTAGTAATGTTTACTTTATACTGCTTCCTGATAATGAGATTAGATTCACTTAGATCAACATTTCTAACATTTTGTCTAGAGAGTGGAGTATAAAGTTGAGTTTGATTACCCGAACCGGTGCTAGTCTTAATAAGAGTTAAATCTGTAAGATTAGTTCCACTGGAAGGTAACTTACCATCATAAACTCCAGCAACTGTAGTAACTCCAGTAACAACAAGATTAGTAGCTTGACTGGTATTACTAAAAGATTTTACTTTCGCAACAAAAGGTAATGTACCTTGAGTTGGTAATGAGAATCTAACAAGATCATTTTTATTGAAGCTATTAATATAGTTTAAACCACTGATCGTAATTGTGGATTCATTTGCAACTTCTGCAGTAATAGAGCAGATACCAACGGATAAGAAATCTGTTTGAACAACGTCACCATTAAAAGGACCATATGTAGAAGAACCATAAACAGATTTAACATCCGAAATACCATAAGATGTAACAGCGGTACCAATTCTACTGTTTGTAATATTATTGATAGTAAATGATTCATTTTCAACAAACTTACCAGAAACATTATAAAGAACAACATTGGATGAATTACTAATACTGGTTTTGAGATAACCAGTAGCACCGCTAGAATTACCGACGAAATAAGCAGGTGTTGAAATCGTGGCTGGTTGGTTGAGTGTTATCTTAGTATAAGGTTGAATATCATAAAGTGTTAGATCCCAAACATTGGTTGTTAATAATGTTTGATAAGAACCAGATTCTAGTGCATAATCATACACTCTGGCCAAACCAATTTCATCACCCGATGCAGTAGAAAGACCAACACCTATTCTTGAATCTCTAAGAGAAAGAGTGAATGTATTACCAATACCGATCTCAGGTGTACCGTAAACATTGTTTAATGAGAGAGTCGTTCCAGTTGAATAAATTAATGACTGGTTTCCAATAACTTTCGTGGTTCTAGGTTTTGTGATATCTAAGAAAGTTGGAGCATTTATTTCTACTTCATATCCTCTAACATAAGCTTTACCAGGAGATACTTTATAGATTGCGAGATCATCTGAAGGAGTATTACCCTGATAGGTCTTGGCACCTTCAAAAAAGATACCATTATTTCCAATTCTATTATTTAAAGACTCTTCACAGGAAACATCATATCTACGAACGTAGTAATCACCTGATTCGTCATAAGTTCTTTTTGCAAACTTTTCCTCAATAATATTGTATAATGGATCATTAGGATTATTACGAATAATTCCATTTTCTATTCTAGTAATCTCTACAAAATTATCGGAGAGTGTATCACCGATTTCCTTTTTATCCAGAATTGCTGTTATTTTAAATCTATCTGCACCAGGAGCGGCATAGTTATTGAATCCTTTTGCATTATCGGTGAGTGAAGGATCAATATCGGAAGTTATAATTTCTTCTTCAATAGTAAATCCAATCTTATAAGTTGGATTATTATCGTATTGATCTAGAATTAATGTCTGAGTATCTACAACAACAAAATGCCCACGAAGATAATAAACACCTTCAGAGACAGTAAAAGTTGATGATAGAGAATTACTACTCAGTGAGATAGTTTTAGCTATTGCCTGTCCGGCCTCAAAAGCAATAGAGGAAGTGATAATACTTTCTTGAATTAAAAGATTCTCTCCGTCAAGAAAAGTTAATGTTGAATTATTAACACTACTTGCTGATAGATAATTAACGTAAATGGTTACATTATTCCGTTCAGATTCATTAGATGTGATAGCACTATCAATAACAGCTTCAACGCCGGAAGTTGATCCGATGATTTTCTTTCCAACTATGAATGAAAGATAAGTTTCTAAATCTACTCCAGAAAAACTGTTTTCAAGTTCAACAGCATTATAGTAGCGATTATAACTCGTTTGTCCAGGAATGACTTTTGCGCCTTCTCTAAAAATGTGATCACCTAGAGACTCAATTTGATTTTGAAAAATAGACTGAAGATTATTGATCTCTCTTGCTTGTACTGGAGATTCGGGTTTTATTAAAACCTTATAATACTTTTTATCCTTGTCAAAATCATCAAAATATGGAGATACGTTTAAGTTGGTCTCTTGTGGCATTGTAATTAGAATTGAATGTTAATTTTGATATGTTCTTTTTGGCTTGGTGATCTAGGAACTGGTGCCCTATTCTCAACAACTAAGATATCCCCAGAGTATTTTTTAACTTCGGGTTGGGAAACACCACCAATAAAAGATTGTCCTAATTGATATGTTCTATTATTTATTACTGTGGTTATACCCGGATTACTTTCTGTACCAAAAGAAGAATCAATTTTAAGATTCAAATTATTAGACTCACCTGAAATCACCAATGAGCCACCGGATGTTATATTGGGAGTAAATCTGTTTAGATTAAATCCATAGATTGGAGTATTATTTTGAGTTCCATCTGTGTTAAATCCTACCAAACTACGATCTTGCCAATACTTAAGAACTCCAGTTGAGTAATCATAAGATGCAACTCTACCTGCAGCCGTAATACCAGTTCCAATAGTCTGGGTGATAATACTATCTTGAGTAAATTTAGCGTTTTTGTAGTCATTGACACTTGTGATACCAACAAGTTTTAAGGCATAAAGAGCACTAACTTTATCATCGGTTAAGAGAGTATTAGAGTTAAATTTTTGTGGATTCTGAATCAATCCTACTCTAGAAAATTCATTTTGTTGAATAAAGTCGGGATTAGTTTCATCGTTTTCATTTTGAACTTGAACCATCACCCGATAAGAACCCAATTCATTATAAATGTCAAATCCATGTCCACCAGAAGGAGGAATTATAACATCAAATTCGGGTCTAGTGGTACCAAGAGGAACTCCACCACCCGTTAAGTCTACACTACCATAAGTATAATTACTACCACCACTTGATACCGTTATTGAATCAACTTTAGAATCATTATTGACTACGATTGTTGCGAGAGCACCCGAACCATCACCTTTAATGGGTACATTCGCGTAGGTTGAATTGGGTGTTCCTACATTAAGACCGCGATTTTTAATAACTACTGTTTTAAGTTGTCCGCTAGTGATCGCATTATTTTTTACTAATGATGTTTGAGAATCAGCGCCCCATTCTCTCGGGAGCGGAATATAAAATTTACTATCAAACTTGATAATATCACTGGGTTTAATTGTGTAAAGATACTTCCAAACATAACCATCACCACTTGTTCCGGGTGTTGTTGGTTCTAAATCTTTGGAAAATGGTTCATCTAATGAAGGTCTACCAGATGGATATTCGGGATTAGTTCCATTATTCAAACAAATATACACATCGTAATTACTATTAATAGCGTAGTAATTGGATGTAAAAAGGCTAGTTGCACCAGAAGGTTTAGCTGTATTAACAACACTAATATCATGGCGGTACATATCATAGACTGTACCCGAAGTCCAGACATTTTTTTTAACAATCATCCGAACATCATCAACCTTCACTTTTTTAAGAGCGATCATGGTGTCCCAATAATCATTCTCTTCTGAAAAATTATCTCTAGGTAACTGAGGAGATATATTCCAATCTGACTTATATGCTTCGGGATTCAAAAGACCAATAAAAGTATAATAAGAATTCGTAGTTGTGGTTATACCGACAACGAATTGCTTAGCGTTGGTTATTCTTAATTTATCCCTTTTAATGGACGCCATTTCTTAATGTTTTTACTTATTTAGCTGTAATAGTTATCAGTTTTTATTGTTTTAGCTCTTTGAACAATTGGGGCTGTTGATAAGCCACTATTATTTACTAAAAACTCTTTAGGATCAATTCTAAGGTAGTCATACAATCTACCCCAACTATAATTTCCATAATAATTACTAATTCCTACTCCGCTCACAAAACGATCTACTTTTGCTGTAACCTCAACCACATTGGTAATTCCGACACCTGGAACAGAAGTCTGAGCAATAGAAACTGAATATGCTCGGTAAACGTTGTTTAAGAATGTTGTACCAACACCCACTACCGTTTCATTATTATTCAGTGATATAATACCGTTAGATAGATTGGAATTATTGACACTAAAATAATATCCTGTTTTAATTCCGCTCACACCACCATTAACATAAGAATCAATTCTTAATGGCGATTCTTGTGGAATATAAAGTTGGAATACAATTCCTGTAGATCCAATACCAATTGGAGCAGTTTTAATACCAGAAATAACACCATAATCACCATCGTATTTAACAGTAGTTAAAGTCTCATATTTTAAATTATTATCATCTTGTGAAATAATTTGTACGGTTTTTTGTGGAGTATCGGTTTCTTGGTACTCTTTTTTATTATCAAAAAATGCTCTAACATTTTCAACAAATATTTGAGTTGCACCGATGCTCACCGAAGAAATCAGTTTTGTTGTAGGATTTATTAATGTATCATAAAAAGTTCTATTTTTACCTATCACTTGACCATTTATAATAAGATCTTCGGTTTGGCGACAGAGTGTTATCGGACGAGTTCTAGATTCATCATCAGATATTCCTGAACCATTATAAAAATAGGTTTCCACTGTTTCTGTTGAAAGAATATCGGTAATGAGACGATCACTTTGTTGATAATCTAAATCTTCACTATTAATTAGTACATTATCCCCAATTTTAAGCTCTTCTATTACATCTACATTGGCAACGTCATATTGACTCGTACCACGATAGAATAAGATCTTAGATTTATCAGTAGCTTTTGGTGATTCAATAAATCGTACAACACTACCACCATTAAAGATATAAGAAACACCGGGAATCTGTAAGACATCATTAATAAAAATCAATAATGTATGATCCAGATCTAGAGTTGACCCTGGATTTTTCTGAATTGAAATAGGAGTATTTGATATTCTCAATTGGAAATTTCTTCTTCTACCATCAAAGAACGAATCAAAAGAATCAAGCGGCTGTAAATCACCAATAACCCAGGAAGAAAACTGATCATCAAAAGTATCATCAACTTTCAACTTAAATGGAACAAAAGGTCCAGGTGTGGTCGGAATACCAACCATCAGGGATAATTCTTCACCACTGTTATACCCATAACCAGTATTTGTTAATTCATAATCAATAATACTACTACCTTGCCCAACAACAATTGAAATACTTGCACCCGTTCCTACTCCCGAGGAGATTAATGGAATGTTTGAGTATGGTAGTGGTGCATCAAAAATAACGTTGGCGCTAGAAGCTGTGTAACCTACACCTGGATTTGTTATTGCTACACTAACAATGTTACCATTAGAAATACTAGCAACACCAACATATGTTATTGATGTGGACTCTAGATTTTGTGTTTGAATTCCAACTCTTACTGTCTGAATACCAACTCTATAACCAGAACCACTATTACCAATAGAAATAGATTGAATAGAACCAGCGAGAGAAACAACAGCAGTTCCTCCGGCTGAAACGAGTGGTTGATAACCAAACCCTTGAGTGGTAGCAAAGGAAACAATAGTTCCTCCTCTAGGAATGGTCGCAGTATTCACGTCATATGATACAGAACTAGCGGATCCAATAAAAGATATGGAAGAAATTCCTAAATTTTCAGTAATGGTGTACTCTTGACCTGGATGTTGGAAAATTCCATTAATGAGTACAACTGCATTACGATTATCATGTGTTTCAATTTCACTATTATCAACTTTCAATTTAAAGACTTTATTGCTACCATTAAAATTATCTGTTATATCATCAAAAATATAGTTGTCAAAATAGGTTTTATTACTAGATCCAGGTTCACCTGTACGATTAAAGACTCTACCACCAAAAGTATAAGAAGAGTCACCATCCATAGATTGATTAGAATTTATTGAATCATAATAAATTCTATTATTGTTTATAATATAGTTTCCTTTTACCTTAGTTATGGTTGTATTTTGAGAATACTGGGACAACGAAGAACCTAATTTTGCTCTATCAACCAGTAATACATTAGTTGAACCTATTCCAACGGAAAGAACTTTTACATATTCATTTTGGATCTTAAGAAAATCACCGGAAGCAAAGTTCTCAATACTATTAAGGGATATCTCACTATCAAATAATCCAACAGACTTGACGGTAAATGAAGTTTGAGCTGTTGATACGAATGGAGATTGAATCATATTGTCAACAGTCACCAAAGATCTATTAGTCTGGGATGTTGATGTTACTTTATGTTGGCTACCTATTCCGATTGAAGTTATCGTCAATGGTTTAGGTGGTAGAGAAAGTGCCTCACTCGCAGATGCTGCAACTTTCACATCAAGATCATCAACCTTAATAATAAAGATCTTAGATGGTAATTTCGTAGTTATGCCAATACCAACAATAAAAGTAGTACCGATTCCAATCGGAGATGAATCATATTCATAAGTAACTTCTTCACCACTAACAAAATAGTGATTAGGAAGTCGGATTTTATTTTCTGAAATTAAAACATTATTAACCGATTCTCCATTAAAAGTTTTTGAGAAAATAGGATTTTCATTATGGAGAGCTTCAAAATTATCCACGAAACCATAATTTCTAGCGTCATATTGAGAGTAATCGGTTTCAATAACAAATGATGTATTAACTCCAACTGAAGTTTTGTCTTGAGATGTAGCTAGAATATTATTGATTGCTCTAATTGAATATGAATCCGAATTATTAGGTTTGAATTCAACAATAATGTTATCATTTTTCACATAACTGCTGATGATTCCTAAGGAACCGTTCGTTACATTCTCGGCATAAGAAGTGTAAACCGTATTGTTGGTTTTTTTATTATAAAGGGATGTAAATTCAACAACCGACGAAGTTAAATTTGTTAGATTATCAATAGAAACAATACTATAAGATCCACTATTATTGTTAGAATATCTGACTACTTCTGTTGCAATACCTAAGGATGTCGTACTAGCAGATGAAACAATAATACTTTGACCTATCGCGGTTGAGCCGACTCCGACTATATTACTGATAGTATTGGTTATGGTATTCAAATAATATTGAGTACCAGTTCCTACAACATTTGGAATCAGATCAATATTGATTTTATTTCCAGTGTAATAAGCGTAATAAGTTCCGATACCCGAAGAGATTGATGATAAAACAAGTTCTCCATAATTAACAAGTCTAATTGTTGATCCATTATGAACGAGATTAAGTTCATCAACCTCATAATGAGAATTATTGGTGTAAGCAATTCCAACAATAATTTTAGCTGCCAGAATTGAAGATGAAATACCGACGATAGTTGTTGTAGCAATTCCAACTGGGTGAATTGAACCTGAATATTCAATCCGAGCCATATTTCCAAGATTGACAGTTGAGACACCTAATGTATTTTTTCCAATGCCATAAGACAGCGATTCTAGGTAATAATTGGAACCCTCAAAATCTTCAGGATAGAATTGGAGGTCACAATTATTATTAGTGAGTGTGGCATCAAAATATCCAAAAGAATCCTCAGTGTATAATTCGGCATATTGATTGCTATCAACCTCAGTATTATTGTGGAGAACGTTGACAATAATAAGATTGGATTTTTCTTGATACCATTTATCCCGAACTGAAATAAAATAGCGCTTATAGTAATAGTCGTTTTTATTGAATGAATCTAATGCCACTGATTCAATATCATTCGGTGGATTAGAAAAATCTAGAACAAAGTCATCAATACTTATAACTCTATTACCAATGGATTCCACATAATCTTGCAATAATGTTGAATTAAAATATATCTCATTGGACGCTAATTCATCATCAATAATAAATGAATTTTCTCTAACTAGATCAAAATTATCAACACAGTTAAGATTTAGATCAATTTCAATATCAACAATAGGAGTAACTTCAACATCAAGTGTACTAGCGAACTCGGTTTCTGGTGATTCACAATAAACAGTTAAATCACTAAATTTCTTGAATCCTGCTGGATGCACCAGATCGCTAACAACTTCATTCCACTTGGAGTATTCAACATCAGAACTTAAAGAATATGAAAAATACTGATAATAATCATTATCGTGGATGCGCTGTAAATTATTATTAAAGAAACCCGTTTCTCTTTTCCAACCATCAATAACGGTAGAAGTTGATTTGACATTTAAATAACCTTCAAAGTCTACAATATCGGAAATAATAATATTAGTCTTAGAAGTTTGTCCTGTTAATTTACTTCCAATTTTTAGATCATCTTTGGTTAGAACTTTGATAAAATTATTGCTTAAATTTTGATCAACGATAATACCACTAGAACCATCGCAATGGATATTCTCACCAATAACAAATTCTGTTTGATTAACAGAAACATTAAAAGTTGGTAAGTATTTTTCTGGTACGGCATTCCCTTTTAGAGTTTGTCCAGTATAAATCCCCAAAACTTCATTTTGTTCAAGAATGTCTGACATACTATATCCAAATGTCGCACCAATACCACCAATATTTGGATCAATATTTTTAATTGTGAAGAGTGTATAATCGTATCCAGAAGAATTATATCCCTTCTCATTTTCTCCTACGATCACATTTTCAATTAGAACACCTTCACCCACTTCAAATGGGAATTCCGATAATTCATTAAATTCTTGATTTAATTGAACCGTGACATCTTTAGTGGTTGGATTGAAACTAATATTGCTGATCTCAAGACCAAAAGAATTATTGGTGGGAACAATATATGGATTTGTTCCAATAATATTCTTTGTGTTCTTAATAATATCAACAGTTCCTTGTTGTGTATTATAACTGAATACCGCATCCAGTAGAGGTTTATTATTGTGATTATCAATAAGAACCAGTTTTGGTGGAACATAGTAAGTAACTGGTGTGCTGATAACCTCAACTCTATCAATAGTATAAAGAGGTTCAGACTTTAGAATTTTTGGAAGATTTAATTTTGGTTTAACCGTATAATCTGAAGAATAATCAAAACCAATATCATTTAGTGTTATCGTTTTAATAGAACCAATACCAACTCGTGATACTTCTAGATTCGCATCCGAACCGTTTACCGAATTAATTTTTGTGATATTCGGAAGTTTATAATTGTTATTATTATTTTTGGTGAGTTGAATTTCTACAATAGCACCAGAGCTACTTTCAGAATTTGTTGTATAAGTTAAAGTATTATCATCATCAAGATATGTTTTATTATCAATAAGATTTCTAGACTCTAGAACAAAAGTATCTTCTCCGAAGGACTTAATTTTATAATTCCCGCTGAGTGATGATTCTTCAATCCGAAGAGTGTTATAATTGATTTGAATAATATCAATAACTTTTTCATATTTGACTGTAGGCACTTCTCTATTGAGGGGCTTTAGATCATAATAAAGAATTGAAGGAGTAAATTCATCTATTTTAAGAGTTGCTCTTGCATCAGTATTAACTCCAATACTACCAGAAAAAGTTAGATTTAATTGGGGAGATTTTCCATTATTAAAATAGGAGAAATTTAATTCCGGATCATAATATACATCAAAAGAAAATGCCGAATATGAAAAACCATTTTTTACATAACCAAGAGAAGAATCAGAAAGATCAAAAACGATAGTGGAATTTCTTTCAAGTCTTAAAGGTGGATTGATAGACGAAAGTGAACCCGAACCACCAGATTGTAAATCTACTTCAATAAGATTTTCTGCATTATATTTTGAGGTTGCAAGTTTTAACTTAAATTTGTTTATAGATATGACATAATAAATTCCGTTGTTATTGAGTCCTGAAATACTTGATGTTGTAGTATAGATTACCCTTTCACAGGTTTTAAAAGAATGTTCGTTGAATTTTAGTATATTATTGTCAATGTCAACATTTTGAATTGATACTTCTTTTGATGTAATTCTTCTATTATAATCGGAATATTTTAGTCTAATATGAGTTGTTATTCCAGAAATTACAGAAAGATTAATATTATCTTCAAGACTTAAATTGTGACTTGAGGCGGCTGATACAATAATATCCTGTTTAATCACATCACCTTTTAATGAGGTATATTGTGTGTTAAAACTATGGTACGAACCGTCACCAAAATTTGTAAAACTCAAAAGAGATGTGGTTGTACCAATACCAATAAAAGATCCAGTAGATCCAATTCCGATGGGAGTTGTTGAAAGACCAATTAAATTATCATTATATCTTGCAACATAAAGACTTGAAAATGTGTTAAGAAGTACTCCAGTTACACCATTAATTAAAACTGAAATTGGTTGATTTCCATGAGCACTATAAGATAGTTTTGCATTAGTTTGTAAATTATGATTTTCAAGATAAATTGATCTTGCTGGAATATCAATAAATGTTGCACCAACACCAGGAGAACTAATAAAAACTCTATTAGTGGTGGTAGTACCCAGACCCACAGATTCAGAAGGCTTAAAATAATACTGTTTGTTGATTATATTGCTACTAATTCCAATATTATTGGAAAAAATCAACTTTCTTGATTTTTCAGTGAAAGCAAATCCCACAGGAAAAGAGTTTATCCCCGATGTTCCATTATATTGTCTTTCTATCCAGACTCTTGACCCAATATTATCAACCGTTAGAATTTTTATTTCTTCATTTCCGATTTTATAGATATCATTTGGTTTTATATCGTCTTCTGAAAGATTTCCATAGACATTAAAATGAGTAACAATTCCGGTAATACTACTTGATTGTACTCCAACTGATAAAATAAGCTGATTTTCTCTAATTTTTACCTTTTGTTTTGTATTTTTACCATCATAAGAACTGAAAAATAGGGAATCGCCATCTTTAAATGGGTGAGGTGTGGTAGAATAAGCGATTAATTCACTATTTTTAGACAGGAGTTCTAGATTTTCTACGAAATTCTCAGAACAGGCAACTCCGGTTACTGATTTTCCTCTAATTTTTGAGATTTTTGCTAAATTATTGCTCTCCAGTTCAATAGTATCGTTGACCTTATATCCATCTCCACCATGAAGTACGTCAATTTTATTAATATTTGATGGATTTACTGTTTTTATAGTAAAAATAGCCTTTTTTACTTCATAAGGTAACAATAGTCCTTCATAATTAGTGTTGTTAGATTTCAAATTATATGGTAAAGTATTTCTTAGTAATCCTAAATCACTAAAATTGACTTGGGATTGGTTTGATTTTGGATCAAAATTAAAATCAATTGCCTTAGAATAGTAAGAGTTACCAATAACATAAGGAAATTTTGGTTTTTTATAGTTTGCAAATGCACCTGACGTTGATGCAACATCTTCAAAAGTGGTAAAATATGCATAAACACCATTTGGGAACTCTGGAGTTACACAATAGCGACCATTATGTTCATCCAGATCACCAGAAGCTGTATATTCATAATCTTCTACAAATAATCCTACAGTATAGATGTTTTGATCTGGCCTATTTTCATTTTCAAGTGCCAGATTTGTTTTTAGTGTGTAGCCACTTGTTAATTGTTTTATACTGGTTGAGTTAAATCTTGAGGCATATCCATAAGGACCATAAATGGGATTTCCATCATAAGCCCAACCCAGAATTGGTGAATGTACGGTGGAATCTATTTCTTTATTGTTTTGATCTACTTGAAGATCCTTTTGAAAAACTGTAACACCATTTAAGACATTCTTTGAATATGTGGATGATCTTAGCTTTCTTGGTGCAAACAGGTGATAATATTGTAATCCATTATTTGGATTAAGAGCATTAGCAATAACACCGTCATCTTCACTAAAGTAATTTGATTTATAGAGCTTTTCAAAGTTATTAATTCTCCACGATCTAATAGTTGTTTTAAATTGGGCACCTTCACCAGAAGAATTTATTGTAATGAATGTTTTTTCTGTGGTATAACCAAATCCACCAGATATAATTTTTACATCAACAATAATACCATTTTGAATAATTGGTGTTAGAATTGCATTATAACCGTCACCTTGAACAATTACATCTGGTGTTGATTTATAATTAGAACCCGCATATTGAATAATAACACCTATAATTTTCCCGTTATTAATTATAGGTTTTAATTGTGCTCCACTACCTTTTGTTATTGTGATTTTTGGTTCAATAGAATAATCTAGAATATCTTGAGAACCATAAGAACTGCCACCAGACTCAAGAGTGACATCTACTATTCCACCTCTGAAAATTGGAATAATTTCTGAATTAAATGTTGTAGAATCAAAAGTCGTTACTCCGATTCTACCTTTTAACTCAACTTCAATAGGAGGATATGAAAGATATTGAATAGAAGAACTGAGAGATGTGATACCGATATATTGACCACTGAGGTAATTAAAATCATCCGACTTGATAGTATTAATTCCGGCTAATGTCACATGATTTTCATCAATAACATTAACATAATACTGAGTATTATTGGTTATTCCTGTTGATGGAGTTGAAGATGTGTAGTAGAATACTAATTCTCCGCTTTCAAATTTATGATCTTTTACTTCAATAATACCAGTAGAAGTGTTAATACCAGTAATCAGATTTTTTCTGTACTTATAATTTTCCCCTTCGCTTAGAACTGAAATAGATCCAATTTTCTTTTTCTTATTAAGAGCTTTTAGTGAATGTAGTCCAGTGCTTTTGGTTGTTAAATTGATGCTACTGATACCAGAAATAGCATCAGACTGGTTTTTATGTAAAGATACTTCTATGCCATTTTTAACATTGATAAAATACTTTTCACGCGAAATCAATCCACCAACTGGAGGCTGACCATTAGCATTATAAACAACTTCTTCTCCATGGCGGAATTTATGGTAAGTTGAAAATCCAATAATCTCTTGAGTTAATGAAACATTATTAGCATTGAAAAATTCAATATGATCAAAGTCAATAAGATTAGCCTTAGCTGAGGCATTTTTACCATTACCCCCTTTTATTGTAATTGAAGGCTCATCAATATAATCAAATCCAGAATATACTAGATCAATTCGCTTTAGTGAACCAGTTATTGCAGGATGAATTAATGCCCCAGATCCGCTTTGATCTGTTAATGTTAAGGTAGGAGGATTGATAATATCATAATCTTTACCTGGAGCAGATGCAACAACTTTTGTTATTGGACCATAAAAGATCTGATGTGGAGATTTATAATTCATAATCTCAACACCGTTTTTGAGAATACCAACAGCAGATAAGGTTGTCTCATTTCTTTGACTAGAAAGCCTTGGTGTGACTAGCTTCCTAATCAGATTTTGAGGTTGGATGCTCTTCGGTGCGAGATTTAAACCAGTGAATTCAAAGAATTCTAATGTACTATTAGTGACACTTCCAGAAAATTCAACATATGTTTGATTGTAAAGATTTTCTCTACTGAGTGCGAGTTTAATTGTTTTTTCATCCACCTTCTTAATAAAATAAATTCCTTCATCAAGAAGTTTGTTTGTTGAACTATCAGGACGATAAACGATAATATCACCGGTAAAAAATGGATGATCGGTTGGTAAATCAATTTGATTATTGAAAGTTCCAGAGAATGTTATTTTACCCGTATTTGTTGTGAGTTCTGCAAACAGATAGGAAGGTAGTGACGGAGAAAGAACATATACATTCTTATCTGAATCAAGATAGGTATTTTGAACATTGGCATTATAAATGTCAAGCTCTGGTGCATCTTGAAATCTAGTTTTCGTGATAATCTTTTTAAGTACGTGAGTCTGTTCCAGATTAACAGGGGAATCAAAACTGGCGACGATTGTGTTGTTATTAAGAATATTGGAAACTGTTCCAGGATTCTCAATTGAAGATGGTGGAACTAATACACAATTATCACCAACAGAAAATACACAATTATCAATCGTCTCTACTTTATAAGAGAGATCACTAAAATCAAGTAATTCAATACTAGCGATATTATAAGTTAGTGGAATATTGAATTTCCAATCGTTGGCTCTTAGATCCACCGAAGGAAATCCTAGAGTTTCAATTTCAAACTCCTCTTTTGGATTATAAGAATTTGTATCATCAATAAATTGAGGTTCATCAAGAACTCCAGTGACTCTTAGCTTTACGATTTCTTGATTAGAATTATAACCATAAGCGAAAGAATCAAACCGAACTGAAGATCCTTGTTTAATTTCAGAAGTTATTCCACTACAACCGAGAAATTGATTTAAACTCTTTGATGTGTATTGAATAACAAGATCGGTCCCATCTTCGTTTTTTGTGATGAGAGTGCCGCTATCAGGAAATCCAACCGTGGAATCTACATCAATAAATGATGAGTTAGAGGTGGAAACGGAAAGAGTTAGTGTTTGTGGATGAACGGTGAATTCACTCTTTAGGGAACCTGATACATCAATATCTTTATCGTAATCGTAGTCTAGACTAATGACGAAGTATGGTTTATTGTTGCGAATAATCTGTTCAATATAGGTAATGGTTCCTCTTGCTTCCGGAATAAAACCATCGGAATCTTGGTAGATAGTACCATTAACTAATTCCTTCGGATTTCCTTGAAGTGCTTCAACAACAAGTTTCTTTGTAACTCTATATTGTGCATTGGAAGCTGAAAATAGCCGATCTCGTGGTAGAATGAGTTTTACATCGGTTCCATAAAGAGCGGCAAAGAGTAGACGAAAAGATTCTTCGGTACCTTTTGATTGATAAAAGTCTTTAAGATGCTTTAGAAAATTAGCTTGGTTAAGAGAAGAATACAGATTGCGATTCTCAAAACCCGGAGCAATTTTCTGTTTGATCTTGAAAAAGAATTCTTTAAGAAAAAATGAACTAAGATTATAAACTTTTGATTCTGAATTATGAATTGCCGCGTTGGAATCAGTAAAAACAAGTTGCGAAGAAGCTGCTCTTTCTACTGCACTGAATCCTCTAATGCATCCATTAAAAGATGTATCAGTTTTTGAAATATATGTAATTATTTCATTATCAATCTTCAGAAGACCATAAGTCTCAGGAGATCCTTTTGTTGATGATACATTAATAACATCATCGTCAAAATCAATTGAATTTAAAAGAATTGTGCTTTCGGGAATATCAAAAATTACATCAAGATCCAAATATTCATCAATATTTTGAACGATCTTATTAGCATTATCTGATATGTAATATTGCTTAAGAAACTCTGCAGCTAAAGGATATTCTTCTCTAACATAGAGAGGTAACTGATTTTCTACAATAGATGAGAGTTCAATTTTCATATTATTTGATGATTAATTCCCCGTTAAAATAGCTAGAAGTTGAAACATAATTGACACCTGAAATATCATAACCAGAAGAGATGGTATCAGAAAGCATATTTACTGTACTTGAACTTGTAATCAGTTGTAAATATAGATCTTGTAGACCAATAACATCGTTTGATTTGGGTGTCACTTTAAGATCAATAATATTATCAAAACCTACTGTTTTTTGAGTAGATGTAATATTTATGGGGTTAAGAAGAATCTCTCCTTTTTTGTAATTTATCGTTCCCACGTTGTTTCTAATAACAACTGGTTGTTGAGATGCATCAAGACGGAAGATGAAAATTGTTCCAGTTTCATCATTAGATGGTCTATCTGAAAAATAAACATCATAACTTGAACCCGCGATTCTAAATGCGGTAGACTTGATATTATAACCGGTCTGCTTATTGATATGAATCGCATTACCAAAACAAATTTCATAGAAAGCGAATTTATTAATCTCCGCCTTCATTCCACGGCGGATTGTTATCTTTGTAATATTTGATGTTATTGCACTATCGCTTTCGTCAATAATTTTAAGAAACTTGCTATATTTGAATCTCGCACCATAGCGATTCAATTCAGAAGAATTAGCGTAAGATTCAATATTATTAGTAATTGTGGTTTTAAGAGTTTCAGGTGATGTTGAAAAATTGGAATTATAATAAACAGCAGACTCAAATTCAATGTAAAGATATTTGAGATCAATAATCTCAGGAACAATACCACCAACAGAGTATTTGCGAAGTAGTGTCTTGATATTATCTTTTACTCCATTAGAAACGAATGGTCCATTGATTGGCTTAATTGAAATATAAACCTTTCCGTACTTTGGTGGTGTTAATGTTTCGCCACCAAAAGCCGATACCGATTCTGCTTCCGGATAGATCTGAGGAATAATAGCCTCATAATCAGCGGCGGTTACGGCTCTTTGTTGTGTAGAATAATTTAATGGTGCAAACTTTTTGATTGAAGAAAGAGACTCAATAGCCTTACCACCAAAAGCCGGCGTATTAGTGGTGATTTTAGAAATATCGGAATTTACGATTCTACCATTATTATCAACAATTCTACCATTGAAATTAAATGTTCCGATGCCATTACCATCTTCGCCACTTGTAATAATATAAGAGACATCAATAAGAGTATTGGACTCCAATTTCTTCCCAAAAATATCATCACCAAAAAGAAGTTCATATCTTTCGTCTTCTACTTCTTGTACAAAGAAAACTTTAGAAGTGGACGTTACATTAAAAAGATTTTTAGTAAGATTATATTTTTGTGTTACGTTTGTTAGATTGCTTTCACGAATAAGAACATTAATAAGCGAAGTATCAATTCCCTCGTTATCAAGACGAAATCTTGAATTATCATCAACTACGGTAAAATTCTGAACAATAAAAGATCCTTCATAAACTGAAATGTTATTGAAGGTTGCAATGTTATTAATAACTGGTGCGATAATATCTTCAAGAATAGAAAAAGTGTAACTAGCACCATTAAAAGAATCACTCGTAACCACAACTCCCTTTTTAAGAGTCAGTGTGATTGGATTAATGGGTAGATTAGTGGTGTCAACGGTAAAACTAATATTGGCTCTTGCAGCGGTTCTGGATCTTGGAGTATAACCGATTTCTTTTGCTCTTGATACAACATTCTCTCTTAATGTTGCCGAATCAAGAAAAACCTCATTAGATACCATGTTGGTATTGTATGAGGAGATGTAAGTATTATAGGCAAGAATATCAATAATAGTAGAAAAGTTAGAACCCTCAAAATCATAATCACTAAAGTTTGAATTGGCTCTAAGATAATCTCTTAAAGAGGCTTTTATTTCATTGAAATCTAGTGAAGTGAGATTGACTATGGCCATTATCGGACGGTATTAAGAACCAGAGTTAGTTGTTGTGGTGGAACATCTATTCCTACGATCGTATATGTAATTACAATATCATAAGTGTTATTATCGTAATCGGGATTCACAACTACGCTTATAAGAGACACTCTAGGCTCATAGCGAGTAATGGTATCAGTGACTTCACTTTCAATCAGCGACGAAGTTATGGAATTCATATTTTCAAATAAAAGATTAGTAATATTACTACCTTTATCTGAATAGGGGATCTCTCCTTTTATTGTTGAGATTAAATTGCGAATAGAGCGGACAATAGCCGTTTCATTTTTAAGTACGATAAGATCACGAGTTAATGGATTAACATCAAATGAAATACTTATATCCTTAAAAGAACGACTTATCCGCTCTACTGGCATTTTATACTAAATTAAGAGTTATTTAGCCGTTAATAACATTCGGTTCAAGACCATAATCCCAAGAAGATTCTAGAGAAAACAGTTCTTTATCTTCGGTTTTAACTTTTTTATCTTTGCGATCGTGAATTACTTCCCGAAGTTCAAGAGCACCATAATCAGTTGCGAGACAAGTGGTACCAAATGTCTCTTGCATATACATCACATCGCGGTCTACAGCAGGCATTAGTCTATTCTCCTAAATTTGGATTAAGAGAAACTTTTAAGGTGGTTCCTTAATCACCAAGGTTATTTAGGTGTCAAAATTCTAAATAGGATTATCTACTAGGCGCACCCGATGGACGAATTACTGGATTCTTATTATGACATGTATGGTTGTACTGTCACGAGAGAATTCTTTCCTTATGCAGAAAGAATTCGCTATCGTGTTAATGAAGCTGTTGATATTGAAGCAGTGAAGAAAAATATTGAGAAGGGTGCCAAAAAAGCTGCAGATCCAAAATTCACAAGAAAGGATGTAGAACATCTTCACAATAAAAGACGTGAAACTGTTAGAAAATTAGTGAAAGAGGATTCCAAATTAAGGTCGCGGGACTCAGTAAAAACAACATTTTTACCTAAAAGCCGCGAAAGAGATATCGGAAAACATGATGACTGGAAAGATCCTCATCCAGATGAGCGAAATTGGGGTGAAGATTCTCAGGCCAAACAAAAGCTAAAAAGGCGAATGAATGCAGTTATTGGTACTAGAAGAAGAGAAGATAAAGAAATTGGATTAAGAAAAGAGGAAGTTGATACTATTATTGCTTATTTGGTGGACAATAATTTTGCAAAAACCGAAAAAGCTGCAAGAAATATTATGGAAGCGATGAGTGAAAACTGGATTCAAAGTATTCTAGATGAAGAAGTACACTGAATTTCTTACTGAATCAAAAAGATCGCAAGTCAAAGACTTTCTTAAGTTTGCTTGTGACCATCTTGAAATAGAAGAAACTCCTAATGTTATTATTATTGATAATCCTGAATTTTCGGCGAAACATAAGACCTTTGGAATGTATAATCTTTCTGACGATACGATAAGAATTCAGATCGCAGAACGTCATCCTATGGACATTTATCGCACACTGGCTCATGAGTTGGTTCATTATAAACAAAAAGCAAGTGGTAAAGAGATGGATGGTGGTGATGGTAGCGATATTGAAAATGAGGCTAATGCTACTGCTGCTGTTATACTTCGTCAATATTCACATCAAATTCCAAAACACGGTTATTAATATGAAGACTTATAGAGAGTTTATGGCCGAGGCCAAACAAGAAAAAAATCTTAGTCCTTTAGAAAAAGAGGACATAAGAAACAAAAGAGCAACAGGATCAACTTCATTAAGAGATCGACAAACTGGAATCAGGCGCATGTTTCATTCTGCAAACAGAGGCGCCAAATATGATAAAAAATCCCGGGATGATTATAGAACAGACAGTGGTAATTTACCCGACACTAAAAAAGAGGTTAGGACTAGAATTGATAAACTAAAAGGTTATAGGCAGGGAAGAATGTTTTCTAGAATGGTTCGTGGTGATTTAAGTCATCCCGAATCAAGAGAGATGAAACGTGATATAGAAAACCGAAAAACAAAAAAATATATTGAAGTTGGTAATGCAAAAAGTAATATTAGAAAATTTGGAAGATGAAAACCTTTCGCCAGTTTATTACCGAAGCCAAAAGAATGAGAGTTTTGAGAACCGCTCATTACACTTCTAGAGAAAATAAAAATTCCATTTTAAAATCAGGCTTCAAAGAATCTCCGTCATCGGGAACTTATCATCCAGAAAAAACTAATAAAACTGTATATACAACTCCTACACCTAGAGTGGGTAATGATTATGGTTATTCTAGAGTGAATCTTAAATTTGTTAATCCTAAAGTAACAAATACAATATCACATAAAAAATCTAGAGAAAAGAAAAAGGAGCTACTACAAAAATATGAAGGTGAAGAACTCATGAAAAGAGCAAAGAAGGTAAGTCCTATACAACAATCTAGAGAATACATCAAGAGAGGTCATAAAATAGTTCGGGTACCAGATGCTCATAATGCGGGTGCAAAAGCTGGTAAGGGAAGT